TCATCTCCATAATTCTTTAGAGCTTTCATCATACTTTCTGATATCATCTGGCTTATCATCTTTTTGATCTTTCTTTTTACTATTGTAATTCTCATTTCTTTTTTTTCTTTTTTTTCAATTTTTTTTTATAGGGAACCGAGGTTCCCCTATGACCCCTCCTCCACTAAAAATTTATAAAATAATTTTAATTTTCTCTTCTGTAAAAGTTCCTTCCTTGATTTATTTTAATATATTTAATTAATATACTTCATTGATTTTAATTCTTTATTCTATAAGCTAGTAAATAAATATAAATTAATTCTAGTCTACTATTCTATAAAATTCATAACTTGATTTTATTTAATTTTACCTTTTATAAAAAATTGAAATACTTTTTTATAAAAAGTAAAATATACACTACTAAATCAAAGCAACAATGTCATCAATTGAGAACATCACTATATTAAATATTGAGAATACCTGTTCCAGAAAGCGCAAGAATATAATTCAAGAAGATGAGTATATAAATTTATATCCTTTTGATAAAGAGTGTGATACATATCACCAAGTAACCTCTGGAGGCAAGAGAAACAGAAATTTTAAGTATTGAGAGCAAGAGAATAAGGAAAAAAGAAGATTGAAGCAGCTAGAAAAGGAATATGCTCGTCAAAAGCAAGTTCCTTCAAATCGTCAAGGAAAGAATGCCAAGAAGACAACAGCTAGACTTGCGATTGTTTTAAATTACGAAAGACTAGAAGAAGTAGAAATAATAAAGGGTAAGAATGCTAAGAAACTTGCTGCTTGGATTGATGAAAAGGCAAAAATTCTCTCTGAACAGCCAGTAGTTACCACAATTAAGATGACAAAACTGTTTGGGCGATTGAAGCGCAAGCCTGGACACCGCGGCAAGCCAGAAGAGATCACTGTTTTAGATATTGAAGATAATGAGTTGGAATTTTCTGCGATGGAAAATCATGATGAAATTGATTGGAAGGAGAAATATCGCACCGGCTACACAGAGTATCTATAAATTAATTATTAAAAAATATTATTATATGAATAATAGAGAGATAATAAAAAATAAGAAAATAAGAAAATAAAATTTAGTGGTTATAAATTTTTTTTGTAAATTTTAATAATATAAATAAAGATATTAAAATTATAACTATTTATAAAATAAAGATGGAAGCTATTCTTGCTCTAGACAATAAAAATGGATTATCAAAAGAAAATAAAATACCATGGAACTGTAAAAAAGATCTTAAATTTTTTTATGATACAACAGTTAATAATGTTGTTATCATGGGGAAAAATACATATTTTAGTTTACCAGAGAGAATAAGACCACTTAGAAATAGACTTAATATTGTTTTAACAAGTCAACCTAATTTATATTCAGAAGATACCTCTATAAATAATAATGTAATATTTACAAATTACGAAAATATTTATAAATCTATTCTAAGTAATAGAGAGAAATTTATGACAGCATATCCCTTTTTAAGTAGGAATTTTAAAATATATATTATTGGAGGAAAACAAGTATATGAAAAATTTATTCCATTATGTCAATCAGTATGGGTTTCATTTATAAAGAATGATTATTCATGTGATTTATTTTTTGATTATGACTTTAAAAAAGAATTTAAAGAAGTTCAATTTGGTGAAGATGATGAGTTTAAAATAAGTAAATATACAAAAAAATAAATTTTTAAATTTTATATTAATATATTTTTATTTATTTTATTTTATTTTATTTTATTTAATTATCATACCCATCGTATCCACTGTAATAACCCGAACCACAATAATCACAATATTCAGAATGACAATAAGGTCCTATATCATCATATGGACCTGGCATGTTGTCATTGTTGTAACTAAAATTTATTTCTGTATTACTCTCTTCGTTAAAAACTTCCTCGTCATCTGATTCAAAGTAATTTATTATCGGCAAATTTCTAAGAAAGTATATGGTTCTTGTAGATCTTGTTACAGTTGTATTTCCAATACTTTGTTTTGATTGACTTCTGGTAAGCATATTTTAAATATTGGTTATCTTTGAATTATGTCTTTAAGTTTATTTCAAGAAAGTATTTCAATTTTTTATATTTTTTTAAAATATAAAAAATCATATTGTGTTTAAACACCAGAGTTTTTAACAAAATGTTTATTCATATATTTTTGAATAGTAAAATATGTTAAATTTTGATTATCATCCAAACCCAATAAAGTCTTTAATTTATTATCAGGATGAATAATCTGTCCATTATCGTTGTTATGTAGTTTATTTTCCTTTATATAAGCAATTAATGCTCGTGTAACTTCTGTTCTAGCTATTTCTGTTCCTTCCTCTTTATTTAAAAAAAAACATAACTCTTTTGTAATCTTACCTGGTTTAGCAAATCCAGAGGGTTTTCTATTTCCCTTTTGTTTATTTTTAGTTACTTCTTTTTTCAGACCCTTCATCTTTTTTTTAATAGTTTTTTCTATTTGTTTTACACTATGTTGAAGTATATTTATTTGTAATTTTACTGTTTGTAATCCATTAATTAAATTATCAAATTGAGAAAATACTTCTTCATCATGTAGTTCATTATTTTCTGATTTCATTTATATTTTTAAATATCTATAAAACTTTAAATTGATTTTTATTTATAGATATTAATTATTTATTTTCTTCTATGTTTACGCGTCTTTTTGCTTTTTCTTATATTTTTACAAATAGGACAACCACATGTTGGTTTATGCCCATTTGATCTTTTTCCTTTACTTTTGCCTCGTCTTTTGCGAGTTCCTCCACTTAAAGTAATAGCTTCTTCGGTTTCTTCTATAACAGGTGCTGGTTTTATTTCTTTTGGATTTTCTTCTATAACAAGTGCTGGTTTTATTTCTTTTGGAGTTTCTTCAACAACATCATATTCATCGTCACTCGCAACCTCTTCTTTAGGTTCACCAACAACTGCGTCTTCATCAGATCCTCCTTTTTTCTTTTTCATATTTTTACAAATAGGACAACCACAATCTAATTTATGTCCATTACTCTTTTTTCCACAATTCTTGCTATTATTTTTTTTTGAAACATTTTTAATACCTTTAGCATTTTTCATATTTTTACAAATAGGGCAACTACAATCTTTTTTATGCCCATTTACTTTTTGTTGACCAGTTTTTCTCTCATTTTCTCTTTCAATATCTTCAGTATATCCATTTCGTTTTGCCTTTGCTTTCATATTTTCACAAATATGGCAATTACAATCCATTTTATGACCATTTTTTCTTTTTCCTCCAGTAAGCTTTACAATATCAGTATTTGTCATTTATATATTATATTTATAAAATAATTATTTCTTAAATAAGTATTAAAATATATTTTTTACAATAAAAATATATTTTTTAAAATTTATAATTGAATTTGTGTAAGGTTACAATTTACTTAGCTTCAGCAGGGGCAACAGGCTTTCTTCCGCGAGGCTTGGCAGGACCCTTAGTTATAAGGGTCCATTCCTTCTTCTCACCGTCTTTTGCCTCTCTTGGTCCCTCACCACGAGCTCTAGGAGCACGAGATTGTCTTGGAGGTCTAACTTCACTCTTATCACTCTCCTCTCTAGGAGCTCTCTGTTGTCTAGGCATTCTAGGAGCAGGAGGAACATCCTCTTCATCAGGCTTATCCGATTTATAAACGGATCTAGCAACCTTGAAATCATGTCTAGTCTCGCACATGAGCTTTCCACCCTTAATTCCACTAACATTACTTGCCTGCCACTCATGATCTCCAGATGTGGTCTTAATTAAAACAAACTCTACATACTCTCCTTGAACCAAATATTTGTATTGTTGGTTCTCAACATTAATAACACTGTGATGAACAAACACATCACTGCCTGAACGATCACCATCAGTTACAGTAATAAATCCATAACCGGCCTTGTTATTAAACCACTTAACACGGCCAGTTAAGCGATCAGAAAGTGTAACAACGTCTGTAGTAGTTGACATCTATTTATACATTACATAATGTAGTATCTTTATACCATTTTTTAATTATATTATAATTTACCTGATTGTGTAATATAATATATGTGTGATAATACAAATCTTTCCAAATCTTCACTTTTAGTTACATCTACATCATTTACATTTATTTTGGAAAAATCATATAATTCAATATTATTATACGTTATATATTCAAAAATCGGTATTAAATTTATAGATTCAGGTTCATTTATTGTTTTCAAATCTATATTTACATCATTTGCTATTTTTCTAATATAATTATATATAGTTAAACCTATCATTTTTAAACGATTATCACGCTGAGTTTCTGCTTTTTTGTTGACTAATTTAAATACGTGAAAAATAGATTCAACAAATTCTGACATTTTATCATACTTATTTTCTGACATTTATTGTATTATAATGTTATTTTTAAATTTTTATATTTTAATTTATATTAATTTATTAATTTTAATAAATTTGTAAATTTACTAATTAATAGCTGATAATTTGGTATTTCATTAAAATTTAGACATCTAATATAATTTAAATATATTTTAAATATTTCAGGAACATCTTTACTATTTATTATTTCTTTTTTATCTCTCTTTATATTGTCAATGTTATCTAAATCTCTCCAAGATAAATTTCCTTTATTAAAATAAATTAACATATATCCCAAAGACTCCAAGTCATCTCTTCTAGTTAATTCTATAAATTCATGCGCATTTAAACTAGCATATGTAATACTACCTATTAAACAAGTATTTTTTTTCATAACTATATGGTTTCCATCTTGAATATAGGATTTACATAATCCAAAATCTATTAAATACAAACTATTATTTTTTCCTAATAAAAAATTAGCTGGTTTTATATCTCTATGAATTAATCCCTTATTGTGTATCTCTTGGATTAATTTTATTAATTGTATACCTATTTGTAAAGTTAATTTTAGAGAGAAGTGTTGTTTTTCATATTTTATATCTTCTAGACTTTTACCCAATAAGTTTAATACCATATAATAATTATTATCATCTTTTCCATACCATTTTACCTTTGGTATCCCAAATGTATTTGATAAATATTGATATATTTTTGTTTCATTTTTCAATAAATTTATACCTTCCTTTATAGGTTCTACTTTTATTGCTATCTTTTCTCTTGTTCTGATGTTTTCTCCTTTATAAATAGAACCAAATGATCCTTCTCCTATTTTTTCAATTAATTTATATTTATTATTAATCATATATTATTTAAAAATCAAATAATTTTTAAATAATTATTAAATTTAGAATATTTATTTATTTAATATAAATTTTGGAAATATAAATTTATGTTCATTTACAACTGGTAACTTTAAAAAGAATAAACCAATAATAATAAAAATAATACCTAAATATCTCCAAGGATCGTGAAATTTTTCACCTAATATAAGAATAGCTGCTATAGACTCTATTAACGCACTTATACCATCCCATGCCGCATTTACTAATAAAACACTTGAACCTTGTAATGATTTTATTAAACAATAGATAACACTTATATAACCAAATGTTCCTATTGAAAAATTATAAAGCCCACCTTTATTAGCAAATTCTTTATAACCAAAATCTCCAACTATTTCAGCAAGAGATAACAAACCTATATCTATATAACTCATTAATTGAGATATATTATTAAAATATATAAATTTTTTATTTATGTATTTTTATTTATGTATTATTTGTAATTATATTACAGAGTAAAAAAATATACTGTAAATACGTGTGTTGATAACATAATTAATTGTTGTAAAATCATAAGATATTTACCTATATAAGTTACCGGATATATTCCTGAAATACCAACACTTGCCTGGGTTGTTGTTGCTAATAGTATAAAATCAATTAAACTTTCATGTTTTACTGAATTTTCATCATCAAAGTCAGATTTAAAAATATAATATAAAGTAGCAAAAATTATAATACATGTTAAATGAAAAACTAATATTCTAAATATATATTTCATATTTGATATATATATTTAGAATATTAAATCTCTCTACCATTATAAATTTGATTTAATTGGCGATTAACTCTAACAAATGTAGCACATTTTGGTATATCTTTTATTTTTTTTGCTCCTAAATACGTCATACAAGAACGAATTCCTCCTTGAATATCTAAAATTGTATTTTCTACAGGACCGCGGTATACAATTTTTACAGCTTTACCTTCACTACTTCTATATTTTGCTACACCTCCACTATATTTTTCCATTGCTTTTGTAGAACTCATACCATAAAAAACTTTATACAACTCATTTGTTTTTTCATCTGATACTAATTCACCTCCACTTTCCTTGTGTCCTGCAAACATTGAACCACTCATTACAAAATCAGCTCCGCCAGAATATGCCTTTGAAAAATCTCCAACAACTTGGAGACCACCATCGCTAATTATATGAGCGTTTAAACCATGAGCTGTATCAGCGCACTCAATAACAGCACTTAGTTGTGGCATTCCGATACCAGTTTGTTTGCGAGTTGTACAGCAACTTCCACTTCCAATACCTACCTTAACAATATCTACTTTTCCATTAGTAATTAATTGTAAAACACCTTCAGATGTGCATACATTACCAGCAATTAATATTTTATCTGGATATTTCTCTCTTATTTCAGCACATCGTTCAACAAATTTTGTCATATAACCATTAGCGACATCAATACAAATAAATTTTATAGGGATCTCTTGAATAATTGCTTCCAAATTAATTAAATCATTATCATTAATGCCTGTTGAAACCGCATAATATTCTGGGTCCAAATTTTGATCTTTTAATTCATCTGAAGTATAATATTTGTGTAAGCATGTAAGAACCTTGTGTTTCTGTAATTCTAAAGCCATTTGAATAGTGCCTGTAGTATCCATATTGGCCACCATAATTGGAACGCCTGTCCATGAATATGGTGAATACTTAAATTTAAATTCTCTCTCTAATGATACTTCTGATCTTGAAGAATACTCACTTCTCTTTGGAAGAAGAAGCACATCTGAGAAATCTAACTTAACATCATCCAAAATCTTCATTCTATATTTATGTAGTATTGAATATTTTTAAGTATTTTAAAAAATTTAATTATAATATATTATTTTATAATTAATTATTTTTATATATAATTTTAAACATAAAGAGACTGATTTGTGACAACATATTTAAGGGTCATTTCAGGAATTTCTTTCAATTTACTCAAAAACGCAATATTTCCAGTCATCTCTGCGATTTTTTCCATTTCCGAAGAAATATTATTGATTTTCAAGAGAGCTTTTACAAATTCACCCAAAAATATTTCCTTTTCTTTTCCAATTTTTTGTAATAATAGCTTACAACTGTCCACATCAGTTGTATTACACCATTCCTCCACATAATTAAGTAGGTCATAATGTATTGTATAATCCATTCCTGAAACTATATTTCGCTTCAATTCAACATCTTGACAACTTTTATATGCTTCTGCTACCAATTTTACTATATCTTGAACACTACTATCATCAGATTTTGGAAAAAAAGCCTTTCTATCTTCCTGAACATTTATATTTGTAAAACAACTGAATAATGCGACTAGTTGTTTACTTGATAACTTATCTAGTTGATTTTTATATAAAAGGTTAGCAAATACTAAACAGTGAGTTTCTCTCAACTGAGCTGCTATTTTACCCTTAAGAGTAAGAGTTGTTTGATCTTCGATAAAATCTTCTTCTCTGAGTAATTCAAGTACTCTTTCCACACCTGACTGAAAATACAAATTTAATTGATCCATTTCTTTTTGAAGATTAGCTATTTCTTCATCTTTCTCATATATTTTTTTATAAGATATTATATCTTGCTTCAAAAATTTGTAATCTTCTTCTAGTGATCTGGATGCTCGTTCTACTTCCTTTTTCCTCTTATTGGAAAACATATCTGAGTTCTTTTGAAGACCCAAATATTCTTCTATAATATGCCATGGGGTTCTTAAATTCATTGAAAAATTGGATGCGTTATCCATTTCAGTCTGTAGCTGCGTCATTTTATAATAAATTGTCTTAAGTTGCGCATCTATATCACCTGTACTCATACTACGGCTAGCAAATGTTACCAAATTAGTGTCACCAATATCGAGCAAATTTAGCAACAAATTATAAGAAATTTTAAATTTAGAGGTGAGCTTCTGTGGTTTGCCATTCATCATAGTTTTATAGGATATGTGGTCTATATTTCGAAAGAGATTATTAAGATGAATTACATGTCCTACTTTATCTAATCCGAGTCTACCTGCTCTACCAGCAGCCTGTGTATATTCATGTGCTTGTAATATTCGCATTGAATTACTGTCATGTTTATAAATATCTGTAAATATACAACTCCGAACTGGAAGATTTAACCCAATAGCTACGGTTTCTGTAGCAAAAAGCAGTTTAATAAATCCTCTAGCAAAAAATATTTCTACAATTTCTCTGAAAACAGGCAACATTTTTGAATGATGTGTAGCTATTCCCTTTTCTAAAAGAGAAACTAATGTTATGTATTCTGGTAAATATAAATATTCTTCAAAATTAGGTAATTTACTTCGCAATATTTGTTCACATTCTCTTTTTGCTATATAAGGAACTTTGGAATCAAACTCTAAAAGATTTGTAGTTACTTCTTTTGAACACTCTTCTATCTTTTTTATAGAAAATATATAACAAATAGCTGGTGTCATTTCATTTTCAGTTAAATATTTAGTTACTTGATTTAATACATGAGTTCTTTTTACACGTATCTCTTTTGATTCAAATAATTTTAGCATTTTTATCATTTTAAAATAGTGATCATTATCAAATTTACCTTTTGGATCTTGAATAATAAAAGGTTTATTTATTATACTTTTTATTTCTTCGTGAACTGTTTTATCTTTAATAGCTTTAAAAATTCCTTGGTTTGTAGTAATAAATGAATAGTGTATTAGTGGTACTGCTCTATCTCTTTTAGAAGTTAGATATACACTCTTATTTATATTATTTATATTCGGAGTTTCACCTCTATTTTCAAGCCAATAGGCAAACTTTTCAGGATCATCTAGTGTAGCTGAAAGCCCAACCATTTGAATATGTCTAGGTAACAACATTATTGAGTTTTCCCAAACCATACCTCTAGCAGGGTCTCCAATAAAATGAATTTCGTCAAACACAACACATGCTAATTCTGTTTCAATATCCATTTCAAAAGATACAGAAGAATTGGTTGGTGTATTACTCTTTAATTGATATAACTTATTTAGCAATATTTCTGTAGTCATTACCAAAATATCAGCATCTGGGTTACAACGCAGGTCTCCCGTAATTATACCCACACTTACTTGAGGATATTTTTGTGTAAAATCGCAAAACTTCTGATTGCTTAAGCTCTTAATAGGTGAACAATATATCATTTTCTTACCATAAGAAGCAAAATATTGAACCGCAAATTCAGCAGGTAAACTTTTACCACTACCTGTCGGGCAACAGCATAAAACGTGTTGACCTTCAACAATGCCTTCAATAGCCCATTTTTGAAATATATGTAAAGAATAATTGAATTTTTCAAAATGTTCTTTATATTTAGCTTCATTTTCAGAAGGATAATTTGTTATAGAACAAACTTTTACCATTATATTGATAGTATAATATATACAAATATGTTTATATTGTTTTAACAAGTATGTTCTTAATACACTTATTGTATTCAATGATTATCTTCATCTTGCTAGTGCTATCAAAATCCGCAATTTTGACTAACATTTCTTCTGTAAACTCGTATCCATTGCGTATATGATCTAAATATAATGGTAATAACTCTTTTTGTGTAGTACATGTTTTAATAAATTCTTCCATGTTCTCGGTTGAAAAACTAATATGTCCTATTCTCTTGTTATCCATTCTTTAAATATAAAATAAATTTTAAATCTTTTTTATTGTAATGTTATTTTTAAATTTTATTTTTAGTTTTTCATTATTTTATTTTATTTCTTTAAATAAAATTGAAATTTATTTTTACCAAGATAGTAATTTACACTAGTTATCGATTTATGCCAAAGCTACAAATCTTACCTGATATCCAAGATGTTGAACTCTTCAAATGTGCTGGCCAAAATAAGTCTAACAATGCCGACTATAATAAAATTCGTGAAAATATCATTGCTAACATGTATTATTTGGATGATGATTACTTTCTTGATCCTGTATACGGGTCTAATTGGCGAAGCCTTAGAGAAAAATTTACAGTTACTGTTTCACATTTATGTAAGCAGTCGTATAGCGTCATTTCTATTAAACAACTGGGAGGAATGTCGCACAATTATGATTTCTTGTTATCATTTACTGACGAAAGCAAAAACAGAGTAAAAGAAATTAAATTGGAATTTAAGCACAACAATTCTGATGTTAAAGATCTTGTCCAGTTTTTAGAGCTTTATGATAAAGATGTAAAGGATAAATTTGAATTATGCGAAGTATCTTATGCTGAGTTTTATTACGACAATTATTTGGATAAATATTTAGAATGCGATCCTAATTTGGCTACTATTTTAAAGCCAACTAAAGAAGAATATTTAAAAAATGTTTATGATATTCAATACAGTTATCCATTCTTTGCCAAATTGTATGAACACAAGACTTCTGAAATGAAAAAGAAAAAAGACATCTCAAATCAATCTGTAAAAGAATATTTGGAATTATATTCGTCTACATTTAAATTTGACAAGATTACAGAAAAAATTAGAGCTTCTCAGAGTGAAAAAGTGTTTTTAATGTGGGATTGTGAAAATTTTCATACACAAACTCTAGATATAGAAAATATAACTATATCTGGAATAAAAAAAATAGATAATTTATATTTTGATGTTTCTGTCGATAATTTTGAATATAATATAAGAGTAAGACTTAATTGGGGGAATAATAATGGATTAGCTAATCCGCGATGGAAATTTACATTTATCACTATTTAAAAGCATTCGCATATTACGTTTAAAATTTAGATCTCATATTATTTATAATTTTTTTTACTGTTTATTTTATTAAACTTCTTATTCTTTTTTTGTTTTTTATTTTTTTTTGTTTTTCTAGTTCTAATTTTTCTAGATGAATTTTTCTTATATTTATAAAATCCTCTATGTGTTTTTTTTCGTCCGGCTGTTAACATTTCAACTCTTGAACTCTCTCTTATTATTGGAGTGATTTCAAATATTTCATGCTCTTTTAATACATAATATAAATGGTTTGCATTTTTTTGAAATTCCAAAATATTTTGCGGATGTGTAGATAAGAATGAAATAAATGTAGAATCGCTTAGACCTAATTCAAGAGTTGTTACATAATTAACTATATTATAAAATACTGCCTGATTTAATAATGAGCTTATATTTATTATATCCAAAAAATTATTTTGTTGGGCTGTTTCTATCCAATAAATTAAATGAGGAGGTATTTCTGCTCCACCATATAAATTAGATTTTTTTCCTTTTCCACCTTTCCATCCCAAAGTATTAAATAAACCTATATCAGGAACAGATGGAAGTTGAGCAATTGTGCTTTCATAAGCTGATTGTGCTGCTTCATTGGCAATTTCAACTGCTTGTTTTTTTGCTTCTATCATGGCATTTGCTAATGATGTTGTAAAAAAATCATAAATTTTTATCCATAGCTTATTAAAAAAATTCCACAAACCAATTTTATCACCTAATTCAATAATAGCCTTTTTAATTGGTTCAGTCAATGATTTCCAAATAATTATTATTAATTCAAATACATATTTAAATAATTCAAATATGAAAACTCCACTTTTTACAATAAATTTATTTGCTAAATCTGGTATTCCAATTAAAGGGCCAATATATCTATCTAAAACTAATAAAATAGCTCCCCATTCCATAAGTGCAAATGCCATTTCAAAGAGCCAACGAATAGGAACACCTACTAAATTTTCAGGTAGAAGTGCGAGAAATCTTCTTTTAAACTCAAAATATACTTCTCTTATAAATGTTAATATTGTAGTTAAAAATCTTAAAAAAACCCATATACACCAGACTAAACTATTAAAAAATTTTCCATATCCTTCATTATATTTTAATTCACAAGGAGAATCATATGTACCTATACGATGAATTTCTCCTATAACATCATTAAAACGTTGAGTAGCAAAATCTCTAAATTCACGCACTTGTATTTCTGCTTGATCAAAACGAACCCGAACTTCTCCTCTCATACCAGTAATATTTTGAGCCACATCTGATACAGCAACTTCTACTCTTTCGATCCCTTGTTTAGCTTGTTCTACACCTGCCTGTATTTGTTCACCTTGTTGAAGTTGTTGAACATTACCTTGTTGTACATCTCTTCTAACTTGGTTTATTTCCGCAAATAAAATTCTCATTTGCCCACGAGTTTCATTCATTTGGTTAGACATATCGCCCAATTGTTTTTCCACTTTTCGAGCAATACTTAGATTTTCACGAACACTTTCAGGAACATCTGCTTGTTTTTCATTACCGATTTCAATAGTCTCTCCAATTACTCGTAATAAATCAGTATTCTCTTGTAATATTCCAATAGATTGATTTTGAACAGATTCAAAATTTTGTTTAGCTGGAGGAGGCTTTAATGACTGTTGTAATCTATGTAATGGTGCTTCGACAACTGGTATTGTAACTGATGATGTAGCTGGCGATTCATTAACTTTACCTTGAGCTCTAGGTACATCTGGTAACGGTGTGATATCAGGACGGTTTTGTAACATTAATTGTCTTGAAAGTTCTTGAAACTCACTTCGTATACTATCAAGCTTTTCATTAACAATAATACCAAAGATTTCTACTATTTGTCTTGTTTTTGGATCTTTCATTTCAACTGTAGGGATATTTCCTTCTTCAACAACTGTTTCTAAATACTTCACATTTTCACGAAATAGACTAAGTAATTCTGGACCTTCAGGATCATTAATAATTTGTTCTGGTTCCACAGTCTTTAATATCTCATCTAAAATAGCATCTAACTTATCATCCATCTTTATATATAAATATAAATATTTTTATACGCTTTAAAATTATATATTTTTAAATATATATAGGAAATATCGTCTCTAATTCTGTCTTAGACAGACCATTATTACCTAAGAATAAATCTATAAATTGTTGAGTTTTTGGGTTTTGAAAACTTTTCATAATTTTTTTATATAATTCTAGCAATTCTACTTTGTTAATTGGTGTTGAAGAATAAATCTCATTCAAATGATTTTCAATTAGATATGGACCTAATGTAATAACCGCATAATTTAATTTATATTTTGAATTACCATTACCCCGATTTACAAGAAGAACCGGATCTATGCGACCATCCCGATCAATATATTGACCTTTTTGTTCATTCTTAAATTTTTTAACTTCTAGTGTGTTATTTTTTGAAATATTTGTATTATAAATAAGAAGAGAATGATCTTCATTATTAGAAAGAATGTCTTTATGTTCATTCCAAACAATTTGACCTGTTCGTACTTTTAGTCCCATTTGCTCTATTGTAGTCGATCCTTCAAATAACTCTTTTAATTGAGTTGAATTATCTGAAAATATAAAACTATTATTCAATTTGAGGGAATAAGGACAATCTATTGGGACATCACAATTATGTTCAAGTCGCTGAATAACGAGACCAATAGTCATCTGATCAGTATCAATAAAGTCATTATCATTATTGTAATCTTGTATTGTAATAATTTTACAAGTTTTTTTTATAAAATTGCGAATTTTAGAATAGTATACAGAGTTCAAGAAACTTCTAGGAATAATAAAAGCTAACACCCCAGTTGGTTTCAAAAGTGCGATTGATTTTAAAATAAATAAACCAAATATATTTGGTCTACCAGAAATAAACTCTGTTAATTCAGTTGGAACTTGATCCTTTTTACAAACAAAATATGGAGGATTACCTATAATCAAGTCATATAATTTATCAGATGTATAACCCATAAAATCCATTTTATAAAAGGATACAGTATTTGTAGTATTATTACACGGTATACTCTTTATAGCATTAAATATAGTTTCGTTATATTCGATACAATCAAATTCAACATTATTTAAATTTTCACTGAAATAATTCAACATTTCACATGTTCCGCAAGATGGTTCCAAAACATTCTTAATATCAGGCATTATTGTGGTGTCAATAGTCATAATACTTTGGTATAATTGTTTAATAATAGATCGTGGAGTAATAAATATTCCATATTCTTTCTTTTCAGCCTTTGATAATTGTTTCGTAAGCGTAAGTGTTAATTCACTGTATTGTTGACTAAATATACTCATACTTATTATAATGTATAATATTTAAATGTATATTATTATAGTCAATTTTATTTTAAATTTTCTTTAAATTCAATTTATATATATTTTGTAGGGCTATTTAAAGCCATGATACTACATAATGTAGGGGAAATCCTGGATTTTGTGAAAAAGTGCCAAAAAAGAGGTTCTACATATGTAGAGGCGAATTTTCTCTTTTTTTTCCAAGACTTTTTTGGAAAAGTTAAAAATGGACATTTATTTTTGTCCATTTTTCGAAAAAGTCGAATCTCCCGGCCAAAAAAATTTCCGCCACTGCATAAAATTTTTTTATCGTCTAAAATCAAAATAAAATTTTAAAATTTGTTACGATAAAATTTTTTTATTTTTATAAAAAGTATTTAGAAATTATTTTATAATGAAACAATATGAAACAAAATGAAACAAAAAATCCCCAAAAAATACCTAAATATTTATGCGAATATTGTGAATACACATCAAGTAACAAAAAAGATTATAGTAAACATTTATTAACATTGAAACATCTAAATTTTGAAAATGAAACAAATTTGAAACAAAAATCCCCAAAAATCCCCAAAAATCCCCAAGTATTTCCAAAACTATCATGTGTTTGTGGAAAAATATATAATAGTCGCACAACATTATGGAGACATAAAAAAAAATGTTTTCAAGAAGTATTACCAGATAAAAAATTATCAGAAGACAATTTATCAGATAAAGATTTAATTATGATGTTAATTAAAGAAAATTCAGAACTTAAAAATATAGTATTAGATGTGTGTCAAAAAATAAATCCTTTAAATAATATTATAAATTCAAACAATATAACTAATTCTCATAATAAATCATTTAATTTAAATTTATTTTTAAATGAAACATGTAAAGATGCTATGAATATTATGGACTTTGTTGACTCTATTAAATTACAATTATCAGACTTAGAAAAAGTAGGAGAGATTGGTTATGTAAATGGAATTTCTAATATAATAGTTAAAAACTTAAATGCTCTTGAAATTGAAAAAAGACCTATTCATTGTGCAGATAAAAAAAGAGAAACATTATATATAAAAGATGAGAATAAATGGGAAAAAGAAGATGATCAAAATAATAAAATAAGAAAAGCAATCAAAAAAGTAGCATGTAAGAATCAAAGATTGCTACCAAAATTTAAAGAAGCACACCCAGATTGTATCAAAGCAGCTTCCAAGTTTTCAGATCAATATAATAAAATGATTATAGAGTCAATGGGAGGATCAGGAGACAATGACCTTGAAAAAGAAGATAAAATTATTAAAAATATATCAAAAAATGTTATCATAGATAAAAATATTATGGTTAAAGATGCTACATAATGTAGGGAAAATCTAGACTTTTCTGAAAAAGTGTCAAAAAAGAGGTTCTACATATGTAGAGGCGAATTTTCTCTTTTTTTTTCCAAGACTTTTTTGGAAAAGTTAAAAATGGACATTTATTTTGTCCATTTTTCGAAAAAACCGAATCTTCCTGGCCGAAAAAATATTCGCCACTGCATAAAAAATTTTTATCGTGTAAAACCAAAAAAAAAATTTTCAATTTGTTACGATAAATTTTTTGTATTTTTTTTAAAAAAGTATTTAGAGATTTTTTCTACTATCATTATATGATAGAAAATGATAGTAAAAAGTCGCAAAAAGTCTCACATATTTTCGCATGTTTAGTTTGTGACTATAACTCATCTAAAAAATCAGACTATGAAAAACATTTGTCAACTGATAAACATAAAATTAAAATAAATGATAGTAAAATGGTAGAAAATGATAGTAAAAAGTCGCAAAAAGTCGCAAAATTATTTAAATGTAAATGTGGAAAAATATATAAATATGATAGTGGCTACTACAGACATAAAAAGGTTTGTTCTAAAATAAAAACAGAATTAAATCAAGAAATAAATATTATAAATAATGAAGATTTATCAGATAAAGATCTAATACTTTTATTATTAAAACAGCATACAAAGCTAGTAGAACAAAATAGTGAGTTGCTAGAAGTTATCAAAAATGGTACAAGTAATACAAATTATTCACACAACACAACAAATTCCCATAATAAATCATTTAATTTACAGTTCTTTTTAAATGAAACATGTAAAGATGCTATGAATATTATGGATTTTGTTGACTCTATTAAATTACAATTATCAGACTTGGAGAAAGTAGGAGAAATAGGATATGTAGATGGAATTTCTAATATAATAGTTAAAAATTTAAATGCTTTAGATGTAGAAAAAAGACCTGTACATTGTACGGATAAAAAGAGAGAAGTGTTATATATTAAAGATGAAGATAAATGGGAAAAGGAAGATGAAGAAAAGAAGAAGCTAAGAAAGGCAATAAAAAGAGTTGCATCTAAGAATCAAAGGTTAATACCAAAATTTAAAGAAATTCATCCAGATTGTATAAAAGCAGCTTCCAAATTCTCAGATCAATATAACAAAATGATTATAGAGTCAATGGGAGGATCAGGAGACAACGACCTTGAAAAAGAAGATAAAATTATTAAAAATATTTCAAAAAATGTTATCATAGATAAAAATATTATGGTTAAAGATGCTACATAATGTAGGGAAAATCAAGACTTTTCATAAAAAGTGCCAAAAAAGAGGTCCTACACATGTAGAGGCGAATTTTCTCTTTTTTTTCCAAGACTTTTTTGGAAAAGTTAAAAATGGACATTTATTTTTGTCCATTTTTCAAAAAAGTCGAATCTTCCCGGCCGAAAAATATTCGCCACTGCATAAAAAATTTTTATCGTGTAAAACCAAAAAAAAAATTTTCAATTTGTTACGATAATTTTTTTTTTATTTTTTATAAAAAGTATTTAGAAATAAAATATTAGGTGACAATATGGAAACATTAGGTGACAAAAAAACGGCCAAAAACTGCTCAATTTTTCATTGTAAATTTTGTGACTATAATACGTGTAAAAAGAGTAGTTTTAACGATCACTTGTCAACTGATAAGCACAAAAAGAGGTCTTTAGGTGACGCAGGTGACGCAAAAGCCGGAAATCTGCTGCTTTCTGAAAAACAATTTTCTTGTGATCATTGTGGTAAGACTTATTCATCTAGAAATGGCTTATGGAAGCATAAGAAGGGTTGTTTTGAAATAATTAAAGAAGAACAAAAGGATGATTTAAATGATAAAGATTTAATACTTTTATTATTAAAACAGCATACAAAGCTAGTAGAACAAAATAGTGAGTTACTAGAAGTTATCAAAAATGGCACTCATAATACAAGTCACTCTCATAATAATACAAATTCTCATAATAAAACATTTAATCTTCAATTCTTTTTAAATGAAACATGTAAAGATGCTATGAATATTATGGACTTTGTTGACTCTATTAAGCTACAATTACCAGATCTTGAAAAATTGGGTGAAATTGGTTATGTAGAAGGAATTTCCAATATTATCACATCTAATTTAAAAGCACTAGACGTTACTCAAAGACCAATTCATTGTACTGATAAAAAGAGAGAAGTTTTGTATATAAAAGATGAAGATAAATGGGAAAAAGAAGATGATCAAAAGAAGAAATTAAGAAAAGCAATTAAAAAATAGCATGTAAGAACCAAAGATTGCTACCAAAATTTAAAGAAGCACATCCAGATTGTATTAAATCAGCTTCCAGATTTTCAGACCAATATAACAAAATGATTATTGAGTCAATGGGAGGTTCAGGAGATAATGATTTAGAAAAAGAAGACAAAATCATTAAAAAAATTATTAAAGAAGTAGTTATCGACAAAGAAGAATTCTAGATTAAAATTTATTATATTTTCCAATAAAATAAATTTTAATATTTTTATATTATATAATTAAAATGAATACTTATGGCACTGTTTTTGTTAAGGTAACACCTGAATTATTAATAGAAAAAAATGGATTTAATGTAACATATAAGTTATCTCCAGAATATAATAGAGATACTATGGCTTCATTTTATAAAGATGAAACAGATAACCTAATACCATTGAATACTAGAGAAATAAAAGGTGTATTAACAGATTATAATGAAGAAACTAATGAGGTAACTATAAGTCCTAATAATAAATTCAAAAAAACAGATTATGATGAAATAAGCATTGGTAATGAATATGTAGCGTTACCTGTAGCTGCCGCTGGTGGTAAAAAACATAATAAATCTAGAAAACATAATAAATCTAGAAAACATCACAAATCTAGAAAATATCATAAATCTAGAAAACACCATAAATCTAGAAAACACCATAAATCTAGAAAATAACGACATTATAAGTAGTTATTTAATTACCTATTTTATTTTATATTATTTTATATTATTTTATATTATTTTATCATGTATTAGTCTATAAATATATTATTCAAGCATATGAAGACGAATTTTCCGTTTAAATTTTTCTTCATTATTAAACAAAAACATCTTAAATTTTCTACAATCAAAATTTTCTAAATTATCTCTCAATGTAATTCTAGATGTGAGTCTAAGATCAGGTAAAAATACAATATATTGATATAATCCATCATTTCTACAAATTTTGTCAAAAATATAGCCATCATATTGCTTTTCCATAACAGTTGGGTTATTGTTACATAAATCTAACAAAGAGCAGTCACATTGAACTTTTCTTATAGAACGCATAGTAGTATTAATATATTCTAAGTCTCCTAACCATTTATTATAGAATTTTTCAGTATTTTGAGACAATGAAATCATTCCAGTAATTTGTTGAAATTTAATAATATTTAGTAAGTCGACTAAACGACGAATAGGACTAGTAATATGAATATATGCTTCCATATCAAGAATTTCATGTCTTGTATCAACAATTTCAGAACCATCAATGTATTGCCCAGATGTGCTGTTCCATATTTTAATAAATTTAGATACATCTTCTGGAACTTCATGAGGAACATAAAAATCCTTTTTAATAATTGTAGATCTAAAAATTCCGGTTTTTTGTTTAATAAGTTCTTTTGCACAGTTATAATTCATAAGTATCATTAAATAACACACAACTTCATGACTATTTCTAACATTATTAATATATTTATATTTTCTAGATAAACTCTGTGTTGTTTCAAATAAGACATGATATCTATGATCAGATAATAATTTATGATCTTCATAGCAGTAATTTTTAAATACTTTTATAAAGCAATTTGAATACTTAATATCAACAATTTTTTTGTCAGAATTAATAAAAATATCAATAACAAACGCAATTCTTGTGACATTTTCTTGTAAACTACAGAGGCAATCAGATAAAATAGTTGGTAACATTGGTCGTTTTTTATCAGGTAAATAAATAGTGGATATTCTGCGGGAAAAGGAGTCCCATAAATTTAATACGTCCATCCATATAGTGACATTAGAAATGTATATACTTAACTGCTGTATACCATTTTCAAGATCAATAATACTGAACCCATCATCATAATCTAAACTTTTAGGTGGATCTATAGTGATAATATGCCAAAATTGCGAATCTGTTCTATCCTGTATTTCAGGATACTTTGTTTTAACCATATCAAAAATCATTTCCTGTGAGCCATTTTCAAGAGCTTTAATTGTATCTTTCTGAAATTTTTGAATAGATGCGTTAAGACTTTTACAATACAATTGATATTCATAAAAATTATCAAGAACATCAATAGGTCCAATAACATTATCTAATCTACCGAGAGGATGTTTATGTGTCCATTCATCAAAATGAATAGTAACATATAAATTTTTATAAATCTTAGAAAAACCTACACTTTTAATTTCATAAGGAATTAAAAAGGCTGGTAAACGAATATCATCAGGAACACATTTATATAATAGTTTATTAGATCGTGATTTTTGTTTATTATTTAGTTTTTCTTGTCTACCATAAGTTTTATTTCCAGCTAGAATAAGAACAGCTGGTATAGAAGGTCCTGATCTAATTGTTGAATGTAATATGTTAACTGTTGTATTATTTTTATTCAATGTAAATACATCATTAGAAAACAATTTATTTTCAATTGGATCAATTGTTAAATCAATTTTATCAAAATTCATAGTTTCAAAAACTTCCCATGACTTGTAATTTCTATCATTTACGTATATCTTATAACTAGTCATATATGTTAGCAATATATATTATTATACAAGTATCTTTAACTCATATTATTATATGTTATTTGTAAATACAATATTAAGAAAAAAAAATTGAAAACTTATTTTTACAAAAAATAAAAGACACAAAACAAAATCATTATCTTAATTAAGGATGAGTTTCATTATTAACAGAGTTTTTCCAATATATAGAGAAACAGTATCTATTGAAAATAGGATTAGAGAATTTGAAATACAATGTGCTAATAAATGTCAAAATTTAACACCAAGAGAGTTCAAGTGTTGGTTATATGAAGTAGAAATTGAGCTATTAAAATTATTTGCTGAGCGGAAATGTCATTATATGACTAGCAGAGATCTTACGGTACATGAGATTAATCAGTGTATTAATAAAATTACGGAATACACATATAGAATATACAGATCCAATTATTTTATAGTAACTGAAAATGGTCATGATGAAGAAGACCAATCATTTGAAGATGAAATGGTTCATTTATTACATTCAATAAGAAATGGTATTACATCAAATGAAGCTCCAACAAATGAGATGTTGGCAGCTGCACTAGAGAATGATATGCGATCAGCAATGCTATTTTATAATGTAATGCTCTCTATAAATTCTAGGAGAGAAATAATAGTTCCTAGGCGAAAATTTGATATAAAATTAGAAGAGGAAAAAGAAGAGGAAAAAGAAATAGAGTGCTTTATTTGCCTTGAAAATATTTCAAATATAACATGTATTAAACAAAATTGCTCTCATGAATGTTGCGCTACATGTCTAATAAAAACAATTAATGCTGATAAAAGACCTAAGCCTCTTTGCGCAATGTGTAGGACGCCAATAGAAAATTTAGTTGTTAAGACAACAAATATTAAAAATGAATTATGCGAAATATTTACATAAAAATGTTATTACATAAAGAATATAAATTATAGATTATAAAATATGAACAAAGAACAAAGAATAAAAATATGAATTAAATATATTTTTTTCTAAATAAATTAAAATTTTGAGAGATATAGAGCATAAATTAGACGGAGAATTAGCAGAATATTTGGTTCAACATTTAAAAAATGTAGAAAACAGCAAGAAAAAATATCAAATTTGTAAAAAATAAAACAAACTTGATAAAAATATATTCTAAAATTGTTTCAGAATACCAATAATTTATTTTTCAAATATTAGATAGATTATATATTACTAGTAGGTCTATAAAATATCATCATTCAATAAAAAGTATTCTAAAAGTTATATAATTATAGTCCTATTTTACTTATACTCCCACAGGTGGAGTAACAGGTGGTAAAACAGGGGTGCTACCGCCTCAGCCTCCTCGCATTTTAAACGCACGTCTTTTAGCAGTTCTATGTTTTTTAGATTTAATATTTTTTCTAGATTTGCCCTTGGAGTGGTGTTTTTTGGTTTTGCCAACCGTAAAGAGAGAAAAAAAGCTTTTGAATGACTTCATATAAAATAATGAAATATTTTAATTTAATTCACTACCAATATTATTCGATAAAGATACTGGTTCAGGTAAAATATCATTTACAGAATGAACTATATTTTTTGTAGAAGAAGGATTTGTAATTTCAGGAGTTGTGTCAGGAACTTGAATATTATTTTCTTTAATCTCGTTATTTAATTCTTGAATACTAGCTTTTTTAACAGTATTTCGCTTAACATTTTGAATTTGAAGCGCATGCATAGCAATACAAGGTGTAATAGCAATGTTATTCATGTAAGTCCTATATCTAAAAACAGATATACTAGTATCATTATTAAACTTGATGCTATACCACCAATAAGCGGGAATATAAAATGTTTTTCCAGGTGTTAATGTGAATTCCAAACATTTAATTTTATCAAAATCTGCTTGAAATTTAGTTTGAGGTGACCAAGGGTTAACAGGTGATTTAAATTCAAAATTTTCATAATCATAATTAGGATACAAATATTTAATACTATGTGGTGGAGCAAGTTTAATTTGCGCTGTTCCTTGGGTTAAAAGTAGAAAATTACGGTAATTCAATTCGTAACGAAATGGAGAGCAAGCTCCTTTGCTACCCATCATCACGTCATAGTTACAATTTGACACCATATATGGTCTCAAGAATTCGTCGTTATATTTCAGATTTTTTATAACACCCGTTTCTTCAAGAAAATCACTATTATTTTCGGATAAATAAGTGCTGCTTTTATCCTCATCAAATAGTTTAACTGCCGCATGTAATGGTAGTGGTACATATAATTCAGAATTTTCATCTTGTTCTTTAATGTTTCTAATTTTGACTTCAAATGCGCTATAATTATCGGAAATGAATTGTTTATTAGAAGAATTTACAATTTTTTCACAATCAAAGTCGAATAAAACAGGTTGCCGAATGTCGCAAATTTCTTCTAGTCTATCTTTAGATGGCTGATCAACTTCATACATTTCTAGATCTTGACTAGTTTTAAGATGAAATTGAACATGTAAATAAATGAATAAAACAAGACAAAAAATAAAAAACCCGAATATTATTTTCATTATAATCTTAAATAAAAATAATAATAATTTTTACAAACTAGAACGAAGAAACTAGTCGGATATTTTAGTTGCAATATAAAAATCAATATAACTGTCATCTTCTAAATCATAATGGATTTTCATTGGATAGTTACTACTTATAGCAAAATCAATTTCAGTAGAAAGTTTATTAGTAATGCACATTTTATTCATATAAGCTAAACTATAAGTTAAATCAAGTTGTCCGCCTTCTACAATACTATAAATAGATAGATCTTCAATAGGAATATCCACTTTCATTTCACCTGTAACTCCAGTAGTAGTTAATTGTATTTCTTCTTCGGTACACTTGAAAACAATATCATTACCAAAATTGCCAAGCTGATTAAACATATCAGAGATTTGTTTAGATGATAATGTAAATTCAGCATCGTAATCTACAGTAGGAATATTTAATTCCTCATAATCATAATCAGTGAGTGGCATTTTAAATGATTTTTTAAATTCGCCTTTAACAGAGCCAATAGGTTGAAATAAAATAGCCATAGTATCAGGGTTAGAAGTGGTAGTTTTAATAACTAAATTATGATTATCAGATTTAATACTTATAATAGAATAAAAATTATTGGTATCAAAAGATAAATTAATTTTTTCTTTAACTTCATAAATAGAAAACCATTTTTTATCAATTTTAACTTGAAATAAGCAAATATGCGACTTATCCATTCCTTGAATATGAATAAATTCAGTGTCAAAAGTTGTGCTAATAATAGAAGAACATCGAGATATAACTTGAAATAATGAGATAAAGCATTCTTTCCTTTTTTTATCACTAATACAAATATTCATTTATGAAATATACTAAATTTTTATATTTAATATATTTTACTTAAACTATAAATTTAAATAGCAATATTACTAGATAATTCTTGTTTAATTAAATTTTTAAGCTCTGCGCTCATAATTGTGTTTGATTCAATAGCAGCTAAAGCAGGGTTTTCAGAGACGATCTCACTATTATCTTCTTCAGATGTAGAACTCGGTTCGGCATCATTTAAGGGTTCAGTAGATACGGGTAAGCTCTTCTCAACTTCGGAAAGAGCAAATTCAAAATCGCCAAAACGATCATTAGTTTCCTTGGTAAAATTATCATACTTGAGCATAAAAGTTTTAAGAATATCCTTAGTCTCAGTAAGTTCGCGTTCAAATCTAAATAATTGCTCTGTATGCTTAGAAATTGCTAAAGTATGCTTAGAAGCTTCGTCGCCAATTCTGCTAATTTGTTCAACTAACTTAGTAATATCTTCAGAAGTTCCTTCTTTCTTTTCAAGTGTATCAATTCTATTCACAATATTATTGAATATAGTAGTATCTAGTGAATTAGAACCAGAATTAGATCCATTATCACCATTAATGTCCTTTTCATGTTCAGTTTCAATAATATATTGTTCTACACGACCAAGACGTAATGTAATTAGTCCAATAGCATCAGATATACTAAGTTTATTAAAACCTAATTTATTTTGAGGTTGTTGCTGAGGGTCCTGTTGTTGTTGCTGTTGCTGTTGCTGTTGTCCACTTCCAGGTCTAGATGTTCTAATATTAGTGGGTTGTTGATAATTTTGGTTTGCGAATGCGGCGCCGCTTCCAATAGAAGTTCCTGGACGATTACCTGATACTGGAGGGGCATTTTCCCCAGCACGTCTTGCTCTAGCTGCTGCGAGTGATCTTGAACTCATAATAATAATAATATACACATTGTTTTTAAATAACTAACGCAACTATAATTATTCTTTAATTTCTAAATTGTAATTTCTAATAATAATAATGGGAATAGTAACAGGCCAAAAAAAGCCAAGAATTCCTCCTTTAAAAAATCCCCCTACACCTGCCATAATAGTTCCTATCACATTGTACTCTAATGAATATTTTCTAGTATCCTTATAACCAGAATAAGTTTCGCATGATGTTCCAATGATAGCTCCAGCAATCAAGGGATATTGCCATGTCCTAATCATCTTAAGATGTTTAATAAATCTCATATGATTATAATACTAAATATCTCTCTAAATTTATTTTATAATTGATTTTCTTTATAACTTCTTTGACTTTTGAATTTCATATTAGAGACAATAATTTGATATTTTCCAATAAATTATAAATTCTTTTCCTGTAAAAGTGTTAAGATAAATCTGTCCAACTAATGAAATCTAGATTTAAAATACGGTTCACATCAAATACAAATTTATCTATACTGACTTTATTGTATTTTCTACCTTTTTCAGTGTTAATATAAAAATCACGAGAACATCTTTGTAATTCTTTTATTTCTCTCTCATCCAAAACTCGTTTCTCATCAGGATTATATTCTAATCTCCAATAACCAAATTGTGTTATTATATAACTTTTCTTAATAATTTCGTATTTGAATACTTTATTTATATCTTCAAAACTTGGATAATATTTAGAAATGCTAGAATGTGTATGCCAAATTTGAGTTTTGATTTGTTGTTCACATGTTCCACGATGTATTTCTTTTGATATAGCAACACCTTCTTCTGGTTTAGGATCACCAATATGATTACATATAAAATCACCGTCTTTAATGTATCCACAATATTCTGATCTTGTATTCATTATTGTATCCATTATATCACCTATTGTCATTTTTATATTTACGTATACTCCACCGACACCACCTCTCATCTTTTTTCTAAATGTTTTTCTACTTTTTTTTCTAAATGTTTTTCTTCGTTTTCTCCCGTGATGTATTTTTTTTGTAGATTGAGGTTTTGATAAATAATTTTCTACTTTGTAAAAATTTAGCATATAATGTACTATATATAATAATAACATAATTTTTATAATCTTATGTCTTATGTTTAGTCATCGTAGGTGAAATTCCTACTATTAATTTTATAATATAATTTTCTAAGCTATCATATCAACTTTTATAGCATCATGGCTTTGATAATTATGTATTTCAAAATCTTCAACTTGGTAGTCTTCTATTTTCTCTCTAATTGTCTTAATAGAAACTGTTGGAAAAGGATATGGTTCTCTTTGAATTTGTAATTTAGCAGCATCAATTGCGTTTTCATATAGATGGCAATTTCCCATAAAATGAATAAATTCATAAGCTTCTAACCCACAATGTTTTGCTAGTAAATGAGTAAGCAATGCGTAAGAAGCAATATTAAACGGTAGACCTAATATGGTATCAACAGACCTTTGATACAAAACACACGATAATTTGTTGCCATCATGAACATTAAATTGACACAAAACATGGCAGGGAGGAAGAGCCATTTCACGTAACTGACATGGGTTCCAAGCAGTCATAATTAATCGGCGACTAGTGCGATCATGTGGATCTTTTAACGCATCAATAATATCCTGTAATTGATCTATGCGATGAGGTTTAGAATTTAAGTCATTACAATAACAATTTTTTAATGGTTTACATTTACAAATATCATATTCTCCATTAAAATTTCGCCACTGAAATCCATAGATTGGTCCTAAAATTCCTTCGGAATAATTAATTAGACCTCTACTATCTAAAAATTCTCTTGACGCATTTCCATCCCAAATATGAACGCCTTGTTCATTTAAAAAATAGTTATCAGTTTGTCCTTTAATAAACCATAAGAGTTCCTTTAGACAAGTCTTCCAAGCAGTTTTTTTGGTAGTAAGAATAGGTATCTGATTATTCTTTAGAGAGAAACGCATCATATTACCAAAAATGCTTGTAGTTCTGCCATTTCGTCCTTCTTCCCAACTGCCATTTTCAAGTATATTTTCAAGTAAACTTAAGTATTGATATTCTCCATGAAATCTTGTATTTTTAAATATATTAGCTGATACTTTTTCAATATTATTCTCTCTATCTTTATTTTCCATAGAATATAAATATTTAGAATATTTATCTTTAAATACTTTCATTTAAACTGCTTTTGCTATTTTAATTTCTTATTATAGCCTATAGAGATATGGATAGTTCTGATGATTCAAATAAAAGTTTTTTAAAGCATGTATTTAATTTCGATGATGACTCAAAATCAGAAATAATAAATATAATACAATATGCTTTACTAGCAATTATTCCAATAGTTCTTTTAAATAAGTCAATCGCAAAATATGTTCCAGAGGCAGATGATAAAAAAGGAAGTTTAGAAATAACAGCTGAAATTTTAATTCAGATAATCATAATGTTTATGGGTTTATTACTTATTAATAGATTAATTACATTTGTGCCTACATATAGTGGTGCCAAATATCCAGAGACCCATATTATACAAATAATTTTATCAGTATTAATGATAACAATGAGTTTACAAACAAAATTAGGAGAGAAAGTAGGTATTTTAGTAGATCGTATAGTGGAATTATGGGATGGTAAGACAGATAAAAAGAAGAAGAATGGAAAAAATGGTACTGTTAAAGTTTCTCAGCCAATATCAGGGCAAACTACATCAATGCCAATAACTGGAGGACAACCTTCTTATACAGATGGAACTGCTATAAGCGCTTTACCAAATTATGATCAATCATCATCTACAACAGAGGTCCAGCAATCCCCAAACTTTAATGCTATGTTTAGACAAGATACTACACCATTAGTAGGAGCTGCTACTCCAGGAGGTATGGATAGTTATCAAGAACCAATGGCAGCTAATTCTGTATTAGGTGGAAGTGCTTTTGGTAGTGCTTGGTAACAACCTTTAGAAAAGGTTGCGCCAAATATGTATATTTTTAAATAAAGTTGCAGTAAATTTGTAAAATGTATATTTAATCTCTTATCCATAAATGATATAGTTGTGGATTTTCTTCACAATCGTAACAAAATGTATATATAATTTTTTCATTATATATATCAACACATAAGAATGTATAAGTTGGTCTATAACATACTTCATAGCTGTAAATCATTTCATATACATATTCGTATGTTTCATTTTGATTAATTTTTGGAATTGTTAATAATAATTTATACCTTTTATCATGTTTACAAATTTGATCCATATATTTTCCATTTCTATATTTTATCGCATCATTATAAGATAAAATATGATATATGATATCTTCAGGGAGTGAGCTAAAATTCATGATGCTGTTATGTAATATAAATAAATGAGTATTTAATATTTCAATTTTATTATAAGTTAAAATATATTTATTCTACTTTTTATAAAAGTAGAAGGGCTTAAAAATAATGATACTATATTTTATATAGTATCATGGATATAAATAAACTTCTAAAAGCATTAGATGATGAAACAAATGAAGATTTATTAAATTTTACAACAGAGAAAATAAGAGAGATGACCTTACAAATATTAGATGAATTACAATTAACAAAAGAAGAAACAAAAAAGTTGTATAAAAAATTAGAAAACTATAAATATGTAGATGAAATGAATGATTTGAAATATGGTTCTTATATAAGATGGATACCTATAGAAGATCCAAACAATATTTATTTAACACAAGGTGCTATTTTTTGTGAAATGAAAATAACTGAAAATGGTGTATTTTGTGTATGTAAAAATCATGGCTTTAATACAAGGCATTTTCAAATAGCAATGGATAAACATTTAATATTTCAGAAGCTTACAGAACAAGAACAAGTATTATTATCAGCATTAGACCATTTAGCTAAGTAAAAAAAATGAAAATATATTATTGAATATTCTATGCTCCTTTAACAATAATATCATCCGATTTATTAATTTCTTCTTTAATTAAAAAATTATAAAAATTTTCTTTTTGATCACCGCTAAAGGTAATAATTTCTCCATATTTTTCATCTTTAAGGATAGAACCATTACAACTATATGTTTTTTTAAAATAAGATACAATTTTTTTAAGGTCTAAATCATCTGCCATACCAGTAACAGTTGTAATACATTTACGACCATTACGTTTTTGAACAGCAATAGTTATTTTTGAATTATTAAAAAAATTTTCAGACTCATCAAGAGAGAATAAATCATCTGTGTTATTAAATTTGACATCCATTATAATAATATTATAATAATATAATATTATAATCTATCTAAGTATATTTTAATATTAAATATTTATACCATTTATTATTTATTTTCTATATTTTTTTGTACATCTCTTAGAAGTGTGCTTAGAAGATGTTTTCTTATGCTTTCTGCTAGCTTTGCGGTGTTTTTTATAAGTTTTTTTATTATGATGTCTTTTTCTATGTGTTTTTCTTCTTTTGCCACCCATTTCTGATTTACCCCAATCTTCCATTTTTGTTTCAAAATATTCATTACGAAGCTCCTTAGGATCTTCTTCAATCATGCCTTCACGTTCTTTTTTTTCACGAGTTTCTGGACTTCCTCTAGCAAATTCTTGTTCTGCTTCTTTTGGAGTTAGCGATTTATCACTATCAGCGCGCAAGCGTTCTTCAAATTTCTTTCTAGAATCAGCAGTCCTTTCTTGATCAGCTATGGCATTATATTCTGATGTAAGCATACGTTGTAAACCTAAATCTTTTGGTCCTTTTTCTAAATCTTCCATATAAAATATATCTATATTTTATTTTTTATTTTCTATGTTTGCGGGTTTTATTACATTTACAATCAGAAAATAATCCAGGAATAAACTTACCACCCATAATAAGATGAACATGTGATTTATGAATAGATTTCTTAGAACTGCCAACTTTTTTACCTTTATGATATTTTGTTACACTTTTATATCCCTTTCCTTTCTTAATGGAAACCTTACGCACTGTTTTACCACCAGATTGATGTTCTACAATTTCAGTATTTTTAAAATGAAAATTTTCCGGATTTGACATTATATATTACTAAAATAATAATATTATTTCTATTAGTAATATATAAATTATGAGTAAAGAAATATATGTTCATTTATTTCATATAATAATTGTTGGTAGTTTATTTCTTTATGTTGGCATAAGCAGAGAGAATACAATTTCTATATTATATCCTATATTAGTAGGATTTGGTATAATTATAATATTATATCATATTTACAAAACTTACAAATATATAAAAGATGGTAAAGGATATTGGGTAAATTTAATTCATATATTTTTAATTGGACCATTATTAATTTATATAGGTTATAATAAAGAAAAAACTTCACGTAAATTTTTTGAATTGTTACTATTATTTGGTTTCTCTGCTATTGGTTATCATGGATATTATTTATTTAATTCTTAATTTAATTCATAAATTTTAACATTTATCTAAAACCCATTTTTTTGTCAAAACTGTTTTAACACTTTCTAATGCTCCTTCAGTCCAACCTTGATATGTGCTTACTGCTTCACCAACAACTAACATTCCTTTTTCTGGATGTTGAACCTTATCTAAAAATTGTGATCGATTAGAAAATTCTTTAGATAAAGGTTTATAATAATGAGTGCCGATAGGCCAATAATAATCTTTAATAGCAATAAGCGATAAACTGCCATCAGGTATTCCAAGCGACTTTTCAATTAACTGACAGTATAATTTTCTATTTTCAGGAGTATTATCAAGATGATTTTTTAAAATTATCGCATTACTATTATCACTATAAGCAATCATATAAACTCCTTTTTTTGAATTCATTGGAATAATTTTCTGAAGTGGTCCAGGAACAATAGTATAATTAGGAACATATTTTTTCATAATTTCGCTGGATTGTTTATTAAATTTGCCATACAAACGTAAAAATGGTTGTCCATGAATTTGCTGATATAAAGTAGAATTTACATGAACTAATTTTTGTATACTGGAAATAGTAGTAGCAATAATAACTTTATTTGAATTAAAAACAACCCCATTTTTAGTTATAATTTCAAATAAACACGGATTTTCTTCTTTAATACGATTAATTTTAACTACATCACAAGAAAATTTAAAGTGTTCTTTTCCTATAACATGATATAATTTATCAACAATTTGTTTCCATTGAATATGAAGGCCGTCCCATCCACCCATATTATCATCCATACCATAATTATATATAGTTTCATATAGATCAGCATTTTCAAAATCAGTATAACCAGAAGATATTAAGAATTGCTTATACATTTTCTCTCCAAATAATTGAATAAAAAATTGTTTAAATGTTTTATTATGTAATTCAGGATGTTTTTTATATTTTTGTTTCAATTGTTTTAAAACTTTAACAATGTCTAATGGAGAAAACATTTGCGAATAATACATAATAGAATGAAATACTTTAAATGGCACATTTAGTTCATTCATGAGTTGAATAAGCAATGGATTAGTATCTCTTCTGCCAATTCCAGCACCAGTAACAATTTGAGTTCCATAAAAAGTGCTATTGCTGGTTCTTCCTCCAATCCATTCTTTTTTGAACTTTTCTAAAATAATAAATGAAATATTAGGAAAATTTTGTTTAATATAATAAGCACTATATAATCCAGACATACCACTACCAATAATAATAATATCATAATTCTTTAAATTATCATAGTTCATAAAAATATAGTATAATATAATATATTATTATAATTTAAATTATTTTTTTTGTCGTCTAGTAACTTTTTTGTTAGATCTCTTAAATGTAACCGTTGATTTTCCTTTACATTTAAATTTTCCACGAGTGTAACCTTTATTATTAAAAATGGTTTTAGTACAAATACCAATAGATTTAGCTTCATTTTGAGGTTCTACTTTTTTTATACATCTACATAATTTATCGCTCATAATTTTTTCAGCTTCCATTTGTAGAATTCTCTTTGATTTTGGTATTGGTTTACTATAATATTGTAAAATATTTTTATAATCATTAATTGTGAGACTATTCATAAATATTAATATATATGTGTAAATAAAATTATATTTATTATATTTATTATATTTATTATATTTATTATATTTATTATATTTATTATATTTATTATATTTATTATATTTATTATTTCTTAAAAATCAAAAAACTATATATATAATAAAAATGAAAATTGTAGTATTTGATTTAGATGAAACACTAGGTTGTTTTACACAATTTAGTATGATATTAACTTGTTTAGGTCAATATATAAAAAATAAATATAAACCATCTCTGACATCATCAGACTTTAATAATATATTAAATTTATTTCCAGACTATCTACGACCTAATATAATAAATATTTTAAACTACTTAAAGAAAAAAAAACAATCAAAAATTTGCCAGAAAATAATGTTATACACAAACAATGTTGGGCCTAGAGAATGGACAGAAAAAATTTTATCTTATTTAGAAACAAAAATTGATTATAAATTATTTGATCAAATAATATCAGCATTTAAAGTAAATGGAAAAATTATTGAAATATGTAGAACAACAAATGAAAAAACATATGACGATTTTATAAAATGTACTAAATTGCCATTAAATGCTGAAATATGTTTCATAGATGATATGGTTCATCCAGAAATGACAAATGATAACATATATTATATAAATGTAAAACCTTATTATTATGATTATTCGTTTGAAGAAATAATAAAAAGGTTAAAAAATTCTGATATAGGAAAAAAAATAATAAATGATGATGATGAATTTGAAAGTATAATGTTGGAATGTTTTAAAAAATATAGTTATAAACGTGTAGCTAAAGACGCGAAAGAATATAATTTAGATAAAATTATAGGAAAATATATTATTACACATTTACAGAAATTTTTTCATAAATCAAATAAAAATAGAACTATGAAAAAAAGAAAAACGCATCAAAAAAATAGGACATATAGAAATGAGCAAGTTTAAGTTATTTTTTTAATTTGATTAGTAATATCTACCAAGTATTGATTTAATACAGTTGTAGTTAAAATAAAAAGTCCAGCACTAAAAGCTATTTTACGATCTAAATCAGTAAACTCATAATGAGTTCTAAAAGGATTAAATCTCCATATAAGAAATAAACAAATGTAGATACGTATATAATAATCTAATCCATCTAAAAATGATGGTGCTAATTGTGAAAATCCTAACGCGGATATTATAATAATTATCCACGATATAGTTATGAATAAATTAAAAAATTTTTCTTGAAATTTATGTAATGATTTTTTAGTAAAGAACATAATATATATTTATCTATATAAATTTATATTATTAAAATGTATTATATTATTTATTATTTTCATAAATTGTCAGTGTTCTCGCACTTGGATCTATAGCATCTATATATTTTGGCATCCAAAAATAAGGCAAAATATGATAACAATTTGGAAAATAAATATTAAATAATTTTTTATAATAGTATTTTTCTGTTTCAATAGAAGGCATATACGTATCAGTATTTTCTTCTAAATTTAATTTTTGTGCTATTTGTTCTTGTAAAATTTGATATAAAGATCGACCATGACAGCTAACACCATCACTAAAAGCTTCCTTTTTACGCCAAAGAATTTCATCTGGTAAAATCTGTCTTGTTTGACTTTTATTTTTACAAAATGCTCTTCTTAGTAAAAATTTTTCACACTCGTTACTATTTTTATGGTTTCTAATATTTGAGGGAATTGATAAAACATAATTTACAAACGTCTTATCTAAAAAAGGAGTTCTTGGTTCAAGTCCATTAGAAGAAATAGATTTATCGGAGCGCTGAACATCAAACATATGAATATCTTTTAATAATCTTCTAGTTTCCCTATCAAATTCAATATCATCAGGGCATTTATTCATATATAAATAACCCCCAAATAGCTCATCAGATCCATCACCATTAAAAATAACCTTAGCACTGGAGTGAGTAGAAATATATTTTCCAAGCAAATAATTACCAATACTAGCGCGAATAGTTGTTGTATCATAACTTTCAATTGTGGAAATAACTTCAGGAATAGCATCAAACATTTCCTGCTCAGTAACTAATATTTCAGTATGTTTACTGCCAATATATTTTGCCATAATACTTGCGTATTTAAGATCCTCTGAGCCAGATAAACCAATACTATACGTTTCTAATTGCTGTTCATAATTATTATTTTTATAATATTGAGAAACCAACCCAGTTATTAAACTACTATCTAGTCCACCAGAAAGGAGACATGCTATAGGTCTTTCAGTTGCTAAACAACGTTTATTAACAGATGATGTAAGATAATAAGCAATTCCTTTATAATATTCTTCTAAATTTTGAGAAGTTATTAGATGAATATGTGAAAATGTTGGTGTAAAATATAGTATATTTTCTTGAACAATTTCCCATTCACATGATACTTTACTAGATAAATTAAAGATACTATAAGAACCAGGTTTAAATTGTTCAATCGTATAATTAATAGAGGTATTAAACAATATAGAACAATTATAAAAGAACTCTAAGCATTTTAGATCTGAAGCAAATCCATACAATTTTGAATTTAAATTATTATAATTTCTTGAAGTATTATTAGCACTTACAATATTAGTAGCAATACCAAAATTATTAATATACGTAATTTTTTTATTATTTTTTAAATAATATAAAGGTCTAACACCATATGGATCGCGTGCTACATAAAGACGATTACTCAGGTCTTGACTAATTCTATTATCATACAAAATAAAAGAAAAAACACCATCTAACATAACTAATGTTTGTTCAATTCCATATTTAATATAAAGATGGATGATAACTTCACAATCAGACCCTGTTAATGGTGTAATATTCATAGTTTCATATAATTTTTTATAGTTATAAATTTCACCATTACATATAAGAACAATATCATTAATAACTAATGGTTGATTTGATTCATTATTTAAACCATTAATAGCTAATTTATGAAACCCTAAAGTTATTTTAAGATATAAATGTTCTAATTTAGAAAACTCAGGTCCTCTAGACTTTCCTTTCATAAATTCATTATTAATACTATTATTATCATGTGAACTATTTAGTAAAGCAAAAATACCACACATAAATATATTATTAATAAATCTTTATATTCTTTAAATAGTTAATTTTGAATACAAATAAAATAATAGAAATAAAATGATAGAAATAAAATGATAGAAATAAAATGATAGAAATAAAATGATAGAAATAAAATGATAGAAATAAAATGATACAAATAAAATCTTATATATTTATATTAATGAATTCTGAATATATTGAAAGTCCTGAATGTGTTTCAACCATAAATGAAGAAACAAATACAAGAATATATGATAGAAATATTCCTTCGCAACCTTTACAGCCTTATATAGATGTAAGACCTGTAATGACAAAGTATTCTTATTTTCCAATTGTTGACCCAAGAAGAAAAATAAATGTTCCTTTAGAAAAAATGCCAACATATAATGTAAATAATGTATTTAATCCTGGAAATACAACATCGCCATGGTCTGGTTTTGCGTCAAATATAAATGTAGAGTCAGAATTAAGAAATCAAGTATATGCTTTACAAAAATGTAGTCAATCGGTTTATATTCCTGAAAGTAATAGTGATTTATATAATTATAAATTCAAAACTATTACAAAGCCTAACCCACATGAACTATTATTTAATAATCCAAGTTTTGATGAGTTTAACCCCAATCCTAACCCAGAAACGATAGGAAATACAATATTTTTAAATTCGACAAGGATGCAGGTTCGTGATTTAACAAAACAATACTAAATTCCATATTTTCCACCTTTAGAAAAGGTGGAGCCAAATTTTGATAAACTTTTTAAAGGGTGGAGCCAAATTTTGATAAACTTTTTAAAGAGTGGAGCCAAATTTTGATAAACTTTTTAAAGGGTGGAGCCAAATTTTGATAAACTTTTTAAAGGGTGAAGCCAAATTTTGATCAACTTTTTCTAAAAGATTGAGGTAATTTTTGATCAACTTTTTCTAAAAGTTGAAATATAATATAAATATTATATATGAAGAGACATACTAGAAGAAGAAAAATAAAGAAACAAAATTTACATAAAACAATTAAGCATCGTAGTTTAAATAGAAATGTAAAATTAAAAAAAATAAATTGTAGTCCAAAACCAAAAAGTGAAGTAAATGATTTTTCTTGTTATACAACAAAATCCTTATATAAATTGAGAGATCTTTGGAACGCACGACATCCTGATGTTAAAATTATAACTAATTCACCAAAAGAAATTCATCAACAAATAAGCGATAAACTAAGCGGTATATGTAATAAAGAGTCATGTTGGTTAAAACAAAAAGCTGATTTTGGTAAAGTAAGTTCTGAAATGTCTGAATCATTTGCTCCAGAATCTCCTATTGAATGGAAAAAAAATCCATATGAATGGTTATCAAGTATTGATATTATGAATGTAATGAAGCAATATGAGAAGGCATATAAGTGTTTTGATTTTATAGGACCAACACCGATTGACTTTGATACTAAAAGATTATATGGAGAATGTGTTTGGGATGAATTATGTAATTTTAGTTTAAAAAATCAAATAAAACAAGGAAAGAATAAAATAGGTATAATATTTAACACAGATCCTCACGACAAACCAGGTCAGCATTGGATTTCAATGTTTATTAATATTAGAAAGAAACAAATTTTCTTTTTTGATAGCACTGGGGATGAAGCTCCTGAAGAAGTAACTAAATTAATAAATAAAATTAAAGAACAAGGAGAGCAATTAAATCCAAAAATTAATTTTAAAATAGATAGCAGTGAAGGTATTGAGCATCAATACGGAAATACAGAATGTGGTATATATTCACTATTTTTTATAGTTCATATGCTTGAAGATAAATTAACAGATCATTATTTAAAAACACATATATTAAAAGATGAATATATGAATAAATTTCGCAAAGTTTATTTTAATGATTCCTTATAAATATTAAACTAATATATATAATATATAAAATATATAAAATATATAAAATATATAAAATATATAAAATATATAAAAATAAGTATTTATATTTATATATTAAATGACAGATAATAGTAATCCATTTTTAAAAAAACAAAATATTGAAACACTATGGGATGTTATTAGTGAAGAAGAAATTTTTAAATTTTTATCAAGAGATATTCAAGCAAAAATTTCAGATATGTTTATAAGTAATATTAAAGGATTTTTTGAAGTAGAGAGAAATAAAACAAATAATCTAGTAGATATAAATAAAAAATATATATTACTAATACTAAATTATATAAAAAATACATTTCCTGAAAATTTACCAAATAAGATTAAAATTTTTAATGAAGAACCAGTTTCAAAGGAATTAATTACTTACGAAGAAATTCAAAATGAAAAAAAAAGTCAATTTGAAAAAGAATTAAGTAAGGTTCAAGAAGAATTTACTAGTTCGATGTCTCTGCCAGTTCCTGAAAAACCGAACTTTGCTGATAAATACAGTGATAGTCCAATAAGTGAAATGGATAAAATGATAAAAGAAATTACAGCAAAAAGAAATTACGATGTTGAACAAATTAATCAGAATTATCAAACAAATATAAATCAAGCTGATAATTGGTTAAAATCACAGGAAACTTCAGTTAAGGCTGAAAAATTAAATCCTGATTTTAAATCAGACACAACTACAGGTTTTCAATCAGAATTAAATACTAAATTTAAATACCTAGATTTCAATGAAGGTGACATTAATAATAGTATAAATAATAATTATGTTATTCAAAAAGAGACAAAGAAAAATGTTAGTTGGGGTGAAAATGAAGAAATATATAATAAAAAAGAAAATAATAATAATGAATTTAGAGATTTAGAAAACATAGAAACTAGTTTATTTAATAAATTAAAAAAAGTTACCAGTAATACTAGTGAAAATATAAATTTGTCTATAGAAGAACCGTTATCATTAGAAGATAGAATAAAAAAAATAGAAACTATAGTTGAATCATACAATACTAAGTTTGATTTATTATTTAATTTATTGAAAAAATAAAAAAATGAAATTAAAAATAAATATTTATTTTATTTTATAATTAAAATAACAATGATCTTCAATATAATTCTACTATTTAACATATTAAATTTAATTTTAGTATCTTCCAGTTATTCATCAAATTGGAGGGGTAGACATAGAATTAGAAATATCACGTTAAAATTTATTATTTTTAAAAAAAAAAGTGTTCCAAAATTGTTAAATTATTATAATAGGCACTATGAAAAATCATATAATAAATTATTTATATCAGTTGCTGATGGTATTATTAAATATGAAAATTTATCAGATGAAGATAAATACATAATAGATTTTATATTATCAACATTAATAAGTTAAAAATTTAATTTTAATTATAAAAATAAAATTAAATATATTAAAAGTTAATTTAAAGAACTAAAAGTTTTAATACATTTTCTCCTCTTTCATTTCTCTCATAAGTTCCTACTTTTAATGGTTCAACATCAGGATCTTCAAGTGCTCTTTCATAAATATCCTTATCATAAAGATCTAGAACATTCTCACTAACCCTTCTATAAATATAATCAACATCATTAATATTAACAGGTAATCCAGTCCATTCAATACGTTTTTTATTGGCTTGAACAGTGGTATCATTTTGTTGCTCGGCAAAATCAGGAACATAAGAAAATTTATCATTTGATGGATCTCCAAAATTAATACATTTTCCATTAGAATAAATATAGCAATCAAATGCTGTTTCTTTAATAGAATCTGTTAATTGTTTTGTTAAATTAGCTTTGATTTCAGAGATTTCATAAAGATATTGATCACTTGTTTGCGGAACCCTAGGTAAAGCTTTACTTAAATCTTTTCTTTTTAATTCAATTGCTTCATCTGACTTCAATTGTGTCTCTGAAAAAATCATAATATAAATAAATACTTCTACTGTTTGAAGAGATTTGGGTAAGTCTTTATGACTACAAATACGTCTGGCACGACCAATAACTTGCTCTGAACGAACTGGATGCCAATAAGGTTCCATAATATGAACATATCGTGTATTTCTCAAGTTAATACCTTCAGAACCAGATGAAGTAATCATAAATACTTTTATTACCTCACCCATATTATTATTATGAAATTTAGATTTTAATACAGAACCAATACTATCCGGAATATCATCCCATTCACCATTATAAATATGTCTCAACATTTCTTTTTCCTCACTTGTTTCTGTTCCAGTATATAAAGCAAAAGTAGGTTTTCCTTCATCAAATTCAGGAATATCAATTTCCCAAACACCAGCAGAATTTTTTTTGATATTAAATCTAGCAAAACCGTTCTTTTTAAGAACTGAACTGAAAAGACCAATACCTTCAGCAGTTCTAAATTGACTATATACTAAATGTAACCCAATATATTCAGGATCTTGAATATTTTCAAGAATATGTAAAAATTTTGGACTGTATACCTGAAGTGCCTCTGGTGTCAAAAAATCATTAGAATGATCTTCAATATTTTGAATAGCACGTTCCAAACGTTCTTTATAATCAACACCTCCAATTTTATCAAGGACTTGATCTCCTTCTATTTCACCTTCATTTTCATCATCAACATCTTGTCTTCTTTCTTCTTTTCTTGCTTCTTTTAATAAAGTTACAATAGTATTTTCTCCTTCTTGATCAAGTTTTTCTTCTTCAGGTTCATATCCAGATTCTAATAAAGCTTCTTCTAAATTAAAAGCTTCTAATCTTTTACCAATATTTTCAACCTCTTCTTCATTATCTTTTTTAGTTTTTTTTGTTTTTATAAGAATTTCTTCTACTTTTTGAATATCCTTAATAATATTCATTAATTTTTTATTAGAAGCCTTTTTCCCTTTTTTTTGAGAATTAATTACATCTTTTACATAAGAACGCAATTCAATATCTATTTTTATTTCCCAAGCTCTTTTTTCTCTTTCATCTGGTATTTTATCCAAAATAGAATATAATCCTGGTTTCATTTGTTCTTTTAATTTAAGAAATGCCATTTCTATACCCATATCATCTTTCAATTTTTCAAATGATTTTTCCATTTTGATCGTTTTAGGAGTAGGTCTATCAGGCATAACAAAATTACAAAATAGACGTGAAAAGATACGATATGTTGAAGAGGAATCTTTAAAAAGATCACCTGGTCCAGGAGCTCTTTTAGGCTTTTCAGTTAATCTTTCTTCTTTACGAGCACCTTCATAGATTTTAAATTGAAAATCACTCATTGGTATTCTAACTATGTGGTAATCAACTCCTAATTGTTTATTATATCTAGGTAATAAACTCTCTTGAGCACTCTTAAAAAAGGAAGACAGTCCAATAATTCTCCTCTTTAAAGCATCAATATTTTTAAGACTTCGATCATCTTCATTAATATATCTAGACATGAAACTATTTAAATCATCTGGTAATGCTTTTTTATTAATAACTTGAATTCCATCGGGAATTACATCAATATCATTTCTTTTTAAAATACCAATAATTTTTCTCTCGAAATCTTCATCTGAAGAAAATTCGGTTTCAAATGTTGTAGTGCCATCTTTTTCCTTTTTATTATTAGTTACACCTTGATAACCACTATCCATTTTAATTTTATTTTTAAATCCAAAAGGGTTTCTAGTAATAGTAAGCACTTTACTAGAAGGAGAATAATCTAAATAATCTAATGTTTTCTCTCCTATTAAAATTTGTTGTAATGTATCCCTATCAACTTTATTCTTTGTTTTAATAACTAATGAAAATTTCCATGTTTTAATGTATCCCCGTAAAATATTAAAAAGAATAGAAAATTCATTAGGGTAGTTAATAATAGGAGTTCCAGTTAATAATACAATTCTACTATTTTGTGCTCGTAATAACATATAATATAATTTAGTTGCCAAGTTCAATGGAGTATACTCTCCAAATAAACTTTTATCTTCTTCTAACTCCGCTTTTTTCTCTCCTTGTTTAAATTTATCCTTTTTCTTTTTTTCTTCACCAGGTATTTCTTCTTCCTTCTTTAATTTATTTACAATTCTGCTAATTAAATTATGTGCTTCATCAATAATTACAACAGCATTATCAAAAATATTTCTTGTAAAATTAGAAGTCAATTCTGCTAATTTTTTTGCTCGTAAACCATTATAATTAATAAATGTATACTTATGTTTTATCATTTCATTTAATTGTTCTTCTAAAACTTTTTTATCAACATCTGGTAATACATCGTAATTAGATGGCTTAGTAATATTAACAAAAAAAGCGCCAGTATGACGGCGAATATATTCCATTGGTAAATTTAAAATGGCTGAAATAGGTGTGAGAGCTTCTGGATGATCAGTAATAGAAATCCATTCCCAATACTGGTTTCTTTTATATAGTAAATCACCTGCCTTTTTAAGTTCTTCAATGTAATTTGCGCGTAAAGAAGCGGGGGTCATTACGATAACGCGTTTGGAATCTTTCATACCTTCGGCAATCGCAATAGAAGTGGCGGTATTATGTGTTACTGTAAAATCACCCATTACATATCTACAGTTTTCATCTATCATAAATCCATAATAATCATCTTCATTAACATATTCTACATTTATTCCTGTAACCAAGCAATCTTTCACTTGTTTTCTAGAATTAGCCTGTTTTCTTGGTATTTGAGTTGGTATTTCCTCTAACCCAGAACCATTAATACTAATTCTAAATGCTTTTCCATAATTTTTTATTCCTTTATATGTCCATGACGTAGTCTTTTCAGATTTATAACATGAAAAACCTAAACTTCTAGCTAAATAAATAACATCATCCATTAATTTTTCATTTTTTTGAGTAAATTCAAAACCATTTCTCTCTTTATTAAGAGATCCATCGCTGTCTAATAATCCAGCAAGTAATCGCAAACGGACTTCTCTTGTATTACATTTATAAATATAAGGAATATGTTTGTTATTAATAAGATCTAAATCCTTTAAAGTATTTAAAAATATATTGTTATAATATTTTCCATTACCACTAATGCCATTACCACTAATGCCATAAGTATATTTGTGTCTATGTGTTAAAAATAAATTGTATTGTGGTAAATTTTTTGCAAAATAATAAAGCACAGTTGAGTCTTGGCTAGTTATTTCTGATGTACTACTAGTTCCGTCGCCTAACCAATATCCTATCATATATGGGTCAATAGGTAAAGATTTTTCTGGAAAGTCAATAGGGACCTTATATCCTTTTAAAAATCCTTTTTTCTTATCAGATAATTTTAAATAATCTTTTACTGATATTTCAATTACATTATTATTTGTTTCATCATTATTTAATATTGTTTCATAAAATCTTTGTGCTTCCTCTTTTATGTGTATTTCATTATCCTTTACATGTGAAAAGGTATAAGTTTTTGATTGAAACATATTTTTTTCAATCCATTGAATATTATAATTTGTATTTGATGTATGATTATTTCGGCATATTTTTGGAAATCCAGAAGCACGTAAACACAAAATATGCTCTTGATTAACTCTATATTTTTCTCCTTTTATAGGTATAATATCATACATTTTATCTTTTCCTCTTGCTAAAGAAATTACTTTTCTTGGTTTAGAGTCATCACCCATTAAAAAATCGCCAACTTGTATATCCTGAACTAATTTTATATGACCATCAGACATTATAATGGGTGTATCTTTTGCGTGACATTTACCACTACCTAATCCGTGGTATAAAAGTAGCCCACGATATGGTGTATAAAGGTTCATATAATCTCTCACAATTTTTTGATGGGTTAATAGAGAGAAATTGGTACTTGTTTTACCAATTGTATCACAAGAAATGCTTTCTTTATTTTCTTGAAGCTCTTTACGGTAAGGTTCAAAAAGAGAATTAATAAAATTAACAAAAATCTCTCTATCATTCATATAATAACTAGAAACTTTAATGATAACAGGAGGCAATTTCTTTGGAAGACGTTTTCTTAAATCAGTATCACCAAATTTAACTAATACTTCTGATCCAAGAACAGCAACACCTTTTTCCACCTTGGCTGTTTTTCTTTTTTGTTTTTTAGGTGCTTCCACCTTTAGAACAATAGCTTCTTCTACTTTTCCTAACTCCTCTACTTTTCCCAAATCTTCCTCTTCATCATCTTCAATAATTAAAAGTGGCTTTTTGCCTTCAATTTTCTTGGGTTTTTTAGAAGGTTCTGGTAATGGAACAGGCTCAGAAACCATTTTTTCTTGAGAAACTTCCAAAATAGGTTTAATAGTAACTTTAAGTTTTTTATTTTCTTTTAATTTATTTAAATAAGCTTGGTAATCAAATCCTATTTCAGTTTCATCTACTATAAGAGGTTCTACTTTTTCATCAGGTTCTTCTAATTCTTCTTCGAAATCAGGTTCTTCTAATTCTTCTTCGAGAACAGGTTCTTCTTCATTTTCATCATCTTTTTGTTTTTTTTTAGAAGGTTTAACACCCTTTTTTCTCTCTCTAATATTTCTTTCTTTTTTAGTACCTTTTATAACAATAGCAACCTGTTCTTTTTCTTCAATTTTAGGTTTTACTATCATTTTTTCTTTTAATGCGGCTAAAGGATTCATTACTTATATATTTTGAATATATAAATTTTTATTTTTTGACAAATCAACAATAAAGAGATGTTGTTTATTTTATATTTTAACTTTTTTCTTCACTAGTATTAACATATTCATCATTTATACCAATAACTTGTAGTGCCATATTACAAGCTATTTGTTCTGCCTTGCGTTTAATCTTATGTTGACCTTCGCCTAAAAATATAAATGCTTTCCCATTTTCAGCAACAAAATCTTGAATACTTTGGAAGTTTTTATGTCTTGACATATTAATAGCATCGCTAGGTTTTACACTATAAATGGGTTGGCCTAAACATAAATATACTCCCATTCTATAACCAAAATCTACATCATGATCAATTTCTAAATAATGTGGTGTTACCTTGAATGCCTTTTGAATTTTTACTTGGAGAATATTTTTATAATTATCATCATTTTGAATAAGTGCTATCCAATCAATATGACGATCAAATACATTTTCAATAAATTTTTGCGCCATTTGGAAACCAGGTCCGGTAACAAAAAATCCGTCAAATAAATGGTCGTCATCTTTAACAATAGCCTTATTGAAGTCTAGGAAAAGAGCACCGATGAATGACTCGAATAAACATCCTAGCTTTTTTAAATTAGTGCGAATTTTCTTCTCTTCCGCATGCTTAGAAAGTATTAGCCATTTATGAAGCCCCATTTCAAGTGCGATTTTACCGATGGCTTCATTTTTAACAATAGCAATTTTCTTTTCCGTCATAAAACCTTCATCAGCTTTAGGAAAACGTCTATAAAGTAGATATTTTGTAACGCATTCTAAAACGCCATCACCTAAGAACTCAAGTCGTTCATTAGATTTGCTACTTAATGGCATACAATCAAGCGGTCTTTCTACAATGGTAATATTTTGTTGAATATTTTCAAAATTGGGGCGTTTTGTATAAGAACGATGAACAAAAGCGCGCTCATATAGTGACATATTATCCACATTAGATGGTATCCCATATTTAGTAAGAATAGATTGAACTTCGCTCAATGTAATCTTAGTATTCAGAGGATTATATGGGTTGAAAACTAAACCTTCATCGGTTTTAATAATATCATCATCTCTTAGCAATTGTTGTTCTGACATTTGTATATAATATTATAAAGATAGCTTTATTATTGTTTTATAATATTTAAAATTGAGAGAAACTTAGAGATATATTCATATAGCATAATATACATGGAGGATACAGAAGTTTGGAAAGATCTAGCAAATTATGATAAGTATGAAGTTTCTACATTTGGAAATGTGAGAAATAAAAAAACTGATAGAATATTAAAACCAGCAAATAATGGAGGATATTTATATTTTGGTTTGTCAAATATAAAAACAAAAACTTTTCCTGCGCATAGATTAGTAGCAGAAACTTTTATTGAAAATCCAGAAAATAAAGCTCATGTAAATCATAAGGATAAAAATGGGTTAAATAATCATTTATCAAATTTAGAATGGAATACACCAAAAGAAAATAATATACATAAAAGCGTTGGAGTTACACAAACTACTAACCAAAATTTAGCTATTTGGAGGGTAGATTTAAATTCAGATAAACGTATAGAAAAGTATAATTCAATTGATTTAGCAAGTAAATGGTTATTTGAACAAGGTGTATCAGAAAACATACATTCTATTAAATCATCTATAAGTTGCTCTATTAGAGGAGTTTATAAATGTTCTTTTGGTTTTAAATGGGAATTAGATAAAGATGAAAATTTAGAAAATGAAATATGGAAAGAAATTAATACAGAAAATGAAGATACTTCTGGATACTATATATCGTCTTTAGGAAGATTTAAAAATAAAAAGGGCGTAATAATGAAAGATTACAAACCACACCATAGTGGTTATATTTATCTTAGAGTAAATATAAAAAAATATGCGTTACATAGGCTAGTTGGGTTATCATTTATTGAGAATATAGAAAATAAACCTTTTGTAAATCATATTGATGGGAATAAATTAAATAATAATTCCGAAAATTTAGAGTGGGTAACTTGTTCTGAAAATAATACACATGCGCATAAGATAGGTTTAACAAAAGGGTATAAAAGAAAAGTAATTCAATATAATTTAGAAATGAATAAAATTCAAAATTTTGATACAATTAAGGAAGCTAGCGAAAAATTATCTATATCTTTAAGTTGTATTAAAGATGTATTAAAAGGAAAACAAAAAAGTTCAAAAGGATTTATTTTTAAATATTTAGAAGAATAAAAAAGTAAATATTTCTATAAAATTATTATCTTTTTGTAGTATATAATAATGGTTTTAATGAGTGCAGGTAAAGCAGCTAGAAATCAAGCATCAATTGTTAACAGAACCAACATTTGTGGAGGCTCGAAAAAGGCGGGGTTAGCTCCTCGCGTCGGTTGGTATTTGTCGAGCAACACCATGTTAATTGGTGCTCCTCAAACAATCCCTCGTTTCTGTATCCCTAACAGAACTGTTCAGACACAACGAACTGGATACAGAGCTACATTGGGTCCTCAATAAGCATTTTAGTAATCTAATTTTATATTTTTTACAAAACTATTTTTTTTACAAAATAATTATTAATAAAAATAAATTAATTGTAAAAATGATTTAATAAGATATTATTAAATTATTTAATAACTTATGATTGTCAAGATAGATACTAGAGAGCAAAACTTATTACAACAAATGAACAAATTAATTGCGACCATACCAATTTTCAATAAAATTATAGTTCAATCTGAAACCTTACCAATAGGAGATATAATTATTTGCGATGGTGATACTGAGAAATTAATTATAGAGAGAAAGTCGGTAGCCGATTTACAATCTAGTATTAAAGATGGTAGATATGAAGAACAATCATATAGATTAAATGGTTTAAATCACCACAATCATAATATTATATATTTAATTGAAGGCAATTTGAATAATCCTTATAACGCAAACCGTTTTAAGTCAGAAAATACCGGAGTTACTGAAAAACTTACTCTTTTTTCTGCTATGTTCTCTCTAAATTACTACAAAGGATTTTCTGTATTTAGATCCTTTTCTTTAGAAGAAACAGCAACTATCATTTGTAACATGGCTTATAAATTAGAAAAGGAAAGTACAACCAAAAAAGCATTTTATCAAATAAAATTAGACCAAATAACGTCAGACCAATTGTCATCAGACCAAATACCAGGAGAAGAACCAGTAGACCCGCAAGAAAGTAGCTATGTAAATGTTATTAAAAAGGTAAAAAAGGAAAATATTACATGTGAAAACATAGGCGCCATCATGTTATGTCAAATACCTGGAGTAAGCTCAGCAACTGCTATAACTATTATGGAAAAATATAAGACTATACAAAATTTGATAAAGGAATTAGAAACAAATCCAGACACTTTAAAAGATATTAGTTCAACAAACGCAAAAGGACAAACTAGAAAAATAAATAAATCAAGTATAGCAAATATTATTCAATTTTTAATACAATCTGAAAAATAGTTTATTTGATAAAATTAAATCTATATATTAATTATAAGATGAAAACAGAATTGATGACTTTATTTTTATTTATTGGAATATGTTTTGTAGCATATTTGTTATTCAAAAATTTAGATTTTAGCAGATTTAGAGAAGGTATGACAGATGGCTCAGGAAACTCAGTTAGTGATAATATTCCGCAAGATGGAGTAGCTGGAAATGCCGCATCATTTGGAGCTGCTTTAAAAGCTGCAAATATTAGATTTCAAGATCAATTCCTAATAAGTAAATATCGTTCTGATTACGAAGCAATTATTTTGGATTGGGATGATTTATTAAGCAATATAATGTTAAAAACTGTTTTAACTGGTGGTAAAACAGAAGATACTTTACAAAAACTGGCTAATATGAATTCAGCCAAAGCAGCTTTAAATAATATAATGATATTTATTGATAAAAAATAATCATTTATTATGTTATAATCATAATAAAATAATTTATAAATTAACTGTATTATAAATTATTATAAATCTCTCTAAGAAAGATAAATATTTATCCAACAGCAATTTTTACCTCTCTATTGGCATAGTAACCGCGATCTACTAAACTTTGTGTATACTTAGGTCCTCCCCAATTAGGATCCATTGGATCTGGACTTACTTTTTCTGCTTCTTGTTTGTAATTCATCTCATCTAATGGTGTAGTTGTTCCAATATAATAATCTGTTTGATCATGTGCTGGATATGAATTATAATTATAAGGTGGATCATTCCTTGTAGCATCTACAAGAAGAGTTGGATTAGGATATGCTTCATCTCCAACTTGTTCAAGAGGCATCTCATTAATTGGTTGAATTTGAGACGCAATTCCTATTGGAGCAGCTGCAGAAGGAGGTAATCCAGCCTGTGGTTCTGAAACGCTTGGTCTAAACTTATAAACTTTATTTCCTTGAGCATCATAAGTCTCTTGTAAATATAAAACAGGACATCTAATATTTTGACTTCTTTGCCAATCTAAAAACTCAGTATAATCTTCTAAATTATCAAATTCGATAGGATTTACTCCGGGAACTTGTGCTACTTTTGAATTATAAAGATAAAATCTAGAACCCTTTTGAATAAGTAAATTAGGGCATCTTGGTTCAGAATTATTATTTGTTAAACCCTCAGAATATTTAGGGTCAGCACATTTTGCGTAAAAATATAAACCTATTAAAAATACTACTATAAATAAAAAAGTTAATAAAGTCATTTATTATATATTACAAGGATAAAAATGTATTATATATTATTTCTTTTAATAATTCTCTATTTATTATTCTCTATTTATTATTCTCTATTTATTATTCTCTATTTATTATTCTCTATTTATTATTATTCTATATTTAATATATAACAATGGTTTTTCTACATATAGATAAAAAAAATTGTATGGATGGTAACTGCGATAATATCCAAAAATTAGATACTTATCTTGGTAATAAAAATAACAAGACCTTTATTTTAATATTTAAAGAAGATTGTGGTCCTTGTAATGCTACACGTCCAGAATGGACAAAAATTAAAAATGTTTTATCACAAGATTTTTTAAATAGAGATAATATTTCTATAGCGGCAATAGATTATACATTAGCAGAAAAACTTAAAAACTTAAAAAGAAAACCATCTAGTTTTCCAACTATGCGTTTTATTGAAGGTTCTGATGAAGAAAGCTATGAAGATAGTAGCATTCCTACAAAAGATCGCACAATTGATTCATTTATTGAATGGATTAAACTTAAAACTGGAGAGAAAGATATTGGTAAATCTGATATACAATATGTGCTATATAAAAAACATCACAAGGCACATAAAAGTCATCATAAGACCCACAAAAGATATCATAATACCAATAAAAGACATCATAATACCAATAAAAGACATCATAAAGGAGGTAAATGGTCATTAAAATATAAAAGAAGTATAAACTGTAATAGACCGAAAGGGTTTTCACAAAAACAGCATTGTAAATATGGTAGAAAATAAATATTTATAAAACTTACTTAAAGATAATTTTATAAATATGTATAATGTACACTACTCTTAGTTTCTTACTTCTATTATCCTCAAGCGTTAATAGTTTTCATTTTATTGGTTCGACTAAACCACTTGAATATTTTGATCCTCTTGGATTTTCTAATAATAAACCACTAAATGAATTGATTAAACTTCGTGAAGCAGAACTAAAGCATTCTAGATGGGCGATGATTTCTGCTGTGGCAATCCCTACAACTGAACTAGTTAGTCATCAACCAGCAATCCACGTTTTAGACAACACAGATATGCTTACTGTAGCGTCATTTATTGGTTTTGTTGGAGCATCAGAACTTCAATCTATGTTATTGGGTTGGAAAAATCCATTTACAAATTCATCAAATTATTTTTTAATGAAAAGTGATTATCAACCAGGAGATCTAGGATTTAACACAAAAAAATCATTTTTAGGAAATGATAAAACATTTATGTTAAACGCAGAACTAAATAACGGACGACTTGCTATGATTGGATCACTAGGAATGATTGTTCAAGAATTAGTTACAAATCAACCTATTTTTTAAATAATTATGTTTTTTATTATTTTCTTTTTATCACTTTAAATTTAACATTTAAAATTATTTTTAGAATATCCAATCACAGCACAAGCAATTCTTTTGCCTGCGTTACCAGTTTTTAAACTTTCCGCATCTCCACCTTGCCCACAATCATCTTTGTCAGCATGAATTATTAATCCTCGTCCAATAATATTACACTTAGTTCCTCTAAGTTTAATAATGTCATCAAAAAAGTGATACTTAGCTTCTCCTTTTGAATTAGCAAGAATATTACCTAAATCGCCAACATGTCTCTCTTTCATTCCAGGACAACCATGTGTTTTACCATATGGATTAAAATGAGAACACATACTAGTACATTTGTCTGTCAAATCACCTGCCTCATGAACATGAAACCCATGAGCACTATTAGGCTTTAAACCAGTTATATTTAAATCAATACGAATTTGTTGATTATGCTCGGTAAATGTTACAAACCCTTTAACAGATCCTTCTGTAAAAACAGTAATCGCTTGAATATTTTTATTTTGGCTCATATTATATAAATTATATATTTTTTAAATATTAAATTATTTTATATATTTTAAATTATTTTATATATTTTAAATTATTTTATATATTTTAACAGAAATAAAATTGAATAATTTTAAATAAGATAAATAGAATTTACTATACTAAAATAACAATGGAACGTATCTTCAGAGTTTTAGATTTTAATGTCTATAATGAAAAAACACAAGGCGACACTTCTGATGAAGAACAAAATTGCTATAAAGATAGAAATGAGTTTATGATTCAAATGTTTGGGGTAGATGAAATTGGTAAAACTTATTCTCTTATTGTAAATGGTTTTCGGCCATTCTTTTATCTAATGGTAAATGATAAATGGTCTATTAAAATAAAAGATCAATTTCTAGTTCATATAAAAAATAAAATTGGAAAATATTACCAAGACTCTATTACTGAATGTAAATTAATAAAGAGAAGAAAGTTATATGGTTTTGATGGAGGAAAAGAGCATAAATTTATATTTATAGAATTTGCTAATTTATCAGCATTTAATAAAGTAAAAAATTTGTGGTATTCAAACTATGATAAGGGACATACTTTATTAAAAGATGGATATCCATACTTAGATACAAATATTATTCTATATGAAGCAAATATTCCTCCATTATTGCGTTTCTTTCATATTTGTGATATTAGTCCCTCTGGTTGGGTAGCAATACCAAGAAAAAAACTTATTGAAAATAAAGGCGACTTAAAAAATGTAAATTGTAATTTTGAATTTACAGCAAATTATAAAAATATTATACCTTTAAATGATAAAGAGCTTAGGGTCCCATATAAAATAATGAGTTTTGATATTGAGGCTAGCAGTAGCCATGGCGATTTTCCGGTGCCAATTAAGACCTACAAGAAGCTAGCAACAAATATTATAGAATATTTTGAAAGTTTAAAAATGGAAATGACAAAAGAATTATGTAAAAATATATTACGCAGAATTATATTAGCTGCTTTTGGATATGAAAAAATGGAGCAAATTGATTTAGTTTATCCAAAAAATCCACCAAAATCAAAAGAAGTAGTTAAAACACTATGTGAAATATGGTTAGAAACTCAAGTGCGAAGTTTAACTACTACATCAGATTTTAGTAGCGCTAATACATTAGAAACAATGTTTGAAAAAATGGCAGGAGAAGAAGATGAAGAAAATGAATATGATAAAAAATATATTAAATCTTATACTGATAAGAAAGCAACTATTGTAGATATTCTTTGTGATAAAAAATTTGATCGTGAAGGTAAATTAAATGAATTAAATATATCGCTAAACGCAAAATTTCCTAAGCTAGAAGGAGATAAATGCACTTTTATTGGATCTACATTTATGAAATATGGAGAAACAGATCCATATTTTAATCATTGTATTGTATTAAATACTTGTTCTCCAATGCCAATAGATAATTCAGTAATAGAAAGTTATAGTTCAGAAAAAGAAGTATTATTGGCATGGCAACAATTAGTTCAGCGTGAAAATCCGGATATCATTATCGGTTATAATATATTTGGATTTGATTATGAATTTATGTTCAGACGAGCAGAAGAAAATGATTGTGTGGAAGATTTCTTGAAACTATCACGCAATAAAGAAGAAATTTGTGCTACAAAAGACCAAGAAACTGGTAAATATAAATTAGAAGAGAGCACATTACAGATAGCAAGTGGTCAACACGATTTAAGATTTATCAAAATGAATGGACGATTACAAGTAGATTTATATAACTTTTATCGTCGCGAAGCCAATTTAATTTCGTATAAATTAGATTATGTTGCTGGCAATTTTATTGGAGACTTTGTGAAATCAATTGATCATAATAGAAGTAAGGACCAAAGTATTATTAAAACAAGTAATCTAACTGGACTTCTAGTAGGAAGTTATGTTCATTTTGAAGAAATAGGTCATTCAGTTGATTATTATGAGGATGGAGCAAAGTATTCAGTAATAGAGGTAGATAAAGAAAATGGAAAAGTTACTGTTCAAGGTCATGTAGAACCGGATTTAATTTCTAAAAAAGTGAGATGGTGTTTAGCAAAGGATGATGTAACTCCAAAGGATATTTTCCGAATGACAAATGGAACTGCGGATGATCGTTCTGTAATTGCGAAATACTGTATTCAGGATTGTAACCTAGTTCATTATTTATTTAATAAATCAGATATTCTTACTGGTTTTATTGAAATGGCCAAAATTTGTAGTGTGCCTATTAATTTCTTAGTTATGCGTGGTCAGGGAATTAAGCTTACCAGTTATGTTGCCAAAAAATGCCGTGAAAAACGCACTTTGATGCCAGTTATTGAAAAAGGTGGTCTAGATGAAGGATATGAAGGTGCGATTGTTTTAGACCCTAAATGTGATTTATATTTGGACAATCCAGTAGCATGTGTAGATTATGCTTCACTATATCCTAGTTCTATGATTAGCGAAAATCTATCACATGATAGTAAGGTATGGACACGTGAATATGATTTAGCATCTAATTTGATTGAAGAATGGGGAGAAAAAGATGAAAAAGGAAATTATATTTATGATAATTTGCCAGGATTTGAATATGTAGATGTGACATATGATACATATAGATATCATCGTAAAAATCCAAAGGCAGCAGCAGAAAAAATTAAATGCGGTTATAAAATATGTCGGTTTGCGCAACCTTTTCAAAATGGAGAAGCATCAATTATGCCTTCTATTTTAAAAGAACTTTTAAAAGCGCGTAAAGATACTAGAAAATTAATTCCACAACAAACAGACGAATTTATGAAAAATGTATTGGATCAGCGTCAGCTTGGTTATAAAGTAACCGCAAATTCTTTGTATGGTCAGTGTGGTGCTAAGACAAGTACATTTTATGAAAAAGATATTGCCGCATGTACAACCGCAACTGGAAGAAAATTGTTGACATACGCGAAACGAGTAATTGAAGAAGTTTATGGAGATAAATTATGCGAAACAGAAAAATATGGACCAGTTTTAACAAAAGCTGAATATATTTATGGTGATAGTGTAGCAAATTATACACCAATTAAAATTAGAAAAAATGATATTGTTGAAATTTTGACTATAGAAAATCTTGCTGAAAAATATGGTAATAATAATTGGCTAACTTGTTTAGAACCTGGTAAACAAGAAAAAGAATACTGTGAATTAGTAGGTATTGAAACATGGTCTGATAAAGGTTGGACATCAATTTATCGTGTCATAAGACATAAGTTAGCTGATCATAAAAATATGGTTCGTGTACTAACACATACTGGTTTAGTTGATGTAACTGACGATCACTCATTACTTTTACCATGTGGTAAGGAAATATCTTCAAAAGATTGTACTATAGGAACTGAATTGCTTCATTGCTCTTTAAAGGAACCTATAATAGAAAATGTAAATTCTATTACAGAAGATGAAGCTAAAATAATGGGGTTCTTCTTTGGAGATGGAAGTTGTGGCAAATATAATTGTCCTTCTGGAAAAAAATCAACTTGGGGATTAAATAATGCTTCTGTGGAAATTATTAACAAATATTTAGATTTATGTAAAAAAGTATATAGTAATTTTGAATGGGTTGTAATGCCAACACTAGAAAGTTCTGGAGTATATAAAATTTCTCCAAGAAGTAATAAATATGGTTCTATAGTTGAATTTGTAAATATATATAGATCTTATATGTATTATAACAATTGTAAAATAATTCCATATCAAATAATAAATAGTAGATTAAGTGTAAGGGAAGCATTCTTTGAAGGATTATATGATGCTGATGGCGATAAAGATATAAATGGATATACTAGGATTGACCAGAAAAATCAAATTAGCGCAGCTTATATTTTATTATTAGGTTCAAGTATTGGATATTCTACATCAATAAATACCAGAAAAGATAAAAATAATATTTACAGAATTACAATGACAAAATCTAAACAAAGAAAAAATCCTATAGCAATAAAAAAAATGGAGATAATTGATTATAGTGGTTATGTATATGATCTTACAACTGATAACCATCATTTCGCGGCAGGAATTGGTAATCTTATAGTTCATAATACTGATTCAGTATTCTTTACATTTAATTTACAAACACCTGACGGTAAACCTATTCGTGGAAAAGAGGCTTTAGAAATTACAATCGAACTTGCTCAAGAAGCAGGTCATTTAGCATCTAATTTCTTAAAAGATCCTCACGATTTAGAATATGAAAAAACATTTATGCCATTTTGTTTGCTATCAAAGAAGAGATATGTAGGTATGCTTTATGAGACTGATCCTAATAAATGTAAAAGAAAAGAAATGGGTATTGTATTAAAACGTCGTGATAATGCGCCAATAGTAAAAGATATTTATGGTGGTATTATTGATATATTAATGAAAAAACAAAATATCCAAGAGGCTATTGACTTCTTACGCGGTTGTTTAAAAAATATTGTAGAAGAAAATTATCCAATGGATAAATTGATTATTACAAAATCACTAAGATCAGGCTATAAAAATCCACAATCAATTGCTCATAAAGTATTGGCAGACAGAATTACCGCAAGAGATCCTGGAAATAAACCAGGTCCAGGTGATAGAATACCATTTGTTTATATTGCGACAAAAGATAAGAAAGCATTACAAGGAGAAAAAATAGAGACACCCACATTTATTACAGAGCAGCGACTTAAAATTGATTATTCCTTTTATATAACAAATCAAATTATGAAACCAGTTCAACAAGTATTTGCTCTAGTTCTTGAAAAAATCTGGATATTAAAAGGAAGAAGACCTAAAATAACTCACTATAAAAACGAAATTAAAAATTTGAGAAAAGAATATAGTGATAATATAGAAAAATTTGAAGAAAAACAAGAGGCGTTGCGATGTAAAGAGATAAAAGCATTATTATTTGATGAATATTTGAGGGAAACAAATAATGAAAAGGCTGGTGTTCAATCTATAGATAAATTATTTGGTAAAAAAATTTTAAAAATATAAAAATATAAAAATATAAAAATATAATGTAAAGATTACAAATTTATTTTTTTTATAAAAAAAATTGATTACAAATAATATTTAAATACTTATTATACTATTACAATATGTTATTTCGCACAACAAAGTTTATTCTATTTCATAATGATACTGATATTCCAATTGTAGTGGATTCATGGGTAGATGGATCTAATATTTTACAATATTTAAAGATACAACCTAGAGAGAAATTAGTAATTCATAGTAGTGTAGGTGAATGGCATTTGAATGGAATGTTATATGGAGAAGATAGAAAATTATGGGATGATAAAGGTTTACAAAAATATGTTCTAGTTGGTAAATTTCGTTCAGATCCTTGCGCATATGGTGATTATTCTTGGATGGAGTATGATGATAATGTATTTAAATGTGAATATAGTAAATTAGATAATTATCAAGATAAAAGAGTAAAAGGTCTTATGACATTTTCATTAAATGAAGCTTTATTGAATACCAAATAAGTATTTCATTATAATAAATAAAATAAAAAATATCATATAAAAAAATATTAATTATTTTTTTATATTATGTGGACAATGTGGGCTTCGATCCCACTACCTCAACGTTGCTAACGTTGCGCTCTACCAATTGAGCTAATCGCCCTTATTTGCTATTTCCCTTTTTACATTGTTGGAATCGAACCAACATATCCTGCTTATAAAAAACAGATATTTTACCATTAAATTAAATGTGAATGCTATATAAAAATAAATTTAAGGTGCTACTTCTAAAGAATAAACATCCTCAATATATATAAAGAAAAAAATTATTATAATAAAATTTAAATATAAATTAATAAAAAATATAACCTTACATTTGATGTGATATTTTATATGACAATTTATTAATACATAATGCCTTTATGTCCTTTATTTAGGTGCTAAAGTTTTTTAGAAATTTAACCCAATATACATTATTTAATTACTAGAAAATTTTTAACTTCAATGATTTTTATAAGCGTCTAGCATTTGTTTTATCATCTGAATAAGTCCCTGGACCACCATCTAAAATTTCTTCGCTATAAGGAGATTAATAATTTTCATCACCCATTGTTTCTGCTACTCTATTAAAATCTCTTTCAATATCTTCTGCTTCCCATTTCTTATGCTTTTCTAATTGTTCTTCTAACTTCTTATGTAAATTCAAAAATTGGTCCCACCAATCATCATAAATCATATATTCACTCATATCAATTTCCTTACCATCTTCTAACTTATCAAAATCAAATATATTATCTTTAGTCATTCCAGATAACCAATTATACAATTTTTTTGTATAACATGAATTATAATCATAAAGAGCATCTGAATATTCAAAAACTTTACCTCGTTCTTCTAATGAGCTATTATTTATTAGTATACTATTAAAATTATTAACATTTATGCGTTGGTTTGTATCTCCATTCCAAAATATATCTCTCAAAGTAAAGTAAACATTGGAAGATAATGATTTATATTTTAAATCATTAGCATTAGACAAATAAATATATTTTACACCGTTAATTAATAGACATAACATCTTATAGTATAATTTAATAAATCTTTAAATTATTTATTTAATTATTGTTTCTATATTTTTATGTTTATAAAATTAAAAAATAATTTAAATAGATCTCTTTCTAAGAGGTTGTAATTTCTTCGATGTATTTTTAACTACCAACTTATCAAAAAGAGATTTAACCATTGTGCCAATCTCTCCAACACTAGTCTCCAAGCTCCAAACACGCTCAGTAAGCTTATCTACTTCTGATACATCTTCAGAAACTTCATCTGATTGCTTAAATAGGACTTTATTTTCAGTTTTTTCATATTCATCTTCATTATCAAGACAATCTTCATCATCATCATCATCCTGATAATCATCTTCAAAATCAGATAATAATACATCATCTTCAAAATCAGATGATGTATCATTATCTGGTTCTGGATCCTCATCTACATCTTCGTCGCAATAAGAAAAATAACTAGTAGCAACTTTTATAGGCGAAGAAACTATATCTTTAAAAGGCTTCTCATTATATCCTCTTGCCTCAAGCAAAAAATCTGTAAATCCTTCAGCATGAAGCTTATATACAATTGACATGACACTTCTCTTATGCTTATCAGCAATTTGTTGAACAGTCCATTCCAAAAGTTCATATTCTCTTTGAAGTGAAAGCACCTCATTAACATTCCATCTATTACCGTGTCTATTACCGTGTCTATTCATGTGATATATACTATTTACTAACAATATCTTTAAATCATTTTATAAATATATTTATAAAATACACTGTTACCTGATTATGGTGTAGTAGTATCACGCGTAACAACTAAAATATTACTCATAATCCATGACCCCAATATAATCCACATATTATTTATCATATTTGCAGCATTAAATACAATCCACCTTAAACCTTGGCAATGCGGAGTAGCTGTCATAAATGGAGATAATAAAAAACCGATTACTGTGCTAGGAACGCACATTCTAACATATAAATGCGACGCAATATAATGTAAAAATATCCATATTAGGTAAATACCAGTTATATTAATAAAAACTCTTATAAATTTTATACCGCAACCAAAAGAAAATCCAATAAAAATATATACTTGATCAGCAAGATTATATAAAAATAATTTTATTTTATTTTTTTGTATATCTTGAACTGTATTATCTAGTATATTTTCGGCACAATCATATTTTATTTTTGTTCTCATTATTCGTAATAATATATTATTACTATCTTTATATTTTCTTTATATATATATTATCTGTTATTCCTTTGTAGTGCTGTTAGAAGATTTACTAAAGCAATAGGATCTGACGCATCGCTTATAGTAGAAAAATTATTAAGTAATGTATTTTCACCAAAAAATAAATCAAAATAAGTAGAACCATTATTAGATGTATCATTATAAAAATTTGTATTATTATTTAAAGGTTCTTCTATACTTCTCTCTACTTCATCATTATCAATATTTTCTTCATCAATATTTTCTTCATCAATATTTTCTTGATCAATAGTTAAATTATTAGATATATCTACAGATACATTTCCAGATAAATCAAAAAAATTAGAATTAGAATTAGAATTAGAATTAGAATTAGAATTAGAATTAGAATTATAATTTCTAATATCATATCTACAAATAGGACAACGACAATTTGATCTAAACCATGTATTTAATTGATAGCGATTAAAGATATGTCCGCAATATCTAATTACTGTTACATTATCTGAATCAGTAAAATTTTCAAGAGATATTGGACAGCTTCTATTTATTGGATTTAAAATATCGCAATATCTTACACTTCTAGTAGCAGTTTCAATTTGTGTCTGAGTAGGAAATATTTCAACAGGTTGAAAAAATCTTTGTAAAATATTTGAAAAATTATTACTTCTTGGTTGTTCTCTTTGATTTCTTGAAGGTAATCTATAATGTTGAACACTATCAATAATATATGGAACATTATTCAACAAAACTCTACCTAAATTATTTGTTTCTGAATTGGTTGTTTCTGAATTATTTGTTTCTGAATTAGATAAGGTTCTAGTTGTTGATGTATTTCTATTTATATTAGTCCTATTTATATTAGTCCTATTTATATTAGTCCTATTTATATTAGTCCTATTTATATTCTCTCTACTATTCCATCTGGAATTTATATTATTTAAAATTTCAACAATACTATTATGTATTTGAACATTCATATCTGTTAAATCATTAATAGAATTTGTAAAATTTTGAATAGATCGTAAATTATTATTATATGTTTCATTTAAACTATTAATAATTGATAAATCTGGGTCGTTAAAATTATTAGTCATAATATATTATATTCTAATTATATTTAAATATATATCAAACATATATTTAAATATATTAGCAAACAAATTTAAATATATTATTAAATACATTTAAATATATTAAAGCATACTTATCATTAAGATGGATTATGAAAAATACAAAAACAAAGGTCTAAGTGGGTTATCAAATTTAGGTAATACCTGTTTTGTTAATTCATGCATGCAGATAATTTCTCATACATATGAACTTAATAATTTTTTAAATCAGGAAAACTATAAAAAAAAGTTAAAAAATATAGTAGACACTGTTTTAATTCTAGAATGGGATAATTTACGACAAATAATGTGGAGTGATAATTGTATAATATCACCAGGTAAATTTATAAAAACTATTCAAAAAATAGCAGCATTAAAAAAAAAAGATATATTTACAGGTTATTCACAAAATGATCTTCCAGAATTTCTTTTATTTATAGTTGATTGTTTTCATAATTCACTTTCGAGAGAAATCAAAATGACAATAACAGGCACTCCTGAAAATTCAACTGATCAAGTTGCTATTAAATGTTTTGAAATGATTAAAAATATGTATTCAAAAGAGTATTCAGAAATTTGGAATTTATTTTATGGTATACATGTTTCAGAAATTACAGATTTAGAAACTGGTAAACAACTAAATGTTACACCTGAACCATATTTAATGATTGACTTACCTATACCATCTAATAATAAAATGCCATCATTAATAGATTGTTTTGATCTATATGTTGAAGGTGAAATATTAGAAGGTGATAACGCATGGTTTAATGAAGAGACAAATCAAAAAATTAATATTAGAAAAAGAATACAATTCTGGTCTTTCCCAGATGTTTTAATTATTGATTTTAAAAGATTTAATAATAGATTTCAGAAAAACCAGATTTTAGTAACATTTCCTCTGGATATTTTAGATTTATCTAAGTATGTAATAGGATATAAAAAAGATTGTTATAAATATGAACTATACGGTGTATGTAATCATAGTGGTAGTGTAATGGGTGGTCACTATACATCATTTGTTAAAAATGCGAATGGTAATTGGTATCATTTTAATGACCAAGAAGTCTCATCTGTAATTACACCTGAGAATGTTATTACTACAAAAGCATATTGTTTATTTTATAGAAAAAAAATATAATTAATAATAATTTAACTAATTATAAAATTTATTATTCTAGCTATTTATATATTATAAATGGAAGTAGTAAATACAACATCAACAACTAACCCGGTTAATATGTATAATTATTTAAACACATACATTTTAAATCCTATGGTTTTTATTATAATATTTTTAATTATAGTAGCATATTACGTTTTTTCATCATCATCTGTTAGTCCAAATGGTTTAGGAAATATAACCGGATCAAATTCAAATTCAGGTATAAATATAATGAGTATTATTATTATTGCGATTTTAATTGTTTTAGTTATTATTAATGCTTTTGAATACTTTTTTAGTATAAATGTTACTGCTTATATTCAAGGATTATTTTCACCTAAAACACAAGTGGATATAGTTGTAGATCAAAGTTCAATTCATCCTTCTCCTTCTCCTGTTCCTACAATTAGATTTAAAAAACAAGTATTTAATATTCCTGGAAATTATTATAATTATACCAATGCTAAGGCATTATGTAAAGCATATGGAGCTGAGTTAGCATCATATGACCAACTTGAAAAAGCTTATAATGATGGTGCAGAGTGGTGTAATTATGGATGGTCTTCTAATCAGTTAGCGTTATTTCCTACACAACAGAAAACATATAATACTTTACAAACAATAAAAGGGCATGAAAATGATTGTGGAAGACCTGGAGTAAATGGTGGTTATATCGCAAACCCACAGGTCAGATTTGGCGTCAATTGTTATGGTAATAAACCAAAAATTAGAAGTGAGGAGGAAGAATTAATGAAAACTACAAGCCCTTATCCAGAAACACTTCAAGATAAAGTTTTTCAAAAGAAGGTTGATTTTTGGAAGGACAAAGTAGATGAAATATTAGTATCACCATTTAATCATAATAGCTGGGGACAATAATAAAATTTATGGCATAGGACAAATTCTATAAAAAATCGGCTCTCTATAAATGTCTAATAAATAGTTATTATGTATTTCTTTTTCTAATTCATAAATTATGTTAGTATAAAGTTTATTTATCATGTTTAAAATAATAAATACAAATAATACAAAAAACATACGATGTGTTAATTTTATAATAAATAATAAAGAGTTAGAAAGTCTTCTTTCTATAACTAAAAATGAATAAATCATATATATACCATACTGATATTGATATAAATTATATAATTCTAAGTTATCGGCTCTTTTAATTTTGTTACGACATATTGGACATTCTTCATTTTTTTCATACCACAAATTTAAGCAATTAACATGTATATATCCATCACAGTCACAAAATTTATAAAAATCTGTGTTATTTTTTAATTTAATAATATTATTATTATCTAATTGAAAATCAAAACATATAAAACATTCTCTTTCTTCTTTATCAGTTTCTTCTATTTTTTCATCATTTTCACTGTCATAATAATTTACAGTTCTAAATAACATTTTATTATATTAGATAAATAATTTAATATAATAACAATAATAATTTATTTCTTTTCTTTATTTCTTTTTGTTCCACCTTTTTTATAAATATTTTTTTGTTTCCTTGTTTTTTTACCTCCTTTTTTAGAAATTAATTTATTATCACTTTCTCTTACTAGATCTAATAATTTATCATGTAAATCATCACCAACATCACTATCATTATCAGTATCACTATCAGGATCTTTACCATAATCTTTATATCCACCAGTCTTATTTGAATAACTAAGTGTCCAACTAGGCACTACTAAATTTTTAAATAAATCTGAAACTTTATTTGATCCACCTCCAACTTGATCTGTATTTAATGTCATTATAGGTGACATACCAGCTTTCATCATAATTGAATTAACATTAAAACCACCAGAATAAATTTGTTCATCTTGATTAATATTAAATACTAATTCTTTTGATCCTATATAATCTATATTATTCTCTTCCATATAAATTATTTATATATTAATTAATTATTAGAAAAGCGCTTTATTTCTGGAACAATTTTAACTGCTCTTTTTTGTTTTATATGTTCCATAATAAGAGTAATTTGTGATTCATTTTTTATAACTTCACTTAAAGTTTTTTCTAAATATTTAAATGTTAATGGTTCTGGAATTCTTGTATTTGTAAATCTAAGTCTACCATCACTTATTTTAACTGTAGAATTAGAGAGATTATTAGTTGAAGCATAATTTACAATATTTTGTTCTAATGTATTGCGTTTATCTCTAATTTCTCTAATTTTTTCATTTAATTGTTTTATTTGATTATCTAACTGAACCCATTGTTGAATTTGACCTTCAAAACTCATTAATAATAATATTTAATAGAAAATAAATATTATTAGAACTCATATATTTTCTTGTTTATCTACGGCGATGAGATCTTGTGCGGTTTTTGCGAGATTTGCGACCTCCGTGCTTCTTACGACGGTAGGTTTGTTGTAAGCCTAAAAGACTAAAAGGAACTATAGCTTGGTTAACAATTGAACCAATTGGAAATCCACCACGTTTCTTATGTCTTCTACCAGCAGATTGAATTAAGTTGATTTGAGAATCAGTTGGTGTATTTGGTTGACTAGCATTTTGACCTTGAGCACCAACATATTCACTACCTACTCTTCCACCATATGGACCAGATTGATCAAATGTTCTGGAAAATTGTGACCCACCACTTCCATTAACATATTCTCCATAACTAGAAGCAGAAGTATATCCACTACCACCTCTTTTAACACTATGTGAACGACGACGACTATGTTTTACCATATTATATAAATTGATGAGAAATTAAATTTAAACTCCTCCTAAAATCTAATTTTTTATAATAAAATTTAAACATATAATTAATTATATATTAACTTAAGTATTTATACACTAAATTAATTTGGTTATTAATTGTTTATTACGCAATACAATTATTAAAATTATAAGTATGGCTAAAATCATTATAAAAATTAAAAAAACCAAAGAAACTGTTATATAAATATACGGGTTTATTTCATATAAAATAAAATCTATTACAGGTTTTAATAACATCTTAAATTCATTTTTTATATCATCTCTTTTTAAAATATCTAAACATTGCTGAACCAAAGAATCTTTCATAATTAATAAAAATATAAATTTTATAAAATTTGTGCGTGTTATTAGTTTTTAATTTTTCTATATTTTGAATAAATATGGAAAATATTATTGAACCAAATGATACCTTTGATTTTTCTAAGTTAAGTTTAGCACATCCTGTTGGTGTTCAAGGAGGAGCTTATTTTACAAAAATAGAATTTAATAAGAAACCATTATATATACAAACTAGCAAAATACAAACAAAACAAGGTTTTGTTAAATCGGGTAAAAAATATTATTGTGATTTAATGTTTGATAAAAATTCAGAACAGCTTATTCATTGGTTTGAAAATTTAGAAGAAAAATGCCAAAAACTAATTTTTGAAAAAAAAGATACCTGGTTTGAAAATAGTTTAGAAGAAAGTGATATAGAAAGTGCGTTTAATTCTACAATTCGTATTTATAAATCTGGCAAGTTTTATTTAGTAAGAACAAATATTAAAAATAGTCACAATAATTTGCCATGTATTACAATTTATAATGAACAAGAGGCACCATTAACAATAGATGATATCACTTCTGAAACTAATCTTATTTCTATTTTAGAAATACAAGGTATTAAATTTACGTCTAGAAATTTTCAAATTGAAATAGAACTTAAACAAGTGATGGTATTAAATAACGAACCTTTATTTGATAATTGTTTAATAAAACCTAATAAACGATCTATTGAAGAACCCTTTATTCCAGGTATAAAAAATACTATAGAACATTTAGAAAAAGATGAACCTAAAGAAGATATTCTTACAGAAAATATATTTACACCAATTGATATAGACATTACATCGGAACAAAATTTAGAAGATATAAAGGCTGGTTTAGAAGAATTTAGCTTGGAGACTTCTATTATTGATGACATCTCAGAAAATAATAATTCTGAAATAGATATAATAACAAATACAACAAGTATATCATCTGATATAATAGAAGAAAAAGATGAACAAAATATTTCTTTAGAATTTGAAGATTTAAATGATAATATTGAGGAAAATAATGATGATGATTTAAAGGAAATGGATGGTTTTGATCTATCTTTAGAAAATTTAGAAAAAATGCAACTTAAAAAACCTAACCAAGTATATTTTGAATTATATAAAGAAGCTAGAAGCAAGGCTAAACAGGCAAAAAAGAGTGCTATTTTAGCCTATTTAGAAGCAAAGAATATTAAGAAAACATATATGTTAGAAAATTTGAATGATAGCGATAGTGATTTTGATGCTGAGATTGATGAAGTATCTGAAAGTGAATTAGATGGATTATAAAAATTTTTATTTTAAATTCTTTAGAACATTTATATTTAAAGAATACTTTTGTTAAATTTTTATTTTGAATAGAACTTTTAATGATTTAGTATATTTAATTAGTTGAAACAATTAAATATGTATTCTGAAAATTATTTTATCATTAATTTTATATAATGACCGTCTCTTTAAAGAAGCTATGGAATGACTATGGAATTGGAGCTATTTTAGTTTTATTAATTGTTGCCTATGGTGTTAGTGTGTTTGCTGGTTATTTAGGTGCCAAAGGAACCGCTGGTCCTGAGTCAAATTCTCATATGGGACAACAATACAAGAATACAAACACACAAGCTTCTGCTGGTGTTCGTCCTTCTGATCCTAATGGCAATGAAGTTTTTGCCTCTGCTAACGGTGTTCAAACTAGTTCACCTGGTATCCCTTCTTCTTGCTCTCAGCCTAATATTCAGAACCCTGCTGAACTTTTACCTAGAGATAGCAACTCTCAGTGGGCCCAATTAAATCCTTCTGGTAAGGGTGAGCTTGCCAATGTTAACTTGCTTAAGGCTGGTTACCACATTGGTATTGATACCATCGGACAAAGTTTGAGAAATGCTAATCTTCAGATCCGTTCTGAACCTCCTAACCCACAATTGAATGTTGGTCCTTGGAACACCAGCACTATTGAGCCTGATTTCATGAGACCTCCTCTTGAGATTGGATCTGGTGGTCAATAAATCCACCTTTTTAAAAAGGTGGAGCCAAAATATTATAATATAAAATTTATTTAAACATTTTATAATAATTAATAATTAATAATTATTATAAGATATAATCAACTTAGCATACCATAAATTTAACAAATAATTGTTTTTGTATTTTGTGATATAACACAACCTGGCAGTTCTGTTTTTACTATATTTTTTATATAAGTATACATAATTTCTACATTTTTTATACTTTTTAATTTATTTGTATTATTTTTACATAAAAGCGCATCAACTTTAATAATATAATGCATTTCTTTTTTTGAAAACTTATCTGGTAATTTACAAACAACATGACAAGATGATATATTATTAGCATGAAACCATAAATCATTTATTGTACACTTATCAATAATTTCAAAATTTTCTGTTTGATTTTGACCAATATAAAAGACAATTTCTTTCTTTAACGCATTAATATAAACATTTTCAGTTTTCATTGCTATATGTGTGTAAATATTTATAATAATACAAGTTTAATCAATTTTTATTTTTATACAAAGGTAGATCTTTTGTTATACTTTTTATAAAAGTATATTATATGGAGAAGCATAGCATATTTTTTTATATATTTGTAACAATTATTCTCTTTTTTTGTATAGTTATTTATTATCAATCAGACGCATTCAATCTTAAATGTATTATAGCTTCCAAAGATGGAAATAGATATTGTGTTCGCGAAAGAGAGAAATTAGAATTAGCTGCCAATCTTTTAGCAGAAGTAACACAAAAAATGAAAGATATGGTTGCTTATATGAAGGAAAAACATCCCGAAGACCCAAGAACTAAACGTCTTGTAGATGGTTTTAATCCTAAAAAAATAAGTGAAACTTTGCCAACCAGTGAATTAACTGCTTTTAGTGAAAATAAAGGAGAGAAATTAGCATTTTGTTTAAATACTACAAAAGAAGGAAATAAATTAATTGATATTAATACACTTACCTTTGTTGCTCTTCATGAATTATCGCATATTATGACTGAAAGTGTTGGACATAAACAGGATTTTTGGCAAAATTTCAAGTTTACATTACAAAACGCAAAAGAAGCCGGTATTTATTATCCAGTTGATTATAAAAAAGAACCACAACAATATTGTGGAATGACAATAAATGATAATCCATATTATGATCTAGCTTAATTAATTTTCTTTATATATAATATAATGGAAAACGCTTTATCTCATCTTTTTCATGCCTCAATTATAACAATAATTCTTTATGTTATAATGAAATTTATTTTAAATCAAACTGTTTCAATGTCATTAAATAGAAGTATTTTAATTGGAGCATTAGCTTTAATATATATGATTTTATTTGGTCACGGAATGCCAACGCATTTAAAAAAAATATAATAATTAATTTAATTGTTTAGTTAGTAATTAAATTAAAAATAATACTACCTTTATATATATGTCAAAATCATTATCTTCAATAAAATCTACAGAAACAAAAGATGACCCATTTAATTCTAAAATATATAAAGTTAAGCATCTTGTGGATGGTAAAATAAATACTATATATGTATTTAATATCATTAGAACGGCTGAAGAAGATGAAGAAAGTTTATTTAACAAAATATTTACAGAAGAAGAAAACAGACTAATTAATGAAGAAAAAATCACTATTAAATTTTCAAAGCAATATATTCATTTTGATGATAGTATTGGCACTATTAAAATTAAAATTTTAAATGAATTAAAAAAAGAAATATCTATTGATGAAATTTATCTTTTTTGTCAAAAATTAGAAACTCTAAATGCGGTTTCGGTATATAAATCTCTTACCCAAAATAAAAAATTAGAGCTAACTAAGGTTAGATTTGATCAATTTATTTCAAATATTGATAGAGCCGAAAATGGTGAACCTTTTGCTAAACCAGAAGATAAAGAAGTTTATACATTTGATGATATTTTTCAAATGAAATTTGATAATAAAAGGTATATTGTTAATAAAGTTTTAGGACAAAAATTTTTTATTGTAGAAAATGAATATCCTTTTGTATGTAATCCATATGATATTGATGATTATGATGTATTTTTTGAGAAAACCGCGCGTAAATCATTGTCTACTTTAAATAGCCATTTATTATTAAATAGTGGTAAAATTATTGATAATAGTATTTTTTTATGCCTGGCGAATGATGTCCTTCATTTTGTTAAAGAAAAGGGTGAAGTGTCTGAAGAAACAACTACCAAAATTTATTACCCATTCTTGTATAATAAAAATATTAATGGATTAGAAGATTTAGAGAAAGAGAGACCAAAATTATTAGAAAGCAATAGCAAGTTTTTAAATGAGAAAACACTTGATACATTTAAAACAATAGATATGTTTTATCAAGTATATAATTCAAGAAAGTCTGATTTAAATTATGTAGATAAAGGTATTAAATTTATTAAAGCAGTTATTCGTCCAGAATTTGATATTAAAATTCCACTTGAAATTATTTTTAAAATTGTTCATGCTACAGAAAGCAGTCCTTTAATTAAATATAATCCTTCATCTAGACAAGAAAATGTATATAGACTTTTTACCGATAAAATTGCCACAGATGGTCAAAAAATTCCATTTTTGAAAAGAGCTGTTATTTTTAAATTAATGAAAAATATAGCCCGTAATAAATCAGTTGCTATTTATGTTGATTCAGAGCAAACTCTTATATGTGAATTTGATGAAGAAGGATTTATTACTATTAGTTCTGAATTTAAAACTTTGGTAAGTGTTGATGAAATTGATAATATATTTAGAAATTCAATTAATCCTATTATACAAGAAATTAAAAATTTATTAGAACAAAGTGGTTATAAATTAAGTTTATTTAATAGCTTACATGATGAAAATGTAGAAGTTAAAGAGCTTACATATGAAACTCAAATTACAATTAAAAAAGCACTTGATATTCAATCATATAGAGGATGTGTATCTAGCGTTTTTATTAATGAAACAGACAATTTTAAAGGTAAGGCAATTAATTTGCGTTACAAACGTGTTTCAAACTATAGTAAATTTAATAGTCAAGAAGCTTTCATACTTGAAAAATCTAACCAAGGATTAAGAGGCGCTGAAATTATTGATGCTCTATTGGAAAATTTTCCTGGAGATCTTAATCGTAAAGATGCGGTTGAAATGGTAACAAGAATTGCGAATGAATTAGAAATTGAGCGTGGTGTTAGAAGATCTGATATTAAAATTAAAAATAATCCTGGGTTTAAAACAGTTATTACGCTTGATAAAGAAACAGGAATAATAACTATTAGAACCGAAAATATAAACAATATTAATTATTTATACACTTTACCTATTTATTTAGATACAATGGTTCGGTTAACACAGGATAAAAAGTCTACAAATTTTTCTTTAAAAGAAATTGACAAATTATGTTTAAGTGGAGAAAAAGAAGAAATAGTTTTAGAAGAAATTGTTTCATCTACCGAGAGGTCATCTGATTCATCCCAAAGCGAAGAAGATGCTTCTTTGGAACTTGGATCTGAAGATATTGAATATGGTGAATTAGAAATAAGTAAACCAAAAGGTGCTTTAAGTTTATTTATGAATGAAAGTGATGAAGATGAAGAGGAAATCTTTGAAGGTGGTGATAGTTCTTCTAGCGAACAATCTATTCCTAGTGAAAAAAGTTCTGAAAAATCTGACAGTTCTAGCGAACAATCTATTCCTAGTGAAAAAAGTTCTGAAAAATCTGACAGTTCTAGCGAACAATCTATTCCTAGTGAAAAAAGTTCTGAAAAATCTGACAGTTCTAGCGAACAATCTATTCCTAGTGAAAAAAGTTCTGAAAAATCTGACAGTTCTAGCGAACAATCTATTCCTAGTGAAAAAAGTTCTGAAAAATCTGACAGTTCTAGCGAACAATCTATTCCTAGTGAAAAAAGTTCTGAAAAATCTGACAGTTCTTCTAGCGAACAATCTATTCCTAGTGAAAAAAGTTCTGAAAAATCTGACAGTTCTAGCGAACAATCTATTCCTAGTGAAAAAAGTTCTGAAAAATCTAAAAAATCTGAAAGTGCTGAAAGTTTAAAATCCTTTGGGGTTTCTAGTTCTAAATCTGAAACTAAAGAAACTAGTTCTAAATCTGAAACTGAAGTATCTAATAGACCAACACCTGATAATTCAGAAAGTGCAGAAACTTTAAAATCCTTTGGGGTTTCTAGTTCTAAATCTGAAACTGAAGTATCTAATAGACCAACACCTGATAATTCAGAAAGTGCAGAAACTTTAAAATCCTTTGGGGTTTCTAGTTCTAAATCTGAAACTGAAAATGAAGAACCTTTAGAGGAACCTAAAAAAGAAATGTCTAGTAATAAAGAAGAAAAACCTGTAGAGGAACCAGAAAAAGAAACTTCTAGTAATAAGAAAAAAGAAATTGTAGTTGAAGTTGAAAAGAAAAAATCTAGCAGCAAGGATATACCGATATTAGAACTGGAGCCAGAACCAAAATCAAGTAGCTCTAAACGGAGTGAAAATGTTAGAATGGTTATAGAAGATACTTCGGAAGACGAAGATGAAGAAGATTTGGCAAAACCTTTATCAAATAAGAAAAGAGAAGAAGAGGAAGAAGAGGAAACAGAAGAAGAAGAGGAAACAGAAGAGGAAGAGGAAGAAGAAACTATGGCACGTAATATTGATGGTATGAAATTAAAGAAACCATATTATTTTCAGACTTTAATTGAGAAAAAAGATCCTATATTAATTTTAAAGGAAGATACACCTCAATATAATTCATATCCTAGAACTTGTAGTTCAAATATGAGAAGACAACCAGTTATTTTAACAGATACTCAATTAGATAAAATTAATAAAGAACATCCTGGATTTTTAAGAGAAGAAGATGTTATCAAATATGGTTCTGATGAAAGCAAACAATTTAATTATATTTGCCCACGTTATTGGTGTTTAAAAACAAATACAATTATAGATCCAGCTGATTTAAAACAGGTTAAAGGTAAGGATGGTAAAATAGAACTTGAACATCCAGAATGTGGTAAGGTATTGCCAAAAGGAGAGAAAAAAGTAAAACCAGGATATTATATATATGAATTTTATAGCAATACACCTGGAAAAAAAGATAATAAAAAATATCCAAGTTTAATTCCAGACAAACATCCTGATGGTCTTTGTCTTCCTTGCTGTTTTGATAAATATAATACAGAGGGTAGAATAGCTGCCATGAAAAAATGTTATAAAAAAGACCAAGAAAAAGTTGTAAAAGAAAAGGACAATCAGGAGGATTATATTAAGGGTCCAGATAAATTTCCACTTGAACAAGGTAGATGGGGATATTTGCCTGTTGAAATACAAACAATGCTTCATGAATCAAATGCTGATTGCCAAATAAGTAAAACAAATACAAATCTTAAAGAAAATCATCCTTGTCTACTTCGTCACGGTATTGAGTTAAACAAAAACCAATCATTTATAGCATGTATGTCTGATATTCTTTTTTATGCTAAAAAGGTAACAGATAAAGAAAATAAATCAGCAGTTAAATCTACCAAAATTTTAAACATACAAGAAATGAAAAATCTTATTATAAAATCTTTAACAATTGATAGCTTTATTAAATATCAAAATGGAAATTTAGTTACTGATTTTCAAGATATTAATAAGAAAGTAGATGTTAATAAATATAATACTTCAAAAATGTTTTCAAAATTAGATATGACAAAACCAACGGATTTGGCTTATTATTCAAAGATTGTTAGTGCGTTTGAAAACTTTAAAGCATATCTAAATGATCCTGATGCTATAATAGATCATACTTATCTATGGGATATTATTAGTATGCCAAATAAATTTTTATTTCCAAATGGTGTAAATCTAATCATATTTCAAATACCAAATGATGACATTACAAATAATGTAAATCTATTATGTCCATCTAATCATTATTCTAATGAATTTTATGAAGCACGAAAACCAACCATAATATTAATAAAAGAGGAAGGTTATTATGAACCCATTTATTCATATACTTCTAGCAATAATAATAGTAATATCAGTATTATCAAAGAATTCAAAGAATATGATCCAAAATTATCAAAAACTATGAGAGCTGTTTTTAAAGAAATTATTAAACCATTCTTCAATATGATATGTAGACCACTAGAAAGTATGCCAACTATTTACAAAGCAAAAAGACCTTTACTTTTATATGATCTAGTCCAAAAATTAGATAAATATGAATATAAAGTTCTCAAATTAGTATTAAATTTCAGTAATAAAGTAATTGGAGTTGTTGCTGAAGAACCAGGACCATCAGACCGTTATTGTTTTGTTCCTTGTTATCCATCATATTTAAATGAAGACCTTAAAAAGGATCTAGATTTTGTATTTATGAATGATGTAAGTTTATGGAATACTTATGAAAATACAGTTCAGTTTCTTAATAAGTTAGACAAAAGAAGCAAAAAACGCCGTGATGAGCCAGATATACCTTGTAAACCAGAATTTAAAATTATTGAAGATGATGTTATGATTGTTGGAATACTAATAAATACAAATCAATTTATTCAATTATCTACTCCTATTCGCGCAGATGAAATTAGTGCTGAATTAGATTTGCCTTCTATAAGTAATAGCAATTATATTATTAATTCTAAATCAAAACCTATGTTATCTAGTGATATCCCAATTACAACAGAAATAGATGTAGATAAAGAACGTGTTGATTATATAAAAAAAATAAAATTAGAAACTAGTTTTTACAATGTTTTCAGAAATACTATTAGAATTTTATTAAATAATTACGAAAATGCTAAGATACGAGAGAAAATCGAAAAGGAAATTTTAAAAGAATATATTATTTATTCAGAAAAACTAAGAAATATGATAGACTTATTAAATGAGTTAGTTAAAGAAAAAATTCAGTTTATTGGAGACGAAAATTATTACAAATTAATTAATGAAATTTCAACTTGTATTGTAAAGAATAAAGAAAACTGTAGTGCTACACCTAATTTGTGTGCTGTATCTGAAAATAATGATTGTAATTTAATTTTACCTGAGAAAAATCTTATAACAAATAAAGAAAATGAACCCATTTATTATGGTAAAATGGCTGATGAATTAATTAGGTATAATAGAATTAAATCATTTATGTTACAACCTCAAACTTATTTATCATTTGGTAATATTGGTTATAATTTACGTGATAATGAAATTATTTTAATCCAATCTTTATTAACAAAAGAATATTTTGAAACTTTAATTCCTACCATTACAAATAAATATGTACATTATAATTCCTATGATGAAACTCAACCTATAATTACACAAGTTTATGAAAATCAAATTCCTTCTCTTGATCATGCTATCGGTAGAGATAATGAAAAAGTATGCGAGAAAATTATTAATGAAAAAATTAAATCAGCTATTTGGAAAAGTTGTTTTCCAGAAAACTACTCTGAAATAGAATACAGTAAATATAAATTCTGTACATTTAACTTTATAATTGATTTAATAGAAAAAAAAACAGGTAGTCGTCTAACAATGAATCAAATTAAAAATGAGTTATATGATGAATATAAAAAATATTTGCCAGAGCATGCTGATAAGATTATTGATATTTTAATTATTGAAGGTAAAAAAACATTGGGTGACCAAGTTCATTCAAAAACATTATCATTTTTAAATTTAATATATACTGATAATTATTTTTTAACTACACTTGATATTTGGTTGCTTATTTTAAAATATAAAATTCCCACTATTTTTATTTCTCAGAAATGGATTTTACAAAGCAAATATGAAAAACATCAATTTGTTGCTTATGGTGATAAAGATGATAAGTTTGCTTTTATAGTTATTCCAGGATTTAGACCTGAAAATGTTCCAAATCTTAAACTTATTCAATCTGATAAAAATGAGATTTTTATTTCTCTCGATAAATTAAATGATGAATGTGGAGAGAAAATTAATCAAGATATTGATGAGCAAATAACTATTGAAGATTATTTGGAAAATTTTACAAAGCCAATTAAAACTAAATATGAAAAGAAAAAACCAGTTAGAATAGTTATTGAGAGTAATTCGGATGAACCTGTTGTAAAACCAAAGAAGAAAAAATTAGTAATTGAAGAAACATCACCTGTCTCACATAAAATTGAAGAAGAGTCAGTAGAAAAACCTAAGAAAGCTAAAAAAGCAAAACAAGTTAAGGAACATGATAAATCTAAAAAAAATATTAAAATAATAGGTAATAATGCTTCTAAAAAAAATGTTAAAAAGAGGCGATTTTTAATTGTCGATAGTTCCAGTACTGAGGAAGTAAAAGCTTAATAAATTATATTTGTAATTTACGCCTCTTCAACATATATTATTTCGTTTTCAATATCAAATTCTTCTGATGATACAACATTATCTTCTTCATCATATTCTTCATTATCTTCCTCTTCATCATCACTATCATTCTCTTCTATATTATCTTCATAATATGTGTTCATGGTTATTATATAATGTTTATGTGTGTATGATAAATGATCACATAAAAATTTACTATTATTATTATTTTCAAATAATATATGATTATCATTATATTTTTTATTAATTTTAACTATTTTTACTTGATTATTAATTATTTTTTTAATATATGTAATTTTTAATCTTCCAAATAGGGGATTAAATTTTTGAAAGTTTAATAATTTATTATATAATTTGAACGCAGCTTTTCTTTTAAGAATTGGTATCAATAAATTTTTACTATTAGTAAATAATAGTAAATATGGTTTAAATACTTTTACTACTATTTCCTTTGGAAATTCAGGAGATATATTAATTTTTTTTTTTTCAAGTTTATTTTTATTAAAAATATCTAACATAATTTTAATTTCATTATATAAATCATCATTTATACTATTTCTAGTATGATTTTTTATACTATGTTCCCTTAATAAATATTCATAATTACTTAAAAAGTTAGTTAAGTTAAAATGACATTCATGAAATTTTAAAAATAATTCAAGTATATTAAATTTTATTAATAATTTAGGTCTCTCTATTACATAATAATAAATATTATATAAGGTGCTTTTATTAAAAGGTATATTATTATATGGATTTTTTATACATAAAGGTTCCGCAAAAAAACTAAAATTACATGAATTACTAAGTGATATATTTATTATTTTTATAATATCAAATATTCTAAAAAGATATTTTGCTTTTTCTTGATATAAACATATAACATTATTACTAGTTTCATTTATTTCATTTAACTCCATATCTGTATTGACAACAATTTTTGCTTTATTATATTTAAATATGAAGGCAAATTTATTTACACCCTTGAAGATTTAAAATGGGACAAAACCCACTAAAAATCAACAAGGTTTGCCTATTTCAAGGCATGTAAATTTTGGTTTTACTGGCTCGTCTAAACCAGTTGAAGTATTCTTGCTTCTTGATAAATAAATTGGTCTTTCTTTTTTATTTATCGCATTATAAGCAATTTTATAAATATTTGTAGCACCATTAACATCTCTATTCCAATAACCACATCCGTTTTTACAACAAATCAGTCCATGAACTAAAACATTACCGCTTCTAAATGGTTTTGGATTTTCCCTAACCATTGTCTTTTTACAAATACCTATTTCACATTTGGAACATCTACACGATGTCCTGAATTCATCTACTAAATATGTTTGAAATCCTGCTTTTCTAAACAAAGTTCGCATTCCTTTTCCTTTGGTCGCTTCTTTGAATTTCATATGTTGTTTTTGTTCGTAATCACCAAAACATACGATAACCTCCTTTTCATTACCAAAAATGCGTTTGAAATTATTTAACATTTTTTGTTCGCTTTTCTTGGTATTTCTATAACTTTGTAAGCGTAGTTTCCTGAAAATATATTTTTCATAAAAGGTAAACAACAACCCATTTATTTCACTCTTCTTTTGGATATATTCCTTGAATTTTGTTATGTTAAGTGATTTGCGGTTTAATTTTGATAATTCAGTTTCCCATTCTATAATTGTTTTCCCATTAATTTTTTCCCTTTTCAATTCAAGTTGTATTTTTGAATACTTCTTTTTCTTGGTTTCTTTTCTGCGTTGGTCTTGTGAATATCTAAACTTTTTTGCTTCTTTATTATCAGCATCTACACAATAAATTAAATCACATTTTCCAGGGTCTATACCCACTATTTTTTTATTTTGTAATTGTGTATAATCGGTTACTTCATCAATATATGTTTCACAAGATAACCCCTTTTTCATCATCGGCAGTCGTTTTCCTATTAAATCCTTACGCAATAGCAATAAAGTGCAACTTATTCCATCTGTTTCTATCATATGATGAAATTCATAATATTTTTTATGAAACATTTTTCGTTCTGTTCTAAAAAAGAATTCCCATATTTTATCTTCATTTCGTTTCAAGTTTCCTTTTGTTAAATATTCACTTTTAATTCCTTGTTTTTTCGTCATAAGAAGATGAACTAATGTAGTTGTATCTAATCTTATATGTTTTGGTATTATTTCACTACGCATAGGAAATACATTACTAATTGTTTGTTCTTCTTTTTCAAGTTGTTTCATCATAATAATCATACAAGGAAAATAATCAAAAGGACTACACATTAAATCATAAACAATATTATTCTTTTTATATGTAAATTTATTTGGCGTAATAAATTGTTTTTGTCGGTTTATCCAATTATGATACATGGTATGTGATTTATAATTTTTAGAACCTTCGGTAACATTCAATAAATCGGTTTTTATTTTTCGCAATTGACTACATAAATTATTTACGCGTTGTTCCTTTTCTTTTTGTGTAATATTCATTTTTCTTATTTTATTTACAATAAATTTCTTTTTCCAAACAACATTTACATATCGTTCCACATATTCTACATAATGAAACTTTATGTTATTCTCATACATCGTAAGAATATCAATAGTAAGATAATCTAAAATGGTATTCATATGAGTATAATCTAAATTTTCATTTTGAATAAGTGGTTGAAAATCAGTTTTGTAAAATGCACTCAAAGTATCTTTTAATTCTTTGATTTCCTTTTTAGGTGGTCTTCCAGTTGCTTTTTCATTACATAATATTTTCATACAAGAATTTATGAACTCATCATTTATAATTGGTAGTTTATTATGCTTATCATAATGGTCTAATAAAAAAAGTTTCATAAACATTAAAGTTTGAATAACAATTTTATTACACTTAATAACAGCATTTGTAATTTTTGATAAATTAATGTCTGGGTGTTTCAAGACACTTTTCAAGGAAATTTTAATTCCTTTGAAAAAGTCGGTTGGTGGATTTACTTCTTTTTCCATCTTTATACTATTCCTAAAGATTTTATTTTAAGTAGTTTTCGCTAAATATAATAAAATTGAAATAAATTAAATATAATTATTTATAAATATAATACTATGGAAAATATAAATATTACTGAAAATGAAATATATGGTTTTATATATTGTATATCATTTCCTAATGGAAAAAAATATATAGGACAAACTACTAAGTTAGTAGAAGAAAGAATTAAAGAACATATTATAGTTAGTAAAACAGATGCACAATATTTATTATCTAAAGCAATACGAAAATATGGCGAAAATTCAATTGAATATAAAGCAATAGATAATGCGTGTAATCGTGATGAACTAAATCAATTAGAAATACAACATATCATATTTTATAATACACATTACTTAAAAGGTCATGGATACAATATGACTGATGGTGGTGAAGGTGTTAGTGGATATATCCATACTGAAGAAAGTAAAAAAATAATGTCATATAAATCAAAATTATATTTTAGTAATAGTTCAATTCGTGATTCTAAATCAATAGAGGTAAAAACATATTTTGAAAATCCAGAAAATAAATTAAGATTAAGCGAACAAATAAAATTATATTTTATTAAACATCCAGAAGCACGTGAAAATATGTCTACAAAAATGACTGAATATTTTTCAAATCCAGAAAATAGATTAAAGCAATCAAAGAAACGACAAGAATATTTTTCAAATCCAGAAAATCGTGAAAATATGTCTACAAAAATGACTGAATATTATTCAAATCCAGAAAATCGTAAAAATATGTCTGATACTAAAAAAGAATTTTATAAAAATAATCCAGAAATATTAAAACAACATAGCGAAAGAATGAAAGAAAAACATAAAAATAATCCAGAAATATCAAAACAACATAGCGAAAGAATGAAAGAATATTATAATAGTCCAGAAATTCGTAAAAAATTAGAAGAACAACATATAAAAACATTATATAAAAAAGTTATGAAACAATTGTTAAACCGAAAAACTAAATTACAAAAAAGTATAAGAGGACCACCGAAACCTTTTGATGTTTATTATAATGAAAAACATATTGGAACATTTGATTATGTCCCATTTGCTATTGATTTCTTACAAAAAAATAAAAATATAAATATCAATGGTCATAATATTAGAAAAGTATTATATGGTGAAAGAACCCATACACACGGATATATATTTAAATATATTTAGATGTTAAATTATATTAAAAGTATATTTCTGTGTCCTTATATGCTTTCCGTTTTCTGTAAAATGATAATCTAAACTTTCCATATTATATTTTGATTTTATCAAATGTTTTATTATAGACAACCAAGGTCTTTTTATTTTAATTGGTTCTCCTACTGCTTTAATCCCATTAAATGAAAACCATTTTCGTATTTCAGGAATTAATTCCATTATTTGTTTTTGTATTTCTTCGTTTTTATCTAATTCATAAAGCGTATATGTATTTTTATTTTCCAAATCTAATATAGATATTATTTTGTCTATTATTTCTTCCTGTTCTTTTTTATATAATTCACTTTTTAATCGCATAATGATTGACTATATACTTAAACCATCTAATTTTTAAGTATATTATTTATAATTTTTTAATTTACGCTTTCTTGTTGATGATTTTCTGTGTAATTTTATTACTTCCTTCAAATTGTAAGCATGTTCAAAATAATTTCTATAATTTTCAGGTTTTACTTTTTCAATTGCTTTATTTACATTATTTTCTAATTGTTGGTAATTTTCAACATTTCTATTCTTTTTCAAATATGTCTTTACTTGATTAAAATACTCTTCAATCGCATCTGTTTTCGGTGTATAAGGGATGCAAAATAAATAATCATTACCACTTTTTATAATCGCATTTTTGATTAGTTCATTATTATGACTTCCTGCATTATCCAAAATAATAAGATGGTTTTTGTATTTTGGAAAAATATGTTTTTCTAAAAATTCCAATAATCGTTCTTTCGTCATACCACCTTTTTCATACATTTCTTTACCTACCCATTTTGAATTACTTATTGCTACAAGCAAAGTAAATTTACGAAATACAAATTGACTTGTTGTTTTTATTATACAGCGCCTACCCAAATTACATCTACTATAAGTTGGTTTTAACGCAGAACCCACACTGGTTTCATCTAAACAAATAATTTTATTTATTGGAAATTGTTTTACTTTACTATAAAATTTATCTAATTCTGTTTGTTTATCTATTGGTTTTTTATATCTTTCTTTTGGAAAATGCTCGTGCCTTGTTCGTTTTCTTGTTTTATTGTTATCTCTAACAATCTGCCCTAAATGTTGAGATGTAATATTAAATGTAGGATATTTATTTTTCATATCAACCAATAATTCATTCATAGTAAGTTGTTCGTTTTGTTTCAATAAATCTAACGCAGCATTCACTTGTGGTTTAGAAATTTTATATGATAATGGTTTTCTATTTCTTCTTGTAAGATTTTTAGTAGAATTATATCTTTGTATCCATCTTTGTAAAGTAGATTTCTTACAATCAAAAATTTTACAGGTTTTTCTTATATTGTCTTTATTTTTCAAATAATATTTTACGGCAGAAATTTTATAATCCTCACTTTTATGCGTCATTACTATAATAAAAACATAAAAAAATTACTCATAAATTGTCCCATTTTAAATCTTCAAGGGTGTAAAGCATGGTAAATTTTTTGTATTTTACAGAAATAATCTAAAAGTTCTTTTTCTCTCTGTCCTTTAATCATAAATGCATTTAGAGCATTATCTAAAAATAAAAATTTATTTATATTAAAATGAATAAACTCTCCGTCTTTAAAATGTAAATTATCATACGATATAAATGATGCTTTATATATTAAATCAATCTTATCTGTTTTATCATAATTAAATGAAAAAATATTATTTTCTGTTCGTAAAATTTTTTTTATAATTAAACTGAAAATTTTGTTATAGCTAAGCATACATAAATATTTTATTAAGTATTTAATATTTAATCTTATATATTTAATATTAAATTATTAGTGGATTTTAATTACTTTTATTTAAAATCCAGGATTATAAGTATTATCGTTACCCATATCCTCTGCCTCAATAGTTCCAACATTATTTTGTATAGCAATTTTATTAATTCCACAAGGATCATCTGGGTTCTCAATATTACCAAAGAAGTTGTCAATTTCATCATCAATATTTAGTGGCTTATATTCGCTAACAGCATCAAACTTCTGAGCCTGTTCAATATCCAAAATAACTTGGAATGCGCCAGTTCCAAAGAAACCTTCTTGTCCACACATCACATTTGCTGATACACCACGAAGAGTATCTAACTCAGCATGTCTAGCAGCCTTCAAGAACATCTCAGGAGTTTCCTCAAAGGAAGCCTTCGCAATAGGTCCAATATTGTCATTATTAATACCATGTCTGAAAATAGAAATTAATTTTTGAGTAAATGTCATTCTATCCACAAGCACAGAGTAGTTATGGAAATTAATGTAGGTTCCGTCAAACTCTACAACTTCTACTAACTCATTATAAATAGCTTGACGAGCTGCCTCAATTCCAAGCACATTAAATATTTCTACAATATCATTACTAATGGTTCTTTTATTATCAATAAAATCTAGCCCTAGAACATCTAATAAATTAGTTCCAATAGTATCTAGAACCCAAATATCTTGCTTTTTATACATTCCATTACTTTCAACAATATTATCAATAATCTTTCGAAGAATAACTTTATTAATTCCTTTAATTCCTCTTAGAACCACATTCTTTAACATCTGGTCTTGTAAATTTTTTAAAATATATATCTGATCAGATTGATCCAATGGGTTAACACTTGTTTTCTTTACTCCACCTCTATTTGATCCAGATTTAATTATCTCATTCATTCGAATTCTAAAGATAAGCTTATCCGAATTAAAATCAGAGTAAATACAATTAACTTGCTCATCAAAACAATTTTTCAATGTGAAATTAATATCATCCATGGTAATATTCTTCTCGAGCATTACTTCAGGATCCATTTCCATTCGGATAATCCATTTAGATTTCTCAATATCATCGCTTTTTAGAGATAATTCTGAGCATTCGGCAACCATATTTTCAAAAGCTCTAAATTGTTCAATTGTATCCTTGTCCTCGCTAATCAATGTATTCAAATCATCCGGATCAAAGCATACTTCAATAGACTTTACTACTTCTTCTAATCTAGTATGCTCTAACATATACATGATGGTTTGTGCCTTCTCCTTCTGTCTTTCATCTTCTGGTTTCAAGAAAACAGTCAGTGTTGGCTGCTTAATATCACTTGAGAGTGATAATATCTCCTCAATTCTTGGAACACCACGAGTTACATTGGATTTAGATGCCACTCCAGCAAAATGAAATGTATTAAGTGTGTTATGAATAATGATGCCATTATCAGTCATAAAAGTTTGATTTCCTGGCACAGTAAAATCATAAACAAAGTTTGTCTGATCAGGAGTATTATATTCAATTTTAATAATTTCATCCCATATTACATTAGATGTAATTGCTTGTTCTATTATTTTTAATTCATTAACAATCATATTATTAGTATCATGCGCCTTAAAATTTTTATAATATTTTTCCAATGTTCGCCTTCCAATACTATCTTTATTTTTCCAAAAACTATAAGTTCTACTTTGACCTGGTAATTTAAGAATTTTACCACAATATGCAACAATTTCACTCATACCATTTATTTTATCGATTTGTTCAGATAAGAATTGAATATTATTACGTTCAGTATATTCAACAAGATTAGATAATTTTTCAGAATGTAAAATGCTACCAATTTTTGATTGATATACTTTAGCATATTTAGTGGCAATATTTAAATGATATAATGTTTTATTGTGTTTTTCTTCTGTTTTAATATTTCCAAAAATTCCAAAATAATTTAGTATAAGCGCCATATCTTTAACTAATTGAAAGCTTCTACTACAACATCGTATTTGATGATGGTTATCATCACACTGAAAATTACCATCTCCATCAAAATATCCTTGAAACATTGCAGCTTTAAATTCGGTAGATGCTGTAAAAGCAAAATTTGGAACTTTTTTAACAAAACTGCCATTTCCACAAGTTTGTAATAATATATTAGCCAATTCTTTGCAATTAAATTTTGTAGTAATTGATTTACCATAAACACCTTGTTTTTCAATAACACGACATTCTTTTCCAAACAAAGCAGCTACTTTTTTTGTATTTTCAATATAATACTCTGAAATATTTGTAATAGAAATTTCATTATAATTTAGGTTTCCTTCTGCTAAATAAGCACCAATAAACCACCCCATAATAGCATCTAGTTTTATATTTTCATAAGTATTTTTTTCAAAATTGGTTTGTGCTATATTAGCACAAACTGGAATACGCATACCACTAACAAGATTAGCACCAGTAATTGGAACTACCTTATGATCTTTTCTAATTAGATGACTATGACTTGTAGTTGTTTCTACAATTCTACCAGAACGGGTTATAACTTTCATTAATTGTCCATTAACTGGATGTTTACTAACATGTGAAATCTTATTCCATGAAGTCTTTTCAACTTCTGAAACACCAATTATATAATATTCATTGTCTAAATCAGATAATAAAGTTTCTACACTATTATGATGACCTGTATTAAATGTTTTATCCAAATTTGTTTTAATAATTTCATCACAAAATTCACCCATAATAATAGATTTTAGTTGAAATTCATTTGTCTTTTTGTTCTTAATAATAATTTTATGCTGTGACTCATACGGCACGGACATCTGTGTTGAAACTTCGCCAATACTTTGGGCAGCAATCATTCCAACCATTTCACCTGGAGCAATAATGGCACGCTTGTAATTCATTGTGATAGTATCCAATAAAAGGGTTAATGCTGCCTTGTTAAAACGTTTTACAATAAGCAGATCCTTTGGTGATAAATAATAATAAAACAAGGTCTTGAATAGATTAGTTGGTGGAGCATAATAATTTTGTTCTAAATTTTGGTAGCAATGCTCAATCATATCTAATGCTTCAAGAGGTGTAATATCTACTAGCGAAGATATAGTTATATTACATTGTCCTTGAATATTATTTATAATATGTGAGAATGCGACTGGACAACTGACATTTGTGTCGCCTTTATTTTTAAATACATTTTTAATAATTAAATCACGATTAGTAATCATCATCTCAACATATATATCTGTTTTCTTCATAAAATCAGCAGTTTGTTTCTTTAATCTAGCAGTAACATTTTTCAAGAATATATTACTTAATGACTTAATTTTTCCATGATCCTCTGGAATAAGATAGTGAGCATAAATATCTTGTGTGCTCATAGTGACAATTGGCATTGACTGATCTTCCACTTTTATAGTATCAATATTATCATCACCATAACTAAACTGGACTATTTTATTTTTATTTGTTCTAACGGTCATATCATATGACACCATAAGATCTTCCAAACCTTTAATCAATCTTCTTTGAATATAACCAGTAGTAGAGGTCTTAACAGCAGTATCAATAAGACCAACACGACCACCCATAGCGTGGAAGAATAGCTCTTGAGGTGTTAAACCATCAATGTAAGAGCTTTCTACAAATCCACGAGCACCTGGACTATCGTCATATTTAGTAAAATGAGGAAGGGTTCTGTGCTCAAAACCATAAGGAATACGTTTTCCATCTACGTTCTGCTGACCAAGACAAGAAATCATAAAGGAAATGTTAAGATCTGAACCCTTTGATCCTGCCTTTACCATGGTTACAAAACGGTTATCCTTGCTTAAATTACTTAGACCAATTTTTCCGGATTCTGAAGTAGCTTGGTTAAGAATGCTATTCACTTGAGTTTCAAACTCTTCCTCATTAGTCTTTCCAGTGTTGTTCTGGAAAATACCAATCTGAACCTGGTCAATTAAATTCTTGACATCTGTCTTTTTCTTGGTAATAACTTTTACAATATCATCATTTGTTTTCTTATCTGAAATCAAGTCACTAATACCGACACTAAACGCACTAGTATTCATATATTCAGTTATTATATTTTGAAGATCGTCGACAAACTTAGCAGAGGCCATGTTGCCAAAATCGTTACAGACACGTTGTAGCAAACCCTTGCTTCTGGATCCTAGGACACTCTTGTCCATTTGTCCACGAACATAATTACCATTTCTGATCTCGATTACGGCATTAGATGTAGCCTTGTCATCTTTATCATCTTTGAAAGCATTGGTCTTGTATTTCATTGAAAGAGGCGGCATTATTTGACTTAAAATATCAAAATTACTTACGCCTCCATTTTTCTCAATTACTTCTAGTAATTGTTTTTCATTTATGCGATCAAACATCATGAGCAAATTCATTGCGTCTCTTGGGCTAAATGTCATGTTTGGTCTTGTGAACTGATAGGACCCAAGCATTGAATCCTGATATATACCAATAATTGCTTGGTTGTTAGCTGGACTTACTATGTTGTACGGCACTGCTGCCAAATTTTTTAGTTCCGCCTCGGACTCAGGATCCTGAGGCATATGTAAATTCATTTCATCTCCCGGTGAGTTCCCCAATGTTTCCAAAGGGGCCGGACTGTATCTTAAGCAAACTCTGGATGGTTAATCCTTCATTGTTCACCAACACCCGTTCAGTCTCTGAGTGCCTTCCATATCCTACCATAATGGAGTTAGGAAGTAACACTGCGGATTGCCCAATCCTTCACATTATTACCATTGGGTTCAGCTATTAACTGAGTTCCTCACAATTGTTTCCAAATGTGAGTGGTAGTGAAGGCTCTAAGGGGATTCCCGCATCAAGGTGTTTCGCCAAATGATTCTTTAAATTCTGAATAAATTCTATTGCACTTATTTTGCTTTCTTCTAATGAAATATGAACTCCACCAAAATCAGCTTTAATCTTGTCTATATAGACATACCAACCATATTGCTCATTGTATTTTTTTAAAGGTTTAATATACTTTTCAATGTCATCATCTATTTGTTTGACATCTTTAAACCTTTCAAATTTTTTATCTTTAAAATAATTTATTACTCCATTAGAGACACGTTTCTTACTTTCATCACTATGAGTAAATACACTACCACCGTTCTTTAAGTTATATCCATTTGGATATAAACTATTAAACTCTTTAATGTAGTGTATTTCTCTTTCATCAGCATCTGTTATTTCACAACATTCAATTAATTCAACCATAAAATCAACAACACCATATTTTCTGATGGCATTGTTTAAATAGTGTGATTGATTTTTCTTTGTTGAAAATGCTTCTGATATGTGACATCTAAATCTGCCTTCGTGTCCATAAGGTCTGTATCTTTTATGGTTCAGTATATGAGAAACAGCTTGTCCTACATATATTTTACCACTAGAAAGATTTAATATTTTATATATTTCGCAATATCTTTTGGTTGGATCGTCTAAAATCTGTTTTGATAGTTTTAAACATTTTGATGGTTTCATTTATATTATTCATATATATTTTATATTTAAGTGCTTTTTTAATTAGAATCATTTGACTAGGAAGTTGCACGCTTTTCACGCTTCCTGTTTTCGACCAGAGATTTTGTGACGATAAATGGTCACAAAAGTTTTACAAATCGAAATCGGCATTGTATGGTTTTGTATCGGCCACATTCATTCTAAATGTATCACCACGCTTCATAATACGAGCAATATGACACATCATGCTCATTCTATGAAGGGTAGGTTGTCTGTTAAACAGAATGGCATCGCCGTCCATCATATGACGATGAACGATATCACCATTTTCAAGAATAATTGAATTGCGATCTGTATAATATCGCAATGTAATCACCTCACCATTTTCTTTTTCTAACATTTTAGCTCCAGGCCACACCTCAGGACCATTCTGAACCAACTTTGTCAAAAACGCCTTATTAATATCATTCACTGTAACAGGCTTTGTAATATTCTTGGCAATCTTCATTGGAATACCAAGCTCCTTTATAGAAATATTTGGATCAGCAGTAATAACAGAACGGGCACTAAAGTCCACACGTTTTGCCATCAATGAAGCCCTCATACGTCCACTCTTACCATTCAAGCGATCCTTAATTGATTTCAAAGGTCTGCCTGAACGCTGAGCTACTGAAGCCACACCAGGAATTTTATTATCCACTTGCGTAGCAACATAGTATTGGAGCACGGTTGTCCAATCGTCAATCACATTTGCCGGAGCATTGTTTTGTATTTTTTCTTGAAGTGTCTTATTGGTCTTAATAATATTCACCAGAATGTGACTTAAATCGTCTTCCGACCTCTGTTGCGCATCATGCTTCACGGAAGGACGCACCGCTGGCGGAGGTACAGACATGACCTGACAAATCATCCAATCTGGTCGTGAATAAAGAGGACTAAATCCCATAAAAGACACATCATCATCTGAAATTCGTTTAAATATCTTCAAAATCATTTCAGGTGTCAATTTAATAATAATTGGCTCTGCCTCTGAGTCATCATTCTTCCACTCGGCGATCATAGTTGCGAGACCCTCTTTTCTAATCTTATTAGGTTGTAGAGTTCCGCAACCATCATCAGTATCTTCACCACATCGCTTAATACCACTTGCCAAATTAAACACATATTTCCATCGAGCATCACCTACTAATTTTAATGCTTGCTTATATTTTTCCTTGCTAACCTTTAATTTACTACACTTAAAACAGATACATCTCAAAACTTTTTGTATAGTGCTTAAATATTGAATATAAAATACTGGGCGAGAAAGTTCAATATGTCCAGCATATCCAGGAGTTTTCATATAATCTAACCCATCTGTGGGGCAAATTAATCCAGGTTCTAAAACACCCATTCTAGGATCAAATAGGCCACCGATAACAGGTTTATTATTTATATATGTGTCTCTTGATGTGATTTCCGCAACAGAACCCTTTCTAATTTCATCAGGAGATAGTATACTAAATTGTATTCCAACTATTTTTGAACGATTAATTGGATTATTGGAAGTTGCAAACCTAGACATCTCTTATAATATAGTATAATACATTTATATTGTTTTAATATATCAATTTTATTTTTAACAATATATTAATATTATCAATAAATATTTATACCTTTTTACATGATTTATTTATATTCTTTAAAATAACTTAAATACTTTTAAGTAGCAAACTCGTTTTATATTATAATATTTTTAGGGTGTATTTTATTTTAAAATAAAATTGATTTTGATTTAAAATTATAATTTTAATGTATTATATAAAGAAAGGATGGCTCGTGACAATCAAATTAAATTATCTAAGAAGGACCAGAATAAGCATGCTAAGAAGCGCGAGGAACTTATCAAGAGGAAGAAGAAGAATGAGGAATCTGATAGTGACAGCAATAGCGAAAGTGAGGAGGAAATGGATGATCATGAATATCGCAAATTGCTGTCAAAAATGTTCCCTTCTAAGCATCTTTCTAAAAAAATTAAATCGGGTGAGAAATTAAAGAAACTTTCTCAGGAAGATTCCGACAGTAGTTCTGACTCAGAAGAGGAAGAAAGAATATCTAAGAAAAAGACATCCAAGAAAAGTAAAAAACTCGAAGTATCTTCTGATGACGACTCTGAAGAGGAAGAAAAGATTTCTAAGAAAAAAAAATCTAAAAAGGCTAAAAAAATTGTTGTTTCTGATGATGAAGAGTCTGAAGAAGAAGATGATGATGAAGAAGATGATGATGAAGAAGAATGGGAAGATGAGGATGATGAAGACGATGATGAAGATGTTCGCAATGGCAATAAAGTAAATATTATATTTACAATTGGAGGTGTTGGCGAAGATGAAGATGACGATGAGGAAGAATATGATTCTGATTATGAAGATTATGAAGACGATGATGATAAAACTGAAAATGAAGATGAAGAAGTTTCATCTGATGAATCAGAAGAAGAGGAGGAAGAGGAAGAAGTTTCTAAGAAAAAGAAATCTAAGAAATCTGATAAAAAAGACAAAAATGATAAAAAAGACAAAAATGATAAAAAAGACAAAAATGATAAAAAAGACAAAAATGATAAAAAAGACAAAAAGGAAGAGAAAGAAGATAAAGATAATAAATCTAACAAAGATAAGAAGTCTGAGAAAAAAGAGACTGAAACTAATATTGCCGATGACGCCCCTCCTAATCAAAAAACTACCGAAGAAATGCTCTGCGAATTAAAGGAGCTTTTCGCTAAAAATCCTCGAGATAAATCAATTAAAAAATGTATTGATGTCTATGAAAATGATATTAAAGAAGAAAAGACACGCAAAGATAAAAAAGAGAGAAAACAAAAAGATAAAAACTTGCGAATTTTTAGAAAGATTATTCGCGATAAAAATACTATGAATGACTTTGCTTTATATGAAAAATTGGAAATGGAAAATCAAAAGAAACTTATTAAGGAATTGCGCGAAATTAATAAGATTACTCGCATCGAAAAACCTTATCGTATGACCTTACTTGAATCAACAATTCCAGTAGAATTTAAAGCTGCTGCCATGAAAAAAATTAATTCTTTAAAACATATGGATCCTGGAAGCGGCGATTTTTATAAAATTAAGAATTGGGTTGACACATTTATGCACATACCATTTACAACATATAATAATCTGCCTATAAGCATTGAAGATGGTGTGGAAAAGTGTCACGATTTTATGGAAAATGCGCAAAAAACTTTGGATAGTGCTGTTTACGGATTGAATGATGCAAAGATGCAGATTATGCAAATGCTCGGTCAGCTTCTAACTAATCCAAAGGCAATTGGAACTGCTATTGCTATTCATGGTCCACCTGGAACTGGTAAAACCAGTTTGGTAAAGGAGGGTATTAGTAAGATTTTAAACAGACCTTTCGCTTTCATTGCTCTCGGAGGTGCGACAGATAGTAGTTTTCTAGAAGGTCACAGTTATACCTATGAGGGTAGCACATGGGGTAAAATTGTTCAGATTATAATTGACAGCAAATGTATGAACCCAGTCATTTATTTTGATGAGTTGGATAAGATTAGTGATACTCCTAGAGGTGAAGAGATTGCTGGTATTCTTACACATTTAACAGATACATCTCAGAACTCGCAATTTCATGATAAATATTTTGCGGAGATTAACTTTGACTTGAGCAAGTGCTTATTTATCTTCAGTTATAATGACGAGACAAAAGTTAATCCAATTTTGAAGGATAGAATGTATAGAATTAAGACAAAGGGATACAGTGGAAAGGAGAAAACAATTATTTCTAACAACTATTTATTGCCAAAGATTTGTGAGCAAGTTAAGTTTAATAATGGCGATATTACAATTCCAGATGATGTTATAAATCATATTATTGAGACACACTGTAACAAGGAGGATGGTGTTAGAAATCTAAAGCGTTGTCTAGAAATTATTCATACAAAGCTTAACTTATACAGATTGATGAAGCCTGGATCCAACTTATTTGAAGGTGAGATGTCATTACAAGTTGAATTTCCATTCAATATTACAAAGGATATAGTAGATAAACTTATTAAGAAAGAAACTGAAAACCAGACAGCTTTGTGGGCTATGTATTGTTAAAACAATTTAAAATAATATTAATATAATAAAAAATAATGGATATAAATTATTTTTTATTATGTAAAAATAGATATGATAAAATAATACATAGTCTGGATAATATTATTGAAAATCTTGATGATATTAATTTTTTAACAGATAAATTTGTATCAGATGAAATTATAAATACACACGTAATATTTAGTAAACCAATTAACAACGATATATTTCTTCAACAAAAACTCTATGTCCAATACTTAAAATGTGAATGTTTAAAACAAATTTATTTATTGTGTGAACATGAATTTATTGATGACACGATTGATATTGATCCTGATAGATCAACGAGTATACGTTACTGTAAATATTGTGAGTCTAGTGAAAATCTAAAATAAAAATATTTCATATTTATTCATAAAATACATTAAATCGACTACTAATTTAACTACTAATGTAGATCCTAAAAATTTACTAAAATCTAATGGAACATTTTTATCTCTTAAAGCAGGAGTTATAGGTAAATAATTATTCTTATCAATTGTCATAATTATATTGAATATTACAGGTTGAATTATATTATGAACTAATGAATTTAATACATCTTTTAAACTAAGTCCTATAGCAACAGCAGTAGCTAAAGTTATAATAGTTGTAGCTTTCATATTTAAAAAGTTAAATACGCTATCTTTTTCTTTTTCTTTCGTATTTTTATCTTGTTGTGTTTGTTGACCTTGAGGTTGATTAATTTGGGAAGCATTTTGTTCTGTTTTTTGTTGTTCCATTGCTGCTTCTGTGAAAAAATTTGTAGGATATGCGTTTGGATCACCATAGTTTACATTTTCTGGCATTGATGACATATATACTATATTTATAATATTTTTCAACCTTTTTAAAGGTTGATCCAAACATATTATCTTTTATTTATTTATTTTGTAATATAAGTTTTTCTAAAAGTAAAAGAAACTTTTTGTTTCAAACCTTTTTTTAGAGGCTGAGATACTACATAATGTAGGGAAAATCAATACTTTTCAGAAAAAGTGCCAAAAAAGAGATCCTACACATGTAGAGGCGAATTTCTCTTTTTTTTTCCAAGACTTTTTTGGAAAAGTTAAAAATGGACATTTATTTTGTCCATTTTTCGAAAAAGTCGAATCTTCCCGGCCAAAAAAATTTCCGCCACTGCATAAAAAATTTTTAAGGTCTAAAACCAAAAAAAAAATTTTTAGTTTGTGACGATAAATTTTTTTATATATTTAAGAAAAAGTATTTAGGCATTTTTTTCTGTCAGTATATAATACTGACAAATGACTGACATTTTTCAAGCCAAAAATGCCTCACTTTTTTCTTGCGAAATTTGTGATTTTAAATGCTGTAAAAAATCAAACTATACGCAGCATATTACAACCCGTAAACACAAAATACTGACAAATACTGACATTAAATCTGCCGAAAATGCCGACACAGAAAAATTAAATTTTATATGTAGTTGTGGTAAAGAATATAAACATAGACAAAGTTTATTTAATCATAAAAAGAGTTGTAATAATTTAACAAATAATGATGCGGACAAATCTGAGTTAAAAGTTTTAACAAACCTAGTATTAGATGTAGTAAAACAAAATCAAGAATTATTTAATCAAAATCAAGAACTAACAAATAAAATTGTAGACATTTGTAAGAATACATCAAATACTAATATAACAAATAGCAGTGTAAATTCACATAACAAAACATTTAATTTAAATGTATTTTTAAATGAAACATGTAAAGATGCTATGAATATTATGGATTTTGTTGACTCTATTAAATTACAATTATCAGATCTAGAAAAGGTTGGTGAAATCGGTTATGTAGATGGAATATCCAATATAATTGTTAAACATTTAAATGCTCTAGAAGTTGAAAAAAGACCAGTTCATTGTACAGACAAAAAGAGAGAAGTATTGTATATTAAAGATGAAGATAAATGGGAGAAAGAAGATGATGAAAAGAAGAAGCTAAGAAAGGCTATTAAAAGGGTCGCATGTAAAAATCAACGAATGATACCAAAATTTAAAGAAGCTCACCCAGATTGTATTAAAGCGGCATCAAAATTTTCAGATCAATACAATAAAATGATTATAGAGTCAATGGGTGGGTCAGGAGATAATGATTTAGAAAAAGAAGATAAAATTATAAAAAAAATTGCTAAGGAAGTGGTAATAGATAAAGAAATCTGTTATTATACTGACCAAAAAGAAAAATAAGACAATGTATGATAGATATAATAGTAAATAAAATTTAAAGATTATTTATTAAGTTTAATAATCCATCTATTTATATAATGACTAAAAGTAAATACACTAGAAGTCCGCCACCTCCTAATAGTAATTCATCTCATCAAAATAATAATTCATCTCATCAAAATAATAATTCATCTCATCAAAATAGTAATTCATCTCATCAAACAGCAAACACATCTGGTTTCTTTGGAAATATGTTTCAAGGTATGGCATTAGGTACTGGATCATCAATAGGACATAAAATGGTTGACAGTGTTTTTAATGGTAAAAAAGAAGAAGAAACAAAAAAAGACCAATCTGATTGTAAAGATAAAGAATTACATATTATTAGATTTAATAAATGTATGAAAGATACTGATAATAATTATAATATGTGTGAAGAAATTCTTAATTCATATTTTGATTGTTCTCAAAAAAATAAATAATATTTCAGTATATGATAAAAATATTATTTATATATTTAACCCTTATTTACCAAACTGTTTCAGTATTGTGCCACCACATACCATCACCTTTTTTAACATTATAAAGTGCCTTAAATATTTCAGAACGAGATAATGGAACATTACATCTATACTTATTTAATGGATGTGGATTAGTTTTTAATTGAGCTCTTATAGCTTTTTTTCCAACTTTTTGTGTTTGTTGGAAAGCAAAATAGGTATAATAGGCTTCATAAGAAAAATTTCGAATAGGAGTTAAATCATTATTCTTCTCTTGATAGTCACGCAAATATTCATCACAAATAGCAAGAGCAGAAATATCAGCTAAATTTTCTCCAGTCGCAATAGATGCGTCAAATTTGATACCATCTCTAGCAGCAAATTCCTCATATTGTTTAGTAACATCATCTTGAATAGCTTTATATTTCTTTTTATCTTCAGGTTTCCACCAATCATGTAAATTACCATCAATACCATATTTACTACCAGTATCGTCAAACCCATGCGACATTTCATGAGCAAGAGTATTTCCAATATGCGCAAGGTTATATTCAATACCTCGTTCATCAAGATCAACAAATGGTTTTTGAATATATCCAAGGTTGATATAAATAGAGTTTTTGGCAGGTGTATAAGAAGCATTTACTATATAAGCCTGAGTAGCCCCCATTTTTACAGGATATTGTGTCCAGTCCATCATAGGAATATCAATAATTCCTTTACCTTCTAACTCAACAAGTTTTTTATGTCTCCATTTATGGATTTTTTCCATATTATCATATAATAATGTTCCATAATTAAGGTCAGGATCAGGTCTTAAATCATCTGGCTTACCATAAATAAAATTAAACCCATCTAGTTTTTTCAAAGCATATTGTTTAGTGGAAGGTTGTAACCATGTATTACGCATTAAAATTTTTTTAAATACTGTTTTAATGTCTTCACACATAATTCTTACATACTCCATATATTGAGGATTTTCGTATTTCTTTACATATTGATTAGTTAAAAATGTATTAAATGGAACAGACATATAAAGCGCAGCACTTACAGCATCACTTCTATTAATAGCTTCTTGTCCTCTTTCAAATAGACCTTTAAACTTATATATAATATCTTCCCAACCACGTGTAATACGCACAAGACGTCTTAATAAAATATATAACCAATATGTTTTCCATTTTTCACTATTCCAATTTTCTAAAAATACAGTAGAAGCACATTTCAGGTAATTTAGATTAGCAGTAATAAAAAATTCAGGAGCTTCTTTAAATCCAAGTTCTTTTGAAAATTCTTTCCAATTAAATCCATATTTTTTTAATGCCTCATCTTTATATACTTTGTTATATAACACATTATCATCGGCTTTAACTTCTGAACAGCCAAATGTATCAAATAATTCAATTTCAATATCAAGCACATATTGCGGATTATAATGATTTTTTCCAAGTAAAATATTAAAAACTTCTTTAATATATTTTTTATATTCACTACGGTATTTCTTTTTATATGATATGTCTGTTCCATCATCATAATAAATACTTAGATCAACTAATTCAAATTTATGTGAAGTAACATAAGATCTATATACTTTTGTATTTTTCTCATCAGGATTTAAAGACCAGACAAATGGTGCACTATTACATATCATTTCATCACTATTAAAATAAGCTAATAGTTTCCAAGGATTATTTAATTTAATTAAATGGTCAATGGTATGAACAGCTTCAAACGCTAATTTTCTTGAATAAGGTTTAGGGTTCATTTCTAAAACAGATTTGCGAAAATTCTTTAAATTTTGCGATAATTTGTCATTATGGGACTTAATATAATCAATAATAATTTCGTCTAAATCGCGGTAAACTTTGTCCTGAGTTAAACGAAAGTTATCTATCTGAACAATATATTTCTGTTGCTGTTCAACACTTACATTTTTAAGCCATTGATAATTAATATAATCATAAAAATTGTCTTTTGGTTGAATGCTATGTGGAGCAAATTGACTAAGTAATTGCTTTACAAATTGCTTCTTTTTACTAGCACTAGAAAGTTTATTATTACTTTTAAATAGTTTTTTACTAAATTCTTCTTCAAATGGTTTTAGGCCTATTGGGCATGGTAGTTTTTTAGGTCTATGTGTTTTATTTCGTTTATGGCTTTTATTTTTAAAATGTTTTTGAGTGCTTGGCATAGATTACTATATATATATATAAAGTATATTATTGTTATGAATAAAAATATTATAAATTATAAATATCTTTATTTTATTTTATTTTATTTTATTTTATTTTTTGTTTTGAATATTTAATATTCAGAATAAGGCACATTGTTACCACCTCTAGTGATAAGATAATTATATTGTGGACCTGTCATACACGCGCATCCTGTGCTATTACTATATGTGTTAGGACAGCACTCAGGCTTAAAAGGAGTATTGGCAAACATATCAAGTTGTCCTTCAGGTAGAGGAATTTCTTGAGGTTCACGTGCTAAGAATTTCTTGACACCTTCACTAAGAGGTTGACCAGGAACAACAGTCATATTTTGAGCATTCCAAGAAGAAGTGTTAATAGGCATATCACTGCTTAAATCAAACTGGGATGACTCGCCATAGTTAGTATTAGCACCGACAAATCCTTCTTGTCCGCCAGTAGTAACTGATCCAGCTACTGAGCCACCCTTTTTGCCGGTTGTTGAAGCCACTTTTGTGGAAACATCTTCGGTTACTTTACTAGCAATAGGACCACCAGCAGGAATTTGTGTAGGCAAAGCAATATCTTTAGTAGTAGTTTCCATACCTTCAGTCATCATACCAAAATTACAGCAACCACAAAATGTGTGTCCTACTAAAATTAAATATACAACACCAATTAAAATAAGAACCTCTAAATTTAACTTATATCCAAAGATTGAGATAGCCATTATTATACATATTTCATAGATAATAATTTTTCATTATTTTTCTCTAAAAATATATCAATCGCAGCATTATAATCGTAAAATTGTATATCACCAATTTGAAAACTTTTTTTATCAGTTAATAGATGATATAATTTATCATGCCTTTTATTTAATTCTACTTTAATATTAGTGGTTTTAGATGTTGTTGTATGAATAGGAAATGATAATGTAGTAATTTCTTCTATTTTTTTGTCACAAATAACTAAATTAGGTCCACCTTCCAATACTAAATTTTCTCCTAAAATAAATTTATATTGCTCATTTATGTTTTTACCATTAATTTCAACGATGCCATAAACTTTCTCTCCATTCTGAAGTATATCTCCAACACATATATCTTTAATATTTCTAACTTCGCCATTGTTAAGAACAATTGGAGTAAATTCTTCAAATCCACTATCTAGAAAAGCATGAATATCTTTTTCATTATTAATTTTTTTAAATGGATTATTTTTAATTTCAATAAATTCACTTCCATCTATTTCATCCCAATCAGATAAAATTAACTCATTTATAATAATAATTTTATTTGTTGTATTTAAACAATATAAATATGGTTCATTATAATTAGCAAGTTTAATAGCATCAGGATGTTCATATATAGAAATCCATTTTCCATAATAAAATATTTTATGTGAATATGAAATATAGACCCCATCTAAATAATACATGGGAGTTTCTTCTGTGTCGACCTTAATGACTGCTGTAACTTCATTATTATTTGATAAAATATCACCAACATTAATTTCAGAAATTATTTTTTCAGAGCCATCATTCATTGTAAATAGTGTATTTTTGTCGAAACATCTAATACCTGGTATTGATAAACTAGTTCTAACTTTTAAAACATCAATCATAAAAGCTAATATAATAGCCATAGGTATAGCAATCGCAATAAAAATAGCAGTATTGGCTATGGCAACACCCCAAGTAAATGGAATAATCCAAAAAATAGCAACCATCACAGCTATTGCGATTAAAATAATAATAATAAATTGAGCTATAGCACCCATAAGAGATTTAAGAGTATAATAACTACCTAATAATGTAAATAATCCACCAGTCATAGAACCTTGAATTTTGCCGACAAGATCTCTAAAACTAATAATTATTTCTTGTAATGGTATCATTATGTTCATAATTCTTCCCATAATTTCTTCAAATATGGATTGCGCAAAAGTTCTAATTTTATCAATCATTGCTCTAATTGCCTGTAATGCTCTACTAATACTATTTGCTATAGCGAGTAATCCGTTAGTAACAAATGTTATTGGAGCAACCGAAGCACCCATAATATCTGATAAAATATTTTGAACACAATATGTGAAATTTTCAGAAGTATATTCAGTTGCGGTTACACCGTCTGGATGTGTTATTAATCCAGCAAAAGGAATGATATTAGGTTTACATCGTTGATTAGGCCAATCATCCGCAATAGGTTTAGCATTTATCATAACAAAACAATAAGAAACTGCTAAAAAAATAAGTATTGAAATAATAATAAATAACAGAACTGACCCTCCATATTGGTCAAAATAAGTTAAATTTTCATACATTTTTTTTAAATTCTGGAATTTTATGTTGTCCATATAATTATACTTTATAATTTTTTGAAAGGTATAAAGTATAATTTTCTATAAAGTATAATTTTCTATAAAGTATAATTTTCTATAAAGTATATTAAACCATTTTCATTTTAATAAAATGATCTTCCCAATCCCAAAAAATTTCATTTCCTATAGGTATTTTATGATTACTTGTTATTAAACAACTAAACCAATCTGTTTTAAAATCAGATTTAACGGCGTTTGAATAATCTTCAACCTTAATAAATTTATTTATTGTTTTATTAAATACTAAATGTGATCCAGTAACATAAATATCATTACCTTCAACTCCACCACCTTTAATAACATAAAATGGAATAGGTTCTCTCTTATTATCAATTTTCATAACTGATTCAACAATAGATCCATCACTTAAAACATCCCCTAAATCAAGATCTTTCATATATTTCTTTTCTCCATTTTTAAGTAAAATAAAAGTGTTTGGATAGAAACATCTACCTAGAGCTCGTACCATTTGTCCTGGAGGTCCATTCCATACACTACGCATAGTTTTAATACTGCCATCCATTGTATACATAAGACTTACCATAATACCAATAGTTTTACCAATTAAATCTTTAATACCAATAATAATTCTTTGAAATTCAATTATTAAATTTAAAAATACTCCAAAAATAGATTGAATAATATTTGTAAAAAATGTTCTAATTTTGTTAAACATTGCTCGAACATTTTGAATAGTATCTAAAAAATTACCTAACATAGATGTAATTGCGCTAGTAATAAAAGTAATAGGCTGTAATAAATAACCCATAAAATCAATTTGCATAGATTGAACACAAAATATAAAATTTTCATTTATATCATCTGCTAAAGGCATATACATAGGATTACAACGATATAAAGGCCAATTTGCTTTAATTTCAGCAAGCTGGCTATAATAAAATACACCAATGATATATAATGCGAATGCTAGATTTATATATATAAAATTAATCCAGTTTTTTCCAGATGGCATAACTTATATTATCAATATAAAATTATTCATTTTGTTTTACTTTTTATATTTGCTAATTTTATATTTGTTAATTTTATATTTGCTAATTTTATAATTTGTTAGTTTACTAGTTTAAAAAATATAATTAATTTAAATATATATACATATTCATATTCATGAGTAGATTTTCACTAACATTTAGTAATAATTTGAATAATGTTTTTTATAAAAATTTACATCAACCTAAACCAAATACTTATTTTAATAAAAATATGAATTATTATATTTGTAGTTCTGGTGGATGTGGTTCAACAATTTTATTTAATTATTTATCTAATTTTGGTAATGTATATCATATTCATGATAGATATCCACCAAATAAATTACAATATGTAGGATGTAAAAATTCTTCTGAAGATATAAATAGTGAATGGTTTAATGGAATAGAAATACCAGAAAATGAATTAATTAATTATAAAGTGATATTTATTTATAGACATCCAATTCCAGTAATATTTTCTAGATTTGCTCAAAAATATGGACCTAATACTAAACATCTACAAAATATAAAATGTGATAATAGTGGAAATATAAATTTTTTCGATGTTTTGAGAGAAAGAAAAGATTTATATAAAATGGAAGAATTTTTTAATAATTATACAACTATATCATCAGAAAGAAATTATGATATTTATTCCATTAAATATGAATTATTTTTTAATAATATTGATTTTTTTAATTATCTTATGAATATTCCAGATATTAAAGAATTATATCCTATAAAAAGTGAAACATCTAAAAAATATCAATATATAAATGAATTAAATTTAATATATAAAAATCTTATTTTAAAAATGAATAAAATGGCTTTTATTACAAGGATTTCAAAAATAGAAAATAGAGAAATAATAGAAACTAGAGAAATAATAGAAACTAGAGAAATAATAGAAACTAGAGAAATAATAGAAAATAAAGAATTTAATGTAAAGGTCTAACATTTTCTAGACTTACTGTAGTGCTTTCTAGACTTACTGTGGTGCTTTCTAGACTTATGATGTTTTCGCGTCTTTCGTTTACCACCACTATAACATCCCCATGACCAATTAGGATTTCCTCCAATTTTGCTACGTCTTGATCTTTTTCTAAATCCACCTATTTTAGCACCAAGCATATCATCTACAGCAAAAGCAGCGCCTTGAGTATTTGTTCTATTAAGATCTACTGTTTGTGCGTTAATACCAGTGCCAGGTCCACTCTGTTCTTTATAAGGTAAACTAAATTGCGCAACAGGAATACCACCTCCACCTCTTAGGCGTTTATGTTTTCCACCAGCCATTGCTTTATTAGCACTATTTTGAAAATTATTAGCAGCATTTCTTTCAGCAATAGCACTTGCGCGTGGATTGGCCCCCATTTGACCTATAGTTGTTGGATTAATTACTGCGGAAGACATTTATATAATAAATAAATATTTTAAATCTTATTTTATTTTATTTTATTTTATTGGTTTAAAAATAAAATACTTTATATTTAACATATATAAATTATAATGGATGATAAACAGCGTTTACAACTTTCAAATATGATTAAAGCAAATAATGTTGAAGATCAAACAGAATTAATACGAAATCTAAAGCATAGTCAGATTTTACGAACAGAAATAAATAATATGATTATGATTAAGGCTAAATATCGTGGTGATGATAACAAGATAATGGAAGAATGTATGAATGAATGTGGTTTTTTATTTACTTATTACACTGAAATTTTTAACAAAGTTAAAAAAGATGAAATTGATATAGGTATACTAAATAAATTTATAGATGTATTAAGAAAAATAGAAGATGGTGAATTGGACCAACATGAAGGGTCATTTTTAGTTGGAACATTGCTAAAAGAACTATATGTTGATAGTGCTCTTAAAAAAGCAGATAAATTAAACGAAGAACATGAACAAGATAAGATTGAACCAAAAAAAGCTGAAGTTAATATTTCTTGGAAACAATATAAAAAGATTACCAAATAAATTTATTTAATATAATATTAATAATATTAATAATATTAATAATATTTATAAATATGAAAACTAAAAAACAAAGAACAAATAAAAACAGGACAAATAAAAACAGGACAAATAAAAACAGGACAAATAAAAACAGGACAAATAAACCATTATTAAGAAAATTAGAAATAAATTTTCCTCTTTATGCAAGTAAAAAATTTGATGGTGAAAAACTATTAGAATATAAAAAAGCAGCTGAATTAAAAACAAATGACCATTGTTTATTAGAAAATTCAAGTTGGTTTGGAGATTTAGATGTAGCTAAAAGTTACAAAAAAGATAATACCCGAATTTATAAATGGAAAATTAAAATAGCTACGTATTTATTTAAAATAAATAAAGAAAATGAAGAATTTATAGATAATATATTTAAAAATACTAAATTAAATTTAACAACATCTATTAATATCGATAAAGATAAAAATAAGGTAAAATATCAACATGAATATTTAAATATGTCAGTAAATGAAAGAGCTCTATATGAATTTAAATTTGCGTTTGGATATTTAACTTTAAAAGAACAGTATGAATTTTTAGAACTAATAAAATATTTAATAATAAAAAAGTATATAAAAATAAATACAAGAGATGGTAAAAGTATTTTAAAAAAAATAGAATTTAAAATAAATTATTATAAAGTATCATATTTATTTACACAAAAAGAAAAATATAATAGAATAAGCATTTATAATTTTGATAAATATTCTGTAATGAATTTTTGTAAATTAGTAAATAATAATAAATATAAAATATCTGGAATATATCAAAAAAATGATACTAGCTTTTGGTTTCCAGATTTAATAGTATATAAAATGAATATTCAAGAATACATTTTTTTTAATCCACACCGTAATTTAGAATATGATAAGGTTATTGAATAAATTTTTTAAATAAATTAATTGCATATATTACTGGATTTGTGTTTAATGTAAATTTAGGTATATTTTTATCTTCAATTTCTGGATATGCTAATAGTAAAATTTCTGAAATAGTATGCCATAAAGGCACATAATCTGCTATAATCATACCTAATAATAAAATTTTATTTTTATAAGTAAAAGGCACTTTATAAAATTGAAATAATGTAATATATAACAATGCTGTTGAGCCAGAAGGACCAGATAAAATATTTTTATTATGTTCGGTCATTATTTTATAATATGGTGAATTTTTATTAATTTTATATTTTTCAGTTGAATTATAAATTCCATATTCATTAAAATTATCATCTACTATACTTTTTTTACATGTATTTAATTTAAAAAAATTATTTTTACTATGATTTAATTTTGATAATCGTTCTCTAAAAAAACTCATATTACTTAAATTTTGTCTGTAAACAGAATTAATATCATCAGATGCATAAATAAAATCAAAAATAAAAAAATTATATAAATTTCTCTCTTCATTATTTTTAAGTAATTTATAAGTATTCATTATATCTTTCCATGTTATATCTGTAGTAAACATATAATTTTTTAATTGTTTTAAAAATTTTACTTGTAATTCTTTATTAAAATTTACATGATAAATAGTATATTCTGGTTCACATAAATAATTTATACATGATGTGACTTTTAAAAATTTATCTTCAAGATATAATAAAAATTGCTTGTGTTCTTTATTATTAATAAACTGAATAATTTTATTTAGTTCACAATCGGTAAAACCAATTTTTAAAATAATTTTTCCATCTATTTTTTCAATTAAAGAATGTCTAATAATAGAAAACCATTTTAAGTGAGTATTTTTTTTCCAATATTGTAATATATAATAAAATAGATTAAAGGTAAAATTTTTTATTCTATTATTATCAGTTAAAAAACAAGACAATCTTTTTTCATTAGTTTTATCAGTATCATTTTTATTGTAAACATGTGTAATAGATAATGGTATATTTTTTTTTGTTTTATTGTGTCTATTTATTTTTGTTTTATTGTGTCTATTTATTTTTGTTTTATTGTGTCTATTTATTTTTGTTTTATTGTGTCTATTTATTTTTGTTTTATTGTATCTATTTATTTTTCTTTTTGTATTAGTCATTATTATATATACATAATAATTTTATTTTTTTGTAAAATTATTCAGATATATTATATTTAATAATCATCTAAATATATAATCAATATATAATCAATATATAATTATATGCCAAAAAAATACACTAGTACAACAACACTAATCATTGTTGAGTCTCCAGCAAAATGTAAAAAAATTGAAGAATATCTAGGTCCTGGTTATAAGTGTGTTGCAACATATGGACATTTACGAACTATACAATCACTTAAAAATATTGAAATTGAAAATAATTTTAAACCAACTTATACAATTATTGATGAACCTATAAAAAAAAAACAAATTGAATTTTTAAGAAAAGAAATCAAAAATGCTGGAGAAGTAATACTTTCTAGCGATAAAGATCGTGAAGGTGAAATGATTAGTTTTTCGCTTATAGAATTATTTGATCTTCCATTAAATACAAAGCGTATTACATTTAATGAAATAACAGAGACCGCAATAAGAGAAGCAATTATAAATCCAAGAACAATAGATATGAAAATGGTTCATGCTCAACAAGCGCGTCAGATATTAGATATACTAGTTGGTTTCAAAATCTCTCCAATTTTGTGGAAATGTATTGTAAAAGGAAAAGAAAATTCTTTAAGTGCTGGAAGATGTCAGTCTCCTGCCTTAAGGCTCATATACGATAATGAAAAAGATATTAAAGAAGCAAAAGAGAGAAAGGTGTATAATGTAATAGGATATTTTACAAATTTAAATTTACCATTTGATTTACATCCAGAAGGGAAATATGAAAATGAAGAAGATATGACAGATTTTTTAGACGGATCTATTGCTTTTCAACATATTTATACATGCGATAAACCAATAAAAGTATTTAAAAAACCACCAGAACCATTTACAACATCAAGACTTCAACAAGTGTCCTCAAATGAATTACATTATAGTCCCAAAGAAACAATGAGAATTTGCCAAAAGCTTTATGAAGGAGGATATATAACTTATATGCGAACAGATTCCAAAGTATATAGCAAAGATTTTATTGAAACTGTTAAAGAGTATATTAAACGAACCTATAATGGAGAGAAATATATTAATGAAAATATAGATAGCATTACAAGTGGAATAAAATTGAATAAACCAGATAAACCAGATAAACCAGATAAATCAAAAAAATCTATATGTAAAAAAGAAAATATGAATGCGCAAGATGCTCATGAATCAATAAGACCTACTGATATTTCTCTCTGTGAATTACCAGAAACCTTAGATTCCAAAGAACGTCGCATGTATAAACTTATATGGGAGACTACATTAGAAAGCTGTATGGCATCCGCATCTTTTTATTCTGTTACAGCAAATATTACAGCTTTTCAAAATAATAAATTTACATATAAAAGTGAACAAGTAGATTTTCCAGGTTGGAAAATAGTATCAAAGAAGTATTTGAATGAAATAAAAAGAGAGAATAAAGACTATCAGTATTTACAAATTATTAAACAAAATGAAATAATTCCATATAAAAAAATAGTATCGCGCGTAACACTAAAAGGATCCAAATTACATTATACAGAAGCAAGACTAGTTCAACTACTAGAAGAAAAAGGTATAGGACGTCCATCAACATTTTCTTTTCTTCTAGATAAAATTCAAGAAAGAGGATATGTTAAAAAGGAGGATATAAAAGGTAAGGAAATTTTATGTAATGATTATGAATTAGAAAATGGAGAAATTTTTGAAATAGAAACAAAGAGAGAATTTGGTAATGAAAAAGACAAATTAGTAATACAACCATTAGGTGTAATTGTTATGGATTTTTTAGAAAAGTATTTTAACGAATTATTTGATTACAATTATACATCTAAAATGGAAGAAACTCTTGATAAAATAGCAAAAGATGAAACTATATGGTATGAAATCTGCGAACAATGTAATAAACAAATAGATACCTTAATAGAAGCTATGGGTGCTCAAGGTAAGTTAGAGATAAAATTAGACGAAAATAATACATATTTAGTAGGAAAATATGGTCCTGTTATTAAATGTGTAGAAGAAGTAGATGGAAAGGAAAAAGTCCATTTTAAGACAATAAAAAAAGATATAGATATTTCTAAACTAGAAAAGGGTGAATATGAGTTAGAAGAAATCATAGATATAAAAAAATCTGAAGCAAAAAGTAGTTATATTTTAGGACAATATGAAGGAAAGGATGTTATATTAAAAAAAGGTAAATTTGGTCTATATATAAGTTGGGGAACTAATTCTAAGACATTAAAAGAGTTAGGCAATAGACCAATAGAAAATATAACATTTGACGAAATTAAAAAATATTTAGAGGAAGGTAGTAATATTATTAGAGAGATAAATTCAAGTATATCAATAAGAAAAGGTTCAAAAGGAGATTATATATTTTATAAAAATGGAAGAATGAAAAAACCACAATTTTATGATATTAAAGGTTTTACAATGGAAGTAAAAAAAGACTATAAAATATGTGAAATAAATATATTAAAGTCATGGATTATGGAAAAATATAATATTTAAATACGTTTATTTATTGAAGAACCTATATTAACAATTGGTGGATATGATTCACCTTTATTTGTTCTTAATATTTGAGGTAATTGTAATACAAATTCAAGAACAAATGAATAATTAAAAACACCAAAGTTAGCTTTTTGACCATTATGATATCTTAAAAAAACTCTAAATTTTTTCATTCTCTCAGCTGGAGGATAATAAAATTTATATGGTAGTGATTCTCTATCAAACCATTGTGAAATAGGTGTAGTTGGAATTGGTATTTTAGCAAAAGCAGAATTAACAATACCATTTGTTCCACTTGATGTATTTGTATATATACTACTATTGTATGGACATGTTTCATCTAAGCAATTTTGTCCATCTAATTCCATATAAATAAAAGCAGGACCCATTAAATTTATTTTATATGATGCTTCAACCCAATTTACTTGTGATCCAGGTAAATTTGTATTGGGAACGAGCCAATAACCAGAATCTCCTGGAAAAACATCACCAAAAAAAAATCTGGGAACAATATCACCATTAATTATAGATATTTCTGTAAAATTTGATATACTAGACCCATTAATAGATGGTGTATTACATCTAACTAATCCGAGATTACCAGGTAATCCCCAATCACTAAAATCAGGATTTAAAGATCTATTTTCACAAATATAATTAACTAACAATTCATTTTTTTTAAATTGTGTCTCATTAGTTAATATAAATGCGTCGGTAGTATTTCCAAACCATATTTTTTGACTAACATTATTATATACAATAACAAAATTATTATAACCTCCTTGCTGCTGTAAAAGTTCCAAAGCTGTTTTATATTCTTCTTGTTGTTGTGGAGATAAATCAGTATCTGTAGATTTTGTATTAAAATATGTTATAAGTAAAATAGAAACTACACTATTAAATTTATTAGTTAACTCAGTAACCATTTGTTCTGGATTATAAAACCCTTGTTCAATAACAACATTAAAATCTTTACCAATATTATAATATAAACATTCAAAAATTTTATTATAAAGAGGATCAGTATAATTAAATTCACCAGGATTATATGGTTTATTAATTTGAAATGACATTGTTATATTTCCATTTAATATAGAAAAAGTATTATAATTAGCAGGAAATGTCCAACTTGATAATCTTAATGTTGCAACATTACATAAATCTTCAGGTAATTCAAACTCAAAATCACTTGACTCTGGATATTTTAATATATTTCGGTCTTCTGAATGTATAGAAACATATTTTCTATAATAAATAAATTCTTGTGAATTAGGTATTAAGGGGTGTGATGTGTTTGTATTAAAAACTGGAGTATTGTCATATTGAAAAATGTTTTGTTGACGAGTTTGTTGATTATTATTCATATAATATTACTATAAAAATATTTATTTATATTTATTTATAAATATATATAAATATATATATATATTTATATATATATATTTAAAATTAATTATTATTATATAATATGTCTCTAGTATCAACTGTTGCTAATTATGGTGGTAGACAACCAGATAATTTTCAAAATATTAAACAATTTATCGTTGGAGTAGGTAGTCAAGCAGTATGGATATATAAAAAACTATCAAGTGGATTAATTGTTCAAACTCCTGCTAACAGTTCTAAACCAGTTTTAATAAATAGCGATTTATATGTAAATGGATCAATTTTTAACCCTTCGGATAAAAATTTAAAAAAAAATATTGAACCTATTACAGATGATAAATGCAATTCTATAATAAATTTAGAACCAGTTGAATTTAACTATAAAGATGATAAATTACAAAGAAAGCATTTAGGTTTTATTGCTCAAGATGTAGAAAAAATATATCCAGAATTAGTAATAGGTTGTCAAAATAATATTAAATCAATAAACTATAGTGAGTTTATTCCTTTATTAGTATTAAAAATACAAAATCAACAAAAAGAAATACATGAATTAAAAGAACAAATTAATGAATTATTTCAAACTATTAATAGTAATAGTTAATAGTTAATAGTTAATAGTTAATAGTTAATAGTTAATAGTTAATAGTTAATAGTAATATAGAGTTAATAATACATTTGTTAAAATAGTATATAATTACTTTATATTAATTTATATTAATTTATATGTATATATTAATATAAATGAGAGATTGGTTCTCAAAAGTATATGAAGCCTTTATTGTATCATCTATTGTTGCGTTTATAATAGCATTTTTCACAGAAGGTCAAGCTGCTTTAGGTGCTTATATATCAGGATATTCTATATTGATTTTAGCCTTGATGATGATACTACTAGTATTATTTAATAGAATTATGGGGGCATTTTCTACTGAAACATCCTTACAAATTTTAATAAGACTTATAATGACTTCATCGCCATTTTTAATAATGTTAGGGATTGTTATATTTTTATTTTATATGATAATAACTTACCAAAAAAGAATAATAGAAAAAACTATTTCACCAAGCTATTTTTCATTTAATAATATAGCTTTATTTTTATTATTTATTCAATTATATACAGTATATAAAATTCTATTAGACAATCAATTTCAAACTACTGGTAAAATGTCAAGATTAAATTCTAGTCTATTATTATTATTAAGCACTATAATTTTTATGTGTTCAACAATTATTTATATTATTTTAAAATATTATACAACAGATGGTTTTGAATTATTGAAAGCTTAATTTACTTTAATAAATTTATATGTTAATCCATAACTAGTTTGTGTTTCCCAAATTCCTGATATTTTAAGAATAAATGAACAAACCGATTTATTGCCAATATCATTAAATATTTTAATGTTACCATTTTTAATTTGTTCGTATATTTTATATTGCGGTATTTTATCTATAGTTCGATATTTACCTAATATACTTTCTTCAATAATTTGTAATTTATCAAGTAAATCTTTATGTGATAATATATTGAAAAAACATCTATATTTAGAAAAATATTTTTCACAAGTTATATTATTTAATGTAATAACTATGTAAATTCCGTTTAATGTAATATTTTGAGTTGAATAAAGTATACGAATAAAATTTCCTTCAGTCATAATATTATTTTTTATAGCATCACATAGTATTACAGAATTATTATCATATTGATCAATTCTTTTTGCTATATTCATTAGCCTGATATATAAATAATATTGTTTTTAAGTTATATATTATAACGATTTATAAATAATATCTTTTAATTAAATATAATTTTATTTATAAATCTAATATATTGTTATATTATAATAATGTCTGACAAACTTGAAACATTTGTTTTTATTATGGTTTTTTATATTGTTCTCTCTTATATTATTGGACCATTATTATCTTATTATTTTATGGGTCGTACATTAACAGCCGCAGGTAATGGTTTTATTGTTGGTAGTATACTGTCGATTATTTTATGGTTGACAGTCGGATCTAAAATGGTAAAAAAATAATAAATAAAATTATGATGTTGATTATATAATTAAGTTTATAATTTAAATAAAGAATATATAATAACTATATTATGAAATTTTATGAAACCCATTTTGAAGAATATATTATAGAACATAACAGAACAAATTTACATCCAAAATTAGATAAAATATACAAAAAATTTCCAAAATTATTAACAGAATTTAAAAATTTAATTTTCTATGGTCCAAATGGAACAGGGAAATATACACAAATGTTAACATCTATAAAAAAATATAGCCCAACAGAATTAAAATATGAAAAAAAAATTAGTATAACATATAATAAACAACAATATTTTTTTAAAATAAGTGATATACATTATGAAATAGATATGTCTTTATTAGGGTGTAATTCAAAATTGCTTTGGCATGAAATTTATCAACAAATAATTGATATTATATCAGCAAAAACTGATAAGTCAGGAATAATTGTTTGTAAATATTTTCATGAAATACATAGCGAATTATTAGAAAATTTTTATAGTTATATGCAGCAAAATAACTCTATTACAGTAGATTTAAAATTTATTATATTAACAGAACAAATAAGTTTTATACCAGATAATATATTAAAATGTTGTGAAATTATTCATATACCTAGACCTACAAAAACAGCATATTTTAATTGTATAAAAAATAACTGTTTAAATAAATTAATCCATAAAGTTCCAGTAAAAACTCCAGCAAAATTATCAGTCAAATTAAAAGTAGAAAATATAACAAATATTAAGTTTCTTTATTTTTATAATGAGGATTTATTGCTTCAACATAAAATTATTTGTAATAAGATAATACACAATTTAATAAATATACAAGATCTACAATTTTTTAAATTTAGAGATATTCTGTATGATATATTTATATATAATCTTGATATATCAGACTGTATTTGGTATATTCTCTCTATACTTATTGAACAAAAAAAAATAAAAGAAGACAAATTATCTATTATTCTTACAAAGACCTATTGTTTTTTTCAATATTATAATAATAATTATAGACCAATTTATCATGTTGAAAATTATTTATTATATCTAGCTAAATTAATTCATAATCTATAAATATTTAATTTCTCCATGGAAGTGTCTGGCGACCACTTGTAAACGCAGTGATATTTCTGTTATAAAAATTGAAATTTTTTATATAAAGAGTTAAAGGTGCTGGAATAGTATTATTTGCTTGAGCAACAAAAGCAAAATTATTATAATAATTGGGAATACCACGACGGTAAAAAATCGCACTAGTATGAATAGCCATTTATATAATATAAGAATATTATATTTTGTATAAATTTCTACTTTATAAAATAAAAAATACAAGATGTTAATACTTAAAGTTTGAAGTTTTAATTATTAACATATGGATCAAAAATTAGCATATAAAATATTAGGAATAGAAAAAAATACGTATATATTTAATATATCTTTGGAATACTTAAAGAAACAATATAGAAAAATGGCATTAAAGCATCATCCTGATAAAAATGGAAATACACAAGAGTCTACATTAAAGTTCCAGCAAATAAATGAAGCTTATCAATGTTTAAAGAGAGAAATAATAATTTCAAATCAATATTGTAATACAGAAGACACAGAATATGAAACTACATCATCAGATTTAAATTCTTCTCTCTATTTTGATATCTTAAAAGAATTTATGAAAACAGTTTTTGAAGGAACATATAATGAAATATTATCTAAAGTAGTAAAGGATATTATTATAACTGGTAAGAAGATAACCGCAACACTTTTTGATGAGTTAGATAAAGATACTGTATTAAATATTTATAGTTTTCTCTCTAATCATCGTTTGTTACTTCATTTGAGTGAAGAGGTATTGGATATGATTAGAGGTATTGTAGTAAAAAAATATGACAATGTTCAAATATACAAATTAAATCCTAGCATAAATGATCTAATAAATAATAATGTTTATAAATTACATGTCAATGATGAATTATTTTTAGTTCCGTTATGGAATAATGAATCATATTATGATAGTTCAGGATGTGAAATAATTGTTATATGTGAACCAGAGCTACCGCATGATATTACAATTGATGAAGATAATAATATTTGTATTAATTATTCTATTTTGTTACGTGATGACTTATATAAATTAATACAAGAAAATGAAAAATTATATGTAACTATTGGAAGTAAAATATTTCCAATACTATTATCACAATTATATATGAAGAGTGAACAATTTTATATAATAAAGAATGAAGGTTTGCCAAAACCTCATATCGACATGTATGATATATCAGAAAAAACAGATATTATTGTTAAAATAATTTTATTATAAGTTATTATCCAGAAAAGGCTAGTTTTAAAAAATAATATAAATATAGATAGTTTTATTTTATATTATTATATTCCAAATAAGTATTTGTATTTACGTTCTGAAAAAAATTTATAATTTATTTATTTATTTTATATAAATTTCTAACTAACTAATTTATGCCTCTACCTTCTTTTTAGTGACAACCTTCTTCTTCTTGGGTTCCTCAGCAGCAGCTACAGGCGCTGTCACAGGAGTAGAAACAACTACTGGATCAGCAGGAGGAGAAGCAACTACTGGAACAGGTGTAGCAGCAGGTGGAGGAGGTAATTCATGCTCATCATCACTGTCATCAACAATTGTGCTAACAACTGCTCCATCAGGATCAACATCATCCTCAGGAGGAGGAAGAGCCTTGAGCTTTTCAACATCAGCAGCCTTAGGCTTCAAAAAGCAAACTCCCTCGGTAATAGTAGAGGTCTTTGGCTTCTGAACAATAGCCTGCTTCAAATTCCAAGTAATAGAAACCTTACCATTAATAAACCAGAGACCACCACACTGAAGAAGAGCAATTACATGGGTTCTATTCTTCAAGAAATCAAGTGGAGTTACGTGAGAAGCAGACTTTCCCTTAACATACAAAGGATTTCCTTCCTCATCATAAATTTCTGACTGCCAAACACCAGACCAACAAGGGATCTTAGCAGTAAGAGTAGGAGGCTTATTATAGTCTAGCTCTGCCTTACCTTTCTCAACCTTTGGATACTTTAGCATTGCGTTGAACTTCTCGTCCATAACTTCCATGCTCTTGATTTCCTTACCAAACCACTCCTTTGAATAAACCATAGCATCCTTTTTTACCTTATCTTCCAAATTTTTAATTGATGTGAGAAATGCCTCAGCATCTGGGTTAGAATATTCTGAATTAGGGAACTGAAGAGACATAGTCCACTTTCCAGTAAAATTGCCCTGTTGATCCTTACCCTCCTGAGCTCCCCATGTGAGGATCAAAGGAGTGCTAAATGTTAGTGATTCTCTAAAATTTTTATTCTGTAAATTTACAACCTTGCCGCCGGCCGCATGAGCCTTAGGAGCAGAGTATGAAAATACACTGGTATCAATATTAGTTCCGTCTAGAATTGCGCTTGCCATGTCTGATAGTATGATTTATATACTTGGCTTATCTTTAAATCAATTTTTTTTTTAAATATAAATGAAATTATGGTCTGGTCTATAACATTTTGTCATCATATTATGGTAAGAATTAATTTATAAATAATATAAAAAAACAGTTCAAAAAGAAAATATAAAGTATATATATAACATATATGATTGGGTTAAAGAAAAATAAAGGTGATGATATGACAGATGAGTATATGGATATAATTACAAAAAGAGCGATAAAGGTTATACCAGAAATTAAAAAGACAATCAAAGTAACTGATGACTGTATAAGTATTCCAACAATAAAAAATTATGATGATCTAACAAAATATAATTATAATATTACACAATTAAAAATAATAGCAAAGCACTATAAATTAAAAATTAGTGGAAATAAACCTCAATTAATTTCTCGTATTTTTTCTTACTTATATTTTTCGTCATATGCTATTAAAATTCAAAAAATTTTCAGAGGTATGATTGTAAAAAAATATAAATTAGTCCATGGTCCAGCAGCTATGAATAGAAAATTATGTAACAATGCTGAGGATTTTATTACTATGGAACCGGTTGAAGAAATAAATTTTCATCAATTTTTAAGCTACAAAGATTTAGACGGATTTATTTATGGTTTTGATATAATTTCTCTCCATAATTTATTTTTAAAATCAAAAGATAATGATCAAATAAAAAATCCTTATAATAGAAATACTATACCAGAAACAGCAATAAAAAATATAAAATCTGTTGTTAGACTTAGTCGAATTTTAAAAATATATGTGAATTTACATTATGAAGATGATAGCCAAAATGTTTCATCTGAAAAAGCAGTAGAATTAAGGACACTTGCTTTATTTCAAAACATAGATGCTTTAGGAAATTATTCCAGTCCTCAATGGTTTCTCTCTTTAAATAGAAATCAAATGATAAAAATGGTAAGAGAGCTTATAGAAATTTGGAATTACCGAGCTCAATTAACAAATGAAATTAAACGCGCAATTTGTCCTCCAAATGGTGATCCATTTAGAAACTTAAGTATTCAATATATTCATACAGAAGCAAATATAACAAATGTTAGAAAAGTAGTTTTAGAAATTCTGGAAAAATTAGTAAATAGCGGCACGGAAAAGGACAATAAAGCTTTAGGAGCTTATTATGTACTTGGCTGTTTAACATTAGTTAACCCAGAAGCTGCTACATCACTACCTTGGCTTTTTCAAAGTTTCTCATACTTTTAATTTAATGTAGGAAATATTTAAAATACTCCTATTATTTATATTATACCATATTATCGTAAGAATATATATTATTTGATTAAAATCACTTAAAAAGTAATTATTAGTATATAGTATAATAAGATGCCAAAGAAACCATCTACTAAGACCGTTGAGACTGAACAAGTCGTTGCTGCTCCTGCCCCTATTGTTGATAAGAAGGCTAAGAAGCCTAAGGCTGTCAAGCCTGTTGTTGATGTTGCTGCTCCTGTTCCTCTTGTTGAGCAGTCAGCTGATGTCACTGCCACTGTCACTGCTGCCACTGCTGCCGAGATTTCACTAGCTGAGCAGACTGTTGAGTTCCAGTCCAAGCTTCACCAAATTGGTGTTCTTCTTTCTGCTCTTAAGTCTGAGTTCAGATGTCTTGAAAAGAAGTGGACCCGAGATGTTAAGATTGCCCAGAAGCAGTCTAGCAAGAGAAAGCGTAAGGCTGGAAACCGTGCTCCTTCTGGATTTGTTAAGCCCACCAAGATTTCTGATGAGCTTGCTTCTTTTCTTGGAAAGGAGAAGGGAACTGAGATGGCTCGCACTGATGTGACCCGTGAGATCAATGCTTACATCCGCGCTAACAAGCTTCAGGATCAAGATAATGGTCGCAAGATCATTCCTGACACCAAGCTTGCTACCCTCTTAAAGCTTAAGAAGTCTGATGAGCTCACATACTTTAATCTCCAGAAGTATATGTCTCCTCACTTTGCTAAGGCTGTGAAGGATGCTGTTGCCGCTGCTGTTGTTGTTTAAATATACTTTAAAAAAATCATATACAACTTTAAAAAGTATATTAAAATTTATTAATAAATAAATTTAGAAAAAATATATACATATATATATAATTTATAATGGCTAGTACTAGAAGTATGTCTAAAAATAAAACGCATAAGCGTAAAATTTATAGAATGCGTGTTAAAAGTTCTCCTTGTCGCAAGTTGGGAAAGGCGACATGTAGAAGAAAATATGGATGTAAAACCGCAAGTGGAAGTAAGAGAACCTATTGCCGTAAAAGAATGAACCGTAGTGTTTACACCTTTTCTCATTTAAAACGCCCATTTTAAATGAGTATCTTATAAATAATTCTTCTTGATTTTTCGTGTATTATTTTTCTTGGATACATATTTTTCTGGTCTTTCATATGTCCCTTTAATTA